TACCCATACAAAGCCCGTAAGGGCAGGTATTGGTCGTTGGAAGACAACTGAACCTACTACCCGTGGCAGGGTAAAAGACATTAGGGATGCTTCCCTAGTCCCTATTCCCTCTGTAGGTCAGTCTCGAAGGGCGTAATTACCTATCTTGCCCGCAAGGGCTGGATAGAGTCCAGAGTTCCATAAGCCTGTAGGAGTTCTGGTTACAAGTTCCATCAGGTTCCCGGCCTAGTCGTGGGAAGGACTTCGATTCCTCCCACGACTAAAGCCGTGGGTTTCTTCTCGTGGAGGATCATGAGGCAAAAGAGTCCATCAAAAAATTGATAGACTATGCCCAAAATCATGGTGATCACCCAAAAACACCTGAAACAGAAATTGAAAATAAAACCACAAACGAAAGGGGCCTCCAATGAAGGGGATCTTGATTAAAGCAGCCAAAAATCTATATGACCTACTTCTGGGTAAGGATCCCGAGGAAGAAAAGACCGTCCAGGAGAAGATTCAAAGTGCTGTACAACGAGAGCTTGAGCTCGCAAACCTCAAGGAGACCACAGCTACCACAGCTATTTCCGCGGCACTGACCTACCGTAAGGAACTGGCCAAACTTGTTGCTCAGTCTCAAGAACTCCAAGTCCAGGCCCTCAAAGCCCAGAAAGCCGGAGAGGAAGACAAGGCCAAACGAATCCTCGCCCTGAGAATGGCTATTGATGAAAAGATAGCGGCCCAGACCGACCAATATCAAAAGTCGGATGCCGTAGCCAACAATGCTATCGTGGCTGCTAAAAAACAGTTCAAGAAAGCCCAAGATGCATCCCAAGACCTTCCGAGAAAAATCATGCAGCTTGAAGTTAATAGTATGATGGACAAAGCCATAGCCTTTGAGAAGGACACAGGTTGGAAAATGTCCGCTCAGGAGAGCTACAAGGCCTTGGCAGATTCCATCGATCTGAAAACTGCACAACTTACAGCCCGAGCTCTGATTGAGGATTCATCTCAATTAGGGCTGGATGAAGAGGTCGGGAATGTGATAAAAGAAGGGCGATTCGAAGAAGAGTACAAGAAGCTACAGCAGGACTCTGCTATAGTAAGGGATGCCGACTACACAGTCGTAGATAATGTGGCTACAACGGCTGCCAAACTTCTGGCCGAGCCGGCTTTTGGTGGTACTGTTCCAGGGCTTGAGGCTACCATTCCAAAGAAACTTACATGAGAATCAAACAGGCTATCACAGAGCTACAGAGGGCTCTGAAGAAGGTCGGAAATGTACGGATTCTAGTTGATACAGAGGCTGGAGAGTTCCCCTGTCACATGGTGGATGTAGACCACTTTACCGGCAGTGATGTATCAGAAAGTGGGGGAAAGGCCTACTGTCTTGTAACGTTAGATCCGGAAGTCATGTGTATGGTACATCCTGTGCCTCCTCGGGCACAACCTTCAGTAAGGAAACACAAAGTATGAGTATAGAAAGACATCCGAACTTTCATGCATGCCAGTTTGCAGCGGAAATAACAGCATCTTATTTCGATTGTCTGAGAAATGAGACAGCAAAACAAGAACACCCTGACGTCACGCGGGCCATCGTTGAATTCGTATCATAAATCGAAGCGAGAGTTGATGAAACAGTGGCCTCTAACACCACAAAAGCTGAGTGAATATTTATGTGCATGTGTTGTTCAGCAAAAGCACGGACTATCAAAAGGGATATCCTCCCAGGCTACAACCTCTTAAGGGCTACTGTAGATGTTGATGCATATTCCTCAGAGCTCTCAGTAATGACTCGTGAGGGCGTTGGACTCTCGTGGCCCAAGGGATGGTACGCCCTGCAGCGCTGGAATGACCCTGATATCATCTTTGAGCATAAACCAGCACCCGACCCACTTCAATTAGGAAAGCTCAACGCCAACACACATCCTAAAGAATTCGAAGCCTGGAAAAAATGGGCAGATAATGCTGAAATTACAGAAAAATCTCTAACGCTCCCTGCCGATGTGGGATACTTTTTCGTGAGAGCCTGTAAGAAGGCTGGATATCGAAATCGAGACGGAAGATTGTCGTTCTGGTTAGTTGATTACTTGGGACGACAGCTCAAGCGAAAGGCAAGGTCCGTATGACCCAAAGAGAAATGTTTGAAAAGTCCTTTCAGAGACCATGCAACTATTTTGAACTCTCTGGAGAAAGCCAGTGGGCCATCGATAAAGAATTGGGAATTCTAGACTGGGATGGAAAAGACCTGTCGAAAGCGGATAAGCTCAGATTCAAGAACCATTACAATAAGGAAAAAAGGCTTAAATGAAAACCCACAAGCTAAAGACTCTGCCGGAGTATTTCAAAGCCCTCAAGGAAGGCTCCAAACCTTTTGAAATACGCAAAAATGACACGGACTTCCAGGTGGGAGACGAGCTCACGCTGGCTGAATGGGACCCCATAGGAAAGAAAGAAACCGGTCACTACGTGGGCTGTCGAGTCACGTACGTCTTGGACAGCTCCTCATTTCCTGAAGGACTCAAAGACGGTTACGTAATAATGGGCACCCAAATAAAAGAAGTCTGGATCAACCCCAACCTCGTTCCTTATCCGGAAGTTTTCACCAGGGAGTCTTGGAAAATGGGTGCCGTGGGCGTGATGGGAGTTTGAATGGCAGGATTCCTCGATAGCTATGAGTGGGAAGATTGGGACTTAGCCGAGTATGCCCTCGGTGAATCTTTAGGCATTTTACCTAAGGGCGGTTTTCCTGTAACTCATAATTGGGTAGTAACTACTGATACTCCTATGGGGAGGTTGTTGGGTAAAATGCTTCGTGAACTTATTGATATAGGTTATTTAGAAACTGATGTAGATGATGACCTCCGCATCCGAAGATGCTCCAACTGGAAACTATCCCAATGAAACCTTTCATCCTATTGGTGGCTACTGTAGATGGATTATATGGGACGGCAACTCAAGAAAAAACAGATTCAAAAGGTTCACGGTGCCAGTAGACCTACTAAACCTACACCGAAAAGGTTGAACTCTATAGTCACCGTGAAATCAGAAAAAATAACTAAGAATATTTTCGCTATGGCAGACATAGAACATGTGTAACATCCTTGACGTAGCTAACGTCAGTGTGGCGGGATTCCTCGATACAAAAAATGACTATAACAATGAAATCTCTCATCATCCTCATCACCTTCCTGAGCGTAGCGTCCGCAGAGTGCTACCTCAAAGCAGTCATCACAGCCTCCGGGACCAAAGGACTGTTCAGGACCCCTTACACCGTCGTACGTACCATCCAAGATACCCCCCAACTCCTACAGATAGACGGCATCAACGCCGGTGCCCGTGGGGATACCGTCACCGTGCATACGGGATGTGGCGGGACGTGTGAAAGAGGATTTTGCTGGGAAATAAAATAGACTTATACCGTATGACCCTTCTGAAAGTAAAGGATAGTTAAAATGACCCTGGGACAACGCATGCTTTTAGCTATAGCTAAAGAGCACATCGAACAAAGCAATACATCAGGAGCTCTGGACATCCTTTCCGCCATCCTTAAAGGAGATGGAGGCCCTTCTTCAGACATCACCGTGTACATCCGTAAGGATCAGGGGGAAATCATTCTGGGTACTTCTGAAGAAGGTATCCAAGGCAAGTACTTTGGGCCTATGGTGGCTAACTCCTCTCGCTGCGAAGAAGAGTATGAAGTCGTACGTATGGCATCCCCCATATCCATTCAAATTCAACCACAAATCGTGATAGGATAGACTACCGTGGGCGGAGAAGTACTTCTTGTCTTGGAAAAGGGAGAGGTGCATAAGCTTAGAAGATTTTTCGACATCAATCCAACAGTCTTCATAGAAGGTGATGATGGTATCTATTCTGTGGAAGCACCTACAAAAGGCGACGGATGTTGGATCGAGTTCAGAGGAGGAAATAAAGTTCAGGTAGGCTACCAAATATTTGACTTATGCTCAGAATGGGCCTTGGCTGTAGCCTGTGGCATCAGGGATAATTTCAAAGTCTTAAAAGGTGGTTGGGACTCAGTTGGGTATTGCAAAGATTTTTTCACTACCCATCCATTCAGGGCCAAGATAAGAGTGCTGCAGAGATTCCTGAAAGAAAAACCCAATGCCGCTTCATTAGAATCCATAAAAGACTACAGAAAATACAAAAAAATGTATACCAAAAGAGTAGAAGAAATATTCAGAAGCGTATAAAGAAAGAGAGTGATCTATGGAACTTATGAAATCCCTGATCTGTGACTGGCATAATGCCTTCTTCACAGCAAATATTGTGTTCTGGATCATTTATCTGTTCATTACACTCGTCGGAGGCTCGGACGGGTCAGACGTAAGCCACGATACAGACATGGATGGACACTTATTCTCAGGACACGATGTTCATCACGATGTCAGTCATGACGGGCACCCCAACATTACCAGTAATTTCCTGAACTTTTTAGGTATCGGACGATGCCCCATGAGTATCGTCTTCATGATCATGGGCATAAGTTTTGGATTCACAGGACTTGTGTGCAATACCGTCTTTTCATTCTTACGAATCATTCCAGCAGGCCTCTACTTCTTTCTATCCGCAATCATAGCTCTGATAGTATCCATGATCATAACCAGCGCCTGCTCCCGGGTCGTAGCCAAGATAATGCCTAAGAAAGGAACCACAGCCATCGAACTCAGTAGTCTTGTAGGCCGATACGGAGAATCCTCAATCACCATAGACAGTAAAAGCGGCCGTGCTCGCGTCCAGGATCAGTATGGAACACTGCACAACATCTATTGCCGTATATCAAAAGATGATCAACCCATTCCACCTAACACAGAAATACTGATATTGCTTCGTGATGAAGAAAATGTCTTTGTTGTTACCAAAAAGCCCGGCTATCAAGCATAGGGCCCCTATATCCACATACCACATAAAAGGAGTCTTGGATGAAACTCAAAGTTTCTCTCACACTGATGCTGTTGACAGGTGTCGGAATCATCGCCCTGTCCATATTCGCAATCCCCGGAAATCTTTCCAAAATTATCTGGTCAGCAGTCGGATTGGGTATCATCGTCATCGCCGGCATAGGTCTTATCATCAGCACCCTCTATGTCAAAGCCAAAGGTAACCTCGCATATGTGAAAACCGGATCCGGGGGCCTGGAAGTCATCAAAGATAAAGGACGCATCATCATAGGCTTCCTGCATGAGATCATACCCGTGTCTCTGGAAACCATGAAGATTACCGTAGAACGAACCGGTAAGGAGTCACTGATAACCCTCGATAAGATGCGTGCGGAAGTCACCGCCGAGTTCTACATCCGCGTTAAAGCCGACGCAGATCAAGGAGATGGCAAGAAACCTATCTACGGAGGCATACAAACCGCAGCGAGAACTCTGGGTGATAAGATAGCATCCCGACGTAAAAATGATCAAGGAAGCGTCCTGGCAGCACAAACAGAAGCCGTCAAAGAACTCGAGAAGGAAAAGCTCATCGACGCCCTACGCACCGTAGCAGCCAAGATCAGCTTGGAAGATCTCAACCTGAAACGCGATGAGTTCAAGAAAGCCGTTATGGAAGTGGTCAAAGATGGCCTCGAACAAAACGGCCTCGAACTGGAAGACTGCACAATATCCTCTCTGGATCAGGCCCCCTCGGCCGTTCTGGATCCCAATAACTCCTTCGATGCTCAGGGTCTCAAGAACCTGCAACAAATCATCTCCCAAGCATCAGTGAAGACCAATGAACTGAGACGGACCGCGGAACTGCAGATCAAAAAGCAAGACGTAGAAACACGTAAAGCCATTCTTGATCAAGAGCAAGACCAGAAGTTCAAGGAAGCAGATCAGGCGAAACAAATCCGTGCCTATACCGCCGAACAGAACAGAGTAGGATCCATGGCGGAAATAGCCTCCCAGGAAGAAGTAGCCAAAAGAGGTATCGCCAAAGACCAAGCCATCGAAACAGAGACCGTCCTTAAAACCCAAAAGGTCCAAATGGCAGTGGTTGAACAGACCAGAGCCGTTCAGACCGCGACTATTGAACAACAGAAATCCACAGAACTTGCGGACCGGTCAAAACAGATTGCTATAGCCCAAAAAGACGCCGAACGGGCTACGGTAGACCAAAAACGTGCAGAGGCCGAAGCCCTAGCCGAAAAAGCCCGCCAAAACATCGAAACGGTCAAAGTCACTGAGACGGCCGAACGTCAGAAAAGTAAGCTCGTCATCGACAAACAGGCGCAAATCGAGCAATCACGCCAGGAAGAGCAGATGAAGGCCGACGTCAAGGCCTACACAACCGAGAAGGAAGCCCAGGGACGTAAGCAAGCTGCTGAAGCCGATTATCAAGCCCGGGTCAAAGCTGCTCAGGCCGATAAGGAAGCCGCCATGATGATTGCCGAAGGTTCCCGGGCATCAGCTATGGTACCTGTCGAGGTCGCTCAGAAACAGGTTGAAGTCGATACCGCCCGAATAGCCAACGTTCTCAAACCCGAGCTCGAAGCCAAGTCCAATCACCAGAAGGTGTCAGTGGAATTGGAACTCGGGAAGCTGCAGATCGTGGCTCAACAGACTATTGGTGTCGAGTTCGCCAAAGCTATGGGTAGCATGACCTCCAAGGCCAACATGACCATCTTCGGAGATCCCAGTACCCTCGCCACTATGTTTGAAAAGTTCTCCAAGGGCATGGGAATGGGGAAGATGGTAGAGGGCTTCCTACATAACCCTGAGGCTGTATCGGCCATTCAGGGGCTCGTAGAGAAGGCTGGAGGAACTGTGGGCGGAATCGTGGACCGTCTCCTTCCCAAAAAGGATCCGACATCTGATAAGAAGTAGTCGTTTCCCCTGTATAATACAGACATGCTCACAAAGATAACGACCTACTGTACCATGGGCTGTACGCACTGCTTGGAAGATGCGACAGTCCATGGTACGCATATGTCTGAGGAAACCTTCATAGCTGCTCTTGATTTCATCACGAAACACGACCTAAAGTTCATTCTGATCAGCGGAGGAGAACCTACCGACCATCCTTTCTATGAGCGTTTCATAGGCCTGATACCTCCTGGAATAAAGGCCATCGTTCTGAGCAACGGCCTGTTCACTCTTGATGAACGGCGTCGTTTCTTGAACATGCCTGTTGATTATCAGATCATCAATGACCCTGCCTATTACCCAAAGATGGTTCCTCGAATAGAACAGGAAAACGTCCTGTACGATAATAAGGTCTTTGGAAACATCTACCCATTAGGACGTGCAAAAACTAATGGTCTCGAAGCTACTCGTCAGAGTCCCTCCTGTTACAACTTTAGGGCCCTGGTAAAGAATAGAAGAGACTTCATTGAGGGACTTTTGACTCTCAGAACTATGGGTAAAATGTGTAGTCCTTCTATTGATGTGGAAGGGAACCTACTTGCCGGGGAATGTAGATTCTGTTCCAAGGTCGGGACAGTCTGGGATTCAAATATACGACTCACACAAAACTGCCTAGACCTCAAGTGCAATCGCTGTGGACTGTTCGATAATCTCAGCCCAGCACTTAGAGCTCAGCTCAGTTGCTAAAGAAGCGAATGTGAAAGCAAAGCCATTCACGCCATTCACGCACATTAAACATATCTACAATGGGATTGTTAAGACCATTGAGTATTCCAAGGTTCATAGAAGGCACTCATTGGAAACTCCCCGAGTATTCCTAAAAGAGTTCTGCACCCTACGTCTGTCTCTACCACGTAGACTTGGTAACACCACCCTGTGTTGGATGCTAATGGAACGCTATAAGAATGCGTTATGCGTAACATTAAATCAGGACCTGCTCAATCAGATACTAGCGGGAAATCCTCGTAAGTACGATGGTGTATACCTAACATGGAATCAGGTTATCAGAGAAACAAGGATGTCTAAATTAGATTTAGTGGTTGTAGATTGCGCTTCACTTGTGGAGCGCCTGGACGATATCTACGAAAGCACTCAAGCATCTTTCTATGTTTTTATTTCATAGGAGTACGAAAATGTCAAGAGTATGTCACGAGTGCGGATACAACGTCCAAAATCCGTTTCATGCGGTCAGCGGAGTGGTTCGAAATGGTTCCCGCACAGCCTACACGAATATGGAAGTGAGTCTCTGTGATACAGAATACGGCGTAATCAAACCATTTCTGCTGAATGAAGCCCCCGAAGGAACATGCTTTGGGGTGGATGGAGTGACCGGTTCTCTTGGGGGTTCTCGAACAGCGTTCAACTGACAGGGGCTTACGAGAAGCACGGTACGTGGCAATACCTCAGCATGGAAGATGCCAAAAAACTACTGCCAAAAACTGCAAGAGATTTATTGAACGAGCCGGAATGGTTTGAGAATACAGACAATACCTGGAAGGAAGCCTCTTGGGTCAAATAAAAGAACAACCTGTATGTCTACAGACGAACACATATGTGCAAAAATCAAAATATGGGGAAGCCTCTTTTTAATAAAACCAGATAACTACTTGTACGGCACAATAGGATTAGGGGTGGCCTTAGAAGCAGGAAGATTGGAGCGATAAGGAGATACATGGAAGCAAAACCTTTTGTGAAATGGGCCGGCGGTAAGGGCAGACTTCTGGAACAATACGACCGATTCTTCCCAACAGAACTCAAAAAGGGCACCATAAAAACCTACGTGGAACCCTTCGTAGGAGGAGGAGCCGTCTTCTTTCATATCGTTCAGAAATATCACATTGGAAAGGCTGTTTTATGTGACATTAATCAGGACCTGTGTAACACCTACAGCATCCTTCAAAGACAGCCCGAACTACTCATCAATATTCTTAAAGATATCCAAGAGGCCTATTGGGCCAAAAACGACGCGGCTCGTGTAGCGTATTTCAATCTGATGCGCAGACGGTACAATACGCCATCCGTATCGTATACGGATAGAGCAGCCCTTTTTGTCTTCCTCAACAAAACCTGTTACAATGGTTTGTATCGAACCAACAGCCGCGGGGAATTCAATGCCCCTATAGGACGGTACGTCCAACCCCGCATACTGGATGCAACCAACTTTCGATTGGTATGCGAGGTCCTGAAAAAAACCGAGATCTTATGTGGAGACTTCGCAAATGTTTCCCAACACGTAGATGCGGATAGCTTTGTATACTTTGACCCTCCCTACAGACCCATTAGTAAAACATCTTCCTTTAGCTCTTTCGATAAGGCAGGATTCGGGAATTCTGAGCAGGAGCGGCTGGGACAGTTCTTCAGAGACCTGGATCTTACCGGGGCCAAGCTCATGCTCAGCAACTCCAATCCAAAAGTTGTGAATCCTCATGACAATTTCTTTGACCGGCTCTTCAAGGGCTTCAAAATACGGAAGGTTTTGGCTCATCGATTCATCAACAGTGCCGGCGGAAAACGTGGGAAGATATCGGAGCTCTTAATCACGAATTATTAGCACATCATTCATAAGGAGTATTGGGATGAAGTATCTAGCTATTCTTCTGCTGTCAGTCAGTCTATCGTATGCCGGGCCAGAAGTCACAGTGGATCTATCCAAGCTTTCATCAGAGGCCCGGGATGCCGTGCTGAAAACTGTGAACAATCAGCCCAAATCATCTTTTGATTCCCTGGTTGGTAAGGCTGTTACCGACCCAACAGTGGTAGTTGGATGGGCTAAGGACATAGGTTTGGCGGTAGCCGAGGTCTGCAAAGCCCTCAATGTCCAGGTCAATGAGTTCTCAAAAACTCGAGTAGGTGTTCTGATTACCGGACTCATCATATGGAAAGTGGCCGGTAAGGACATAATGTCTATTGTCGGATCGTGCGTGATAATGTTGATTTTTCTCCCCATATGGCTATGGTCTTACCGTCATTTCCATATGCGAGAACGCATCGTTACAAAAGTTGAGGTACGAGGTAAAAAAGAAGTCCCTATTGAAGTAGGGTATATTTCCAGGTACGAGTTCAGGTCATCGGATGCTAGAGTAGCATCTGCTTGCGTCCATGTCGGATTATTGTTGGGTCTCATGCTTATTGTCGGTGTCATAGGTTGCTAAAAGGACAAGGAGTATTTCTTGATGACTGATACTGTGTCAAAACTCAAGGAATTGTTAGAGGGGCGTAAGGTCTTAGCTGTTAATGAGTCCCCACAAAGGGACTCTATCTGTGAATTGGTGGTGGAGAACCTGGATAAAGACTGTTCAAGTTTCATCCTATTTGCCACTGATTTGGGATCATGGATAGGGAATGAAAGGGAGGGGGGTCTATTCAAAAATGTACGGGATCTGTTTGACGAAGTCTTTGAGCACAGTACAAAGACTCACAGTGTGACAGACGAGGATATCTACGAAGCACATGAAGACACAATGCAGCGCACGTTAGGATTTCGATGCAAGAAGTGTCAGGAGCTGTTTTTGGTGGGTCTGACGACTGCTAAGGATTCTGAATATGCGGAGTTCTTCCAGACCCCAGAAGACCGCAGAAAGCTGGCTAAGGTAGTAGGGGATACGTATATCTTGAATGTAGCAACCCTAAAAGAGTGTATGGTCTGGTATGAATAAAGACGAAGTTAAAAGTTTGTTTGAAAGACATACTAAAAAGAACTACAAGAAAAGTGGTACTTTCCTTTATAGGTTCCCTTCTGAAAACGAAACAGTTCTGACCATAGTTGCGGGAAAGCTTGAGGCTTTGAAAACTGCGGTATTCGGTGAGTCTGTTGTACTCCGTAATATATCTCTCGGTAGCTCAGCCGAAACATACATCATTGATCTAGTAGTTTTTGCAAAAAGATACGACCTGATTGAAAAAAGTGTGACTGTTGACAAAGTCTTATGGAAATATTGCGAAGCAATAGGCAAAGTTGAAGCCTTCTGTTATCATGGAAAAACGATAGAGTTTGTTGCTCCTTGGGGGGAGAAAATGTTGTGTGAAGACGGGGATTACATAGCCAGGCCCTTGGGCGGTTCCCCCGAAGATATTTATAGAATTGAAAAGCAAACATTCAATCAGACTTATACGGAGATAGTAACCTAAAAGGAAATCTGTACCATGGCCTGCTCAAATATTTACAATTTGAAACTCCACGAGACGATAGAAGTCAATCTTGGAATTGCGTATGGTTATGTCATCATTATCAGAGTCCCTGGAGGATGGATCTACAAGATGCATGGTTCCGGATGCTTTGTTCCATATACAGAAGCAGACAAAGCACTCATCCAAATCTAAAGACAGGGAAATGTGTATGAATCAGAATCAACTAAATAGACTTTTGGACAAGCCCTATTGGCCTCCAAATCTCGAAGCCGATCGAATCTACGTCACGACGCACGACGACCACGACGGAGAGCCCTTGACTGGCTACCTTTTGATATCTGTAGACCACATGGGAGACGCCTATATTAGCGTACACGGTGAGAGATTACGATTTAGGACGAAGGGCGGAGGTGGCAAATTTTCAAAGATAAGATCTGCGTTAGTACTACTCGCTGAAGCCATCCGACAAGAAGGTGAAGATCCCTTTCAGGATCGTAAGGACCCTCCCGAGCAGTACGTTGAGCAGGAAACGAGAATGTGCGAGTATTGCGACAGCTGTCCTTTGCAGTCACCCTGTGCACTTGAGCCGGAGCGTCCGCCTTGTGCCTCCTCCAGATTTGAGGAAGCTGCCAACGCCAACAGAGATTATACGGCCGCATTAATTGATTTAGAACATTTGGCACAGAATTTTGATGTGTATAAAAAAGCAAACGACTCTCGCATTTTGCGTGAGGTTATCCAGCGCCTCGCACAACATTTCGTGACGAGGAAATCATAAAATGGACTACATAGCAAAAATGAAAATTGATGGGACAACCGTCTGTAAAAAAGTATCCCGGGAAGAGGCATTCAAAATTATTCAGCCCTACCCGCAAGTGATGGTAGATTGTTTCGATGAGCACGGACATTATGGAAGTTTCGGATGCGTGTTCGCAACACAAGTTCAACTTAACCGTCAAATCGAGTATCACCATGAAGAAAAAACAACCGGCAGAAAAACCATCGGTAAAGAAGAAGATAAACTATTACTGGCAGGACCCAGCCCTGGATGAACTCAAAGACAGGAGAAGATCCGTATCAGATCCTGCTTCTTTTGTCCTGCATAAATCTGTTAGTGCCAGAAAACATTCTCGGAGCTCGGAGGACTGATGGCCACTTTAATCAATGTTGCAGATATCGTGGAAGAGAACGGCAGGACCAATAGGGAAAACAACCTGGAGGAAATCCACGATATCCCTATCGGAACCCTTGTTGAGGTGAAATACGATAAGTGGCATTCTGGGGGTGCATGTGAAAAAATTCATGCCCGTTTATGGGTGGTGAGCCATGACCGGGACTGTGATGGTACTCCGCTCTATTCTCTGAGTCCTCACAAAACCGATACGTTCGAAGGAGCACGAATAGTTCTTCCTTCTGGTTTTTGGGGTACAGGAACCTTCGACGATCAGAAAACTATCCTAAACCTGAATGTGACCAAAGACATACTCAACAGCATATCGTCAGGATTTGCCAGAGAAGCCCTGACCCCCGTTGAAGTAACAAAAGAGCTTGAGGACGGTGTAGGCGCTTTGAGGTGGGAGAGTTAAATCATGACCAAAACATTTGCGATAGGTATTGACTGTGAAACTGGGGGTTTGGACCCCGAGAAACACGCCCTGCTCTCTATTGGCTATGCCTTGGTCGACAAGTCTTTCAGGGTCATTAGCTGTGGAGATTTCTTCGTTAAAGCTAACCCCAAGCGGGTCATCCCAGCGGCCCTTCAGGTTAACGGCATCGACATGAAGACGCATAATCAAAGAGCTCAGCACAAAAAGACCGTAGCCCGCGCACTCCAGAACATCATCACACTCCATTTTGGAGACAAGCCAGCCAAAATCTTTGGACAGAACGTACCCTTCGACGTAAGCTTTCTTAATAAACTCAGCGTAGACACGGGCTATAAATTCAAATTCGATTACGGATACATAGACACACAGGCATTCACCCGGGTCCTTAAAGCTCTAGGGGAGCTACCTGTAGAGAATTGCAAGCTCACGACCTTGTGTAAGTACTTCAAAATACGAATAGGAAAAGCTCACACAGGACTCTCCGACATTCTCAGGACTGCAGCACTCCTACGCAAATTCAAAAGGTCTCTGGTTTTAGACCTAAGTCCACTGAGCTAAGGGGTAAATATGACTATAACGATTTCTGACAAGACCGCGGATTTCTTGGCTAAGTTCTCTGCCCTACTAGAGGCTCAAAACAACCAAGGTACTGCATCCCCGTTTTTCTATGTGGTACGAGGTACCAAGAAGATCGCAGCTCCTGCAGGCCAAACCGGTGACACCCGATACTACTACCAGGATACTTCATTTACCGAGGCGGAGCTAGAAAAGTACTGTCAAGAAAATGGGGAGGACTACGAACACGTTAAGGCTACCTGTATCTCTTATGATCTTCAAGAGGTCGACGAGCACGTAAACGTATTCTTTACGATCGAAGGATATCACGAGCATATCAAGCTTAACGGGCATAATTACCGGAATTACGAGTCATACGGGTCCTATCTTTTGCATGCTTTTCGGAACCCTGAAATAGCCTCATTGTTAGAGGCCATTAAAGAGGTAGGACGAGAACTCAAGAATGTAGGATCATGAAGGTATATAACAGACCTCCGGTGTCGTATCAAAGGGCCCTTCAGTGTATCTTACCAGAAATTGATATGGTGTGTAAAAGTATGTTGCTGCCTAATCCTCAAATAAAAGCCGTTAGAGACTTTAGATCCTTAGGAGGATATGAACCTGACTCCTACCTAACGCACCCTTTAATTGTAATCAATTTGGATCGATTACCCTTCTCACTACTCAAGAAAGGAGTGGACCTTAAAAGAATATTGAGTATGATTGTCTTGCACGAACTAGGACATGCATACCTAGATAGCCAAGGGGTTCCTTTGCCTCATGACGAAAAGAACATATACCATTTTTGGATAAAGTATTCCGAGACTAACTCAGTAGACCTTACGGTCTTGAAAGCAAACATAATTGTTAAACTGTCGTCATAAGAGGTCAAACAGATATGTGGCCAGACTGCAAACATTGCAATTCCCCTGCCCGTAACAACCCTAAGACATGCCGTGCCAAAGGCAAAAAATTGGGCACCATGAAGGATTCCACAGGCAAGATCCCTGAGGTGAGTTCCCATATGGAGGCTCTGCAGCTCATCAAACAGGTCAGCGAGGACAAAAGAAGTCACTTCATGCTAGAAGATCTGTGTGACTGGCTGGAGCTCAAGATAAAAATAATGGGCACTCTTGCCGGCAGGGGTCTTAAATTGAGGAAGATATGTTAGGGGTAGGATAGTCTGGCATACAAATTTCGAATTTCCCCCGTATAATAAAAGTGAATGCAGATCTTGACACGAATCCTTTTTAGTGGTATATTAATCTCTGCCAGGCTATATTCGAGGGTAAAATAGACTTAAGGACGCCATATCAGGTAACCCAAGGAGAAGATATGATACAAAACGAAATCGACTTCTGCAGAAAAATTGTTGACCTTGCTGATGCAATCAAATTCCATACCTATTCCGTTCCTGCCGTGACCAAATCCAAACTGAATCCCAAGGGTAAAAAGGCAAAGCAGAAGGTTTTTCCGGCCTACCGTGCAATTCTCCAACCTGATGGACTTACCTTGTTGCCCCAGCAATATCGTAACGAGAACGTCTTAGAACATGCCTACGCCCTTCAATACCGAAACTGTCCAGCCGATACCTCAGAATCCCGAGCAATCTACGGCTCAGATATCCGATTGGAAGTTCGAAAGAAGAAAGAGATCTGGGTCCGAAATCTTGAAACTCCGCTACTCAATAGCATAGTCTCTTCAGAACTCAGGACCATCAAAAATGCCCTAGCTCTGAGTTCTAAACGGATCCTGGAATTCTACCAAAAACGAATGGATGAGTTCACCAATAGGGACCAGAACGGCAACACCCTAGACGATAACGAAGACATCGTATGCGGAATCTTCCTACACATAGACTGTTCAATCCTTGGTTACGAACATTGGTACGAGATCCCCGGTGTACTTTCCGCTTCAGATACAGCCGAAATCATGAGGATCACCAACGAAGTTGGTGAAAAGAAGAAAGAGGCCGCATTTTTGGCCGTACCTGGGGAAGAATGCTATTCACTAGTCAAAAGTCTTCTCAATACGGTTGCATCCGGGGATGAGTCCTCAGACAACCAGTTTCAGGATTTTGATTTGGCCGCACGACACAAATCATTCTCGTTAACGTCAGACGATAGACGAATCGTCGCTTTCTATTGGTCAAAAACGATGAACATGCTCCGTGTTTCTATTCCCAAGACAAAAGGAGAATATTTCTTCAGAGTTGTGCCGTGCGGTGATTTCAGTCCTATGAATGCCCAAATGTTTATTGATAACCAAAAAGCATTCAGGGGCAAGTTTGATACCCAAGAGAAAGCCGAAAGTGGGGTATCAGAAGAGGACGATAATATCGAAATTATGCCTGACGAGCCTATTGATGGGTACGATAAAAAGATCTACAACATGGCCCAACAGGCCCCCTCGGGAATCACCTCGTTCGATATAACCCTTATGCACCGGGAATCCCATGGACAGACAAATGTCTCAGAACTATCCAGACTCTACAGAAGTTCGTTCTGCCGGCAACTCAAACGTATCGAGGCGGTCTCGGAAGAAGTCACAAAAAAATACAAGTGCACTTGGGAACCCCAGATATGGTCCGCACTGAATACCATCTACTCTCGGTGTGAAAAACGATATCTCAATATCATCGGGCAGATTTTTATGAAGTTATGGTCCGGAAGCTACAGAGGAATAGCTTCCCTTAAAGAACTTTTTATTGACGGAATACAATACAACATTCGCAATTCGGAAGGGCCTGGTGAATACGCCCTTCGTGTGGCGTACTTATTCTTGAAAAAACTCAACACAACGGAGGAGCAGATGGATGAAAAATCTTACCGTCTAGGAGAACTCTGTGCCGAGTTCTGCTGGCCCTTGATCTATCAGATCGGAAGTTTTGATAAGCAGTATTCAGGGTACATCACAAGGAAAGTCAAAAGTGTTGATGAGGTCACTGAGTTCATTGTTTTCTCCGAGGGAAAACTGATCCTGCATGCAGGTGAAATGATGTATGCCACTGGAAAAGGAGGTCAATTTCCTATCGGAGTAGTTCCAGATACAAGCTACTACGCACTGGAAGCTCGAAAGCTCATCAAGGAAGGAATCGAAAAGTTTGATGCGCTTTCCTTTGCCGACGGATACTACTTCATGCGTGGTAACAAATTGTACACTTCCAAAAAAGGAGGCCAGAGTGAAGAATCAAGAGGTTAAGCAGGTCGAGGTCGAGACCAATGGCGTTAAGAGGGCGGATCTTCTGATTCTGTGGACCAGCAGAAATTGCATCGTGAACGGTGATCCCTGGACAGGAGAGCAGCGCTATGATGAAGCCACAGGCAGACCTCTGTGCTCTGATGTCAGGCTTAAGGCCTTCGCCAGATGGTATGCAGACCACATACACCTTTTCGAACCCGGCCATCCTGCTCTGGATGTGTTTTTCAAGGATTTCACGCAGAGTGATATAGCTCTAGCCAGGGCCGAGAAAGAAGGGGCATCAGGAGCTTCCGTTCGGGTGCGTATGCTCAAGGCCAAGTACAAACCGGAAGAGGACTTGAAGACTCTGGTTCTCAAGTGCCTCGATTCTCGTGGTTTCGGAAACGTCGTCACGGAGAAGAAGACTCCGGTGCATCTCACAGGCCCGATCCAGTTCGAGCAGCTCAATCCGACTCTGCATCAAGTGAAGCTGATGGAAAACCAGAATACCTGTCATCTTCCATCAGATATCAAGAACAATGCAGGAGCAATAGCCACCAGCAGCCTGGTTCCCTTCAGCATCAACCAAGTGGTCGGCGGGGTCTATTCAATCCTCGCTCTCGAAACCGGCCTGACGGAAGATGATGTCATCCTCATTCTTCGGTGCCTGTGGCGGGGAATAAACTGTTACAAGAGCCGGAGCAAGATGGGGCAGAATTCAAGACTGATCTTGAAGATCAACTATCAAGATCTGGCAACAGCAACCGCCGATCTGAATACCTTGGTCACACTCAAGAATTCAGAAGACAAAGGCCTTCGCAGAATAGACCAAGCCGTATGGGATTTTTCGAGGCTGGACAATCTCATGAAGGACCCCAATGTCGTAACGGTTGAGTATCGTGCGGATTCCTTCATGAAGCCGGTACTCCTGGGTGCCATCTCGAAAGATACGGTTTCTAAAATGGTCGAGTTGCAAGGTCTCTGGTAAGAAAAGAGAAGGTAAAGACCTTACACGGAAAAACGTGTAGGGTCTTACCAACTCATAGGAGTACTCGGTCAATTACCACCAGCACAAGGCTGGAGGCTTGTCCTTCCAAATTTCGTCCAGAGAACGATGACTCTAATGAGTCATAACGGAGGACTATAAGCCAATTGACTGTGGCTCATTATCATACAGCATGCTGTATGATAATCACTTGTACTCAGAACTCTGTGAGTACTCGCTACAGTTCCTAAGATACATTATGGAAGAGAGCACGAGTCATTACTCGCTTCCTCCGCCACCACAAGGGTAGCGGTTTCCGCTCGTGAGGTTTTATGAAAGCCGTAACCATACGAATTTCTGGTAGCCGGGCGCATTTCAAGCGGCCAAATACCAACAACAATCCATGTACTTATGCCGTTATTCACAAACCAGCGCTTTTTGGAATCATGGGCGCTGTCTGTGGAATTCAGAGGGCAGAAATGGCATCCCTCTATCCTAAGCTGTGCAGTGAAAATAAATCTGACGGCATAAAGATGGCCCTTCGAGTTCTAAATCCTATTTCAAAAGAGGCACATGGATTCACAAAACGAAATGTCACTCCAGTTCCTGAGCGCCAAGGGGATTTGAAGGGCTTTAAGAACAATTCCCGTGGCAGAAGGTTCTGTGAAGTCCTTCGAGATCCTTCTTATGAGGTCACACTGGGATCTCAGAATCCTCAATTCGTTGAGATATTATCGACCTTCAAAAATCAGATACTAGCCAATAGGTCGATTTATCCACACTACCTCGGCAGTATTAACTGCATGTGTCAGCTGGCCTTCATATCGGACTCAGAAGTATCGGAAGAAAAAAACGGTGAGTTCTCTACCCGACACATTGTTACGAAAACAGGCCATGAAATTTCTGACACAGGAGATATGGATATTCTGTGTGAGAATATCCCGATCGCAGAAGATGCCAATAGGAGATACACAGCCACTGCCGATGTCTATTGTTTCTGGGAAGGCCTACTGGACGTAAAAGGTTCTTATCAGACCATTTCCAACCAAACCGGAGATGCCACAGCATGTTTCATCTAAGCTCCTATACGCTCAACTGCATCTCGCACCCAGGCAAAAAACTCCTTCGTCATTCACAAGGTACGACGAAGGGACTCCTTGATCTATTGCCCAAAATAGCACGCCACTTAAAAAAAGTTGCTGCTGTGGTGGGCAATTTTCATGATACAGGAAAATTCCTTAATCGATATTTTCAGGACAAGCTTAGAGGAATCCTTTATAAAGACAAGTACACACATCACTCCTACCTATCCATGATGTCCCTTTTGGGTTTTTTGCTTCCCGGTAATCATCAATACCGCTCCTACAGGGATATGGTAATAGCCCTGATATGCATCATTAAACACCACGGAGGCATTCCGAATCTGGATAAACTAATCAACGACAAAGAACTAAAACAAATGCGGGATTACATCACAGAAGTCCAGTCAAAAGGACTTCTTCCAGATATAACGGAATTCAGGCATCAAATAGGATTCGATGGAGACACGAAGCCTGTGTCAGAAATCAAGGACAGCTTGATACGATGTATTTTTTCTAGGGCAGATAAAATAAACAGCATTTTTACTCGAATCAGCGAGGAAGATCGATTGGGATTTTGGCTTGATTTGAGAATGGTGTTCTCCTGCTTGGTGGCTGCGGACAAGCAGGATGCAGGAGATCACAAACTTGATATAAATGACAAATTCCTTCGAAAGAAATTTCATAAAGGTATTAAGGCTTACATTGATAATCTTTCTAAAGTAGTAGCGAAAACGGAGAACGCTAGGAAACTGAACCTTATCCGAACCGAGATGAGAAAAGTGGCGGTACAGAACCTGATAGAAGTCGTAGCCGCCAATCCTGATAGGCGTCTATTTCAGCTCACATACCCGACAGGAGCGGGAAAAACGGTCATTCTGTACTGCTGTGGCTCGGTGATTCAACTGAAGAAAGGTTCCCGAAGAATAATATATTCCGTACCTTTTCTTTCTATAACGGATCAGGTTGCTACCATCATAGAGGAAATCTTCCCAAACGAGGAAGATAACATTCAGCGCATTGATTCCAAGGCCCAACCGGATGAAGATTTGGACTATGACCTGACATCAAGCGGTGATGATGTATCACCCTTGATGGAGGCGCTAAAAAAGTTCATAAAAAACTTCATAAAGTTTACACTTAAAAAAGATATCAGTGACATCTCCGCAAACAAAATTCTTAAACAAGAACTCCAGGAGATTTGCTTCTCTTACCCATTGATCACAACTACATTCGTGCAGATGTTCCAAACTCTGACTACAGCCTCCAACCGTGGACTGATGAGATACAACGGGCTCTCTGGGTGTATATTTCTGATAGATGAAATTCAGGCCCTCCCACCGAGGCTCTACAACTTTTTAGTGGCACTTCTGGATGCCTTCTGCCGGCGCTTTGATAGCTATGCAGTTATATCATCCGCAACAATGCCTTATTTCGATATACCGACGAAGTCAAAAGAAGGCCAGAAAATGTTTCCTGGCTACATGCCCCCTATCGAAATAGGAGACATCAGCTACTTTGATGACCCCATCTTCAATCGGTATGATATCGTCGGTATAAAGACCAAGATGACCGTCGATAGTATTGCAGAGAAAATCCGCAAAGAGGAAAAATCCACTCTAGTGATATTGAACACGAAGAAGGATGCCAAAAGAGTCTATAAAAGAGTCAAAAAGACCGGAGAGGATGCAATTCTGCTTACAAGTTTGAATTGTGACCGGCAGGATATTTTAGACCTGTGTCAAAAAAAGTTAGATAACCATGAGCGCTTCTTTCTCATATCTACAAATCTCATAGAAGCTGGTGTGGATATCGACTTCTGCACAGTATATCGAGAAATAGCCCCCCTGCCGAATATCATTCAGAGCGCAGGTCGAGGTAATAGAAATGGCAATCTCTACCCAGATAGAGCAACCATTTATGTTTTTGATTTGATCGACGACAAGGGACGATCCCGATCAAAGTGTATATACAATGGCGATGTCGATGGACCATCCTTAGAATATGCTAAAAAAATATTCCTTCTATCCGACAGGATTGCCACACCTGAATTAGAACTCCTGTCCCTTCAAAAGGCTTTCTTTATGGAACAGGGAGAAAATCTCTATTTTGGAACTTGGGATTTCTCGATGCCTATCGAGGATGAGGAAGAAGATGAAGAAGAATACAAAACAAAACCAAAAAGGATGAACTTCGTAGATCTCATCAATGGATTCCAGTATGGAGACATTGGAAGATTTAGGCTGATTCCTGAATGCCGCTACGGAGCGCAGGTTCAATTCTATGTTCCAGAATCGGACGAGGATAAGAGATTTGAGAAGTTGGTGGAGTATCAGGCCGCGATTCAACAATCGGAAGAAGAGGACGTCCCTATTAAGACAAGGCTGGCTAATAAAAGGAAACTCCATCTACACCTTCGGGAAATGATGCCTCGGGTAGTTCAGATGAATCTTGGCGAAAAGGACCCTCCTCTTTCAGAGTTAGCAGAGTATGAAGGTATGGTGAGCCATTTGTATAAACTAAAGCTGAAATACTACAGTAAGGAATACGGTATAACCTGGGAGGAACAACAATGAAAGCATTTATTGTCGAGGGCGTCACATTAGGAGAAGACAGTTATACCAAGCATCAGCAGATTGCCGACCTGATTGATAGCAAAAATACTCGATTCCATGAAAGAGAAGACGGTTCCATCGTTCTTCTCTCAGAAACAATGCCTGAGGGATCCAAATACACGGCCGTTGGAATGTCTTATTCTAAGGGTGAGATTCTTTCTTTCTCTATCAGAGCTTGTGTCTCAAAACGGTCAGGGGATAAAGAAATTCCAATAACCAATATGACAGAGATAGTCAATTGGATAACCAGAAAGGCCAGAGAAAATGGTTTTGTTATCAACTTTTTTGACAATATTGAAGGCCCTTGTGTCAGAGATGTGACCAAGCCTGGATTTGTTTTCAAAATCAGTACCGTAGATTTTGCCGGCAACCTTACAGTCCTTGACAAGGACTTATTCGACCGGGCCTTGAGAACCGGCATTGGAAGAAAAAAAGCTTTTGGCTGTGGAGTTCTCTGTGTTACGCGTAGTACAGATGTTTGATTTCCCGCCCACGCGGGAGTTTAATAATGAGACGCACTACTGTGCAGGAAGATCTTTCCCGCGTGACGCGGGAGTTGAATGTATAGAGTGTCGAGAACAGATGCAGCGTCATGATCTTTCCCGCATCACGCGGGGGTTGAATTAAGAGATTATTAAATGATCTACACAGATTTAAGTGGCCGCCTACCTTTTGTCTATGTAGAAATGGGAAAGCTTAGGGTATCAGGAGCTTCCCTTGTTTTTGTCAGTGAATCCTCTGTGATTGCTATCCCCGTAGGTAGGATAGCTGCCGTATTCCTTGGACCTGGAATTTCTGTTACGGACAGGGCTGTTCATTTGGCCGCTACTGCCGGAAGTATGCTTCTATGGGTAGGTGAGGGAATTACCAAGTGCTACGCAGTGTTACCTACACACCATCAATCCTCAAAGAATCTTTTATCCCAAATTGAGCTCCTCACCAAACATAAGACTAAAATCTTAAAACGATACACACTGCTTAGGTTTGGAAAAAAACTGCTGGCTTGGGAACGGCTTAATGAAAATAAGATACGAGGGATAGAGGGCAGCTTCATGAGAAAGGTATATGTAGAATGTGCTAAAAAATTCGGTATTCCCTACGGAGGTCGATCCAAAGAGGGGTCCTGGGAAAACAATTCGGTCTATAATAAAGCCATCTCTATATGTAATTCTTACTTATACGGCATGGCTACAGCGGTTTTGATTGCCTTGGGTTACTCCCCAGCTCTTGGAATTCTACATAATGGAGACTCCTTCTCATTGTCCTTTGATATTGCCGACCTTTATAAACACAAGTTTTCGATACCTTTGGCATTTGAAGCGTCAAAAAAAGTCTTGGGATCGGATAACATCAGAATAGAAAAAGAAATCAGGATCATGGCTTTAGAAAAAATGAAGGGCACTAATTTCGTTAAAGCTATGGTAGAAGATATTCAGGAAATATTCGATGACGGTATTCATCACGAAAAGAATATCAACGAGGACGAGGCGACTTCTGTCAGCTTATAATGCTGAGGTATCTTTAGGGGTTTACGTAGGATACCACAACGAAGGCGTGTATATGCGTATTCTTAAATGGTTGAGAAAAAATATAAAGGGGAATGAAAAAATACTTATATTGCGTCCGGATAAATCCTGGATTGGCTTCTCAGATGAGTATTTTAATTGGGAATCTCAAGCGGTGTACTTAGATGGTGTTAAGTTATATAAACCTCTTCATTATTCTTCCGAATAACCCATGTTTTAGTGCCCGTTCTTTGAAATAACACATTGATGTAAAAGGACATACCCTTTAAGGGTCTTTCCCGCGTCACGCGGGGGTTGAATATTACATTGTCGGGGTATTCGGGGTAGTCGGATGTCTTTCCCGCGTCACGCGGGGGTTGAATGAGTATGCCCCTTATACCGTAGGAGGAGACCGGTCTTTCCCGCGTCACGCGGGGGTTGAATTGGACTACGTATACGATACCTGTAGGTCTGTCTGGTCTTTCCCGCGTCACGCGGGGGTTGAATTCCGGTAGATTTGAGATCGTGTATTAGTTGGGGGTCTTTCCCGCGTCACGCGGGGGTTGAATCCCGAGTCCCTGTCTGTCGTAATATTGTGATCCGTCTTTCCCGCGTCACGCGGGGGTTGAATTATGGGAATAGGTGGGCCATCTATAGTAGTCTGGTCTTTCCCGCGTCACGCGGGGGTTGAATAAGAACTCTATAGCAGCGTAAGGAACTTTTGTTTTGTCTTTCCCGCGTCACGCGGGGGTTGAATTATCTACCCGACCGGGAATTCTTCCTCGGTCAGGTCTTTCCCGCGTCACGCGGGGGTTGAATCTTATCAAGTATGTACACAGGGTATGTTGTGGAGTCTTTCCCGCGTCACGCGGGGGTTGAATAATCGTCTGACCGTGCACGGACGCCCTCGGTTTGGTCTTTCCCGCGTCACGCGGGGGTTGAATGCCTGTGCACGTTATGGATGCAGACTGAGCGGCGTCTTTCCCGCGTCACGCGGGGGTTGAATATACTCCATGATCGCAGAGTGCATAGCACTGTTGTCTTTCCCGCGTCACGCGGGGGTTGAATCCACTAAATTGATCTATGATCACAGGGGGAAGTCTTTCCCGCGTCACGCGGGGGTTGAATGCCTGTGCACGTTATGGATGCAGACTGAGCGGCGTCTTTCCCGCGTCACGCGGGGGTTGAATGATGTGGATTTGAAGAAACTCGATATACCCGATTGTCTTTCCCGCGTCACGCGGGGGTTGAATCATCTTGTCCCCGTTTTTTGTACCGTCATAGTTGTCTTTCCCGCGTGACGCGGGAGTTGAATCATGGTAACGTCACGTCCAGACCGTGTCGCAGCGTCTTTCCCGCGTGACGCGGGAGTTGAATTCCCCGTGTGGTCAAAGTGGCTGGTAAAGTTGTCTGTCTTTCCCGCGTGACGCGGGAGTTGAATACAATCAGCTCAGTTCCGAACCGGCAGACGATCGTCTTTCCCGCGTGACGCGGGAATTGAATTTCCCGAAGTAGTTGGACAGAACTTCGTCCATGGTCTTTCCCGCGTGACGCGGGAGTTGAATATTCCCCCAATCCTCCGTTGTCCAACCCAGTTTGAGTCTTTCCCGCGTGACGCGGGAGTTGAATCCTACTTCAAACACGGACTTTTCAGCTGGTGGTCTTTCCCGCGTCACGCGGGGGTTGAATATGGACGAGGCCTATGTTGATATCTTCAGCAGGTCTTTCCCGCGTGACGCGGGAGTTGAATCATTTCTCCGATACGCCTATGGTCAGATTTATTGTCTTTCCCGCCTACGCGGGAGTTGAATTGTTTACGATTTAAGAAAAGAGGGCTATTTGGAACATGTCTTTCCCGCCCACGCGGGAGTTGAATACCAAGACACGAATAGAAATGGTGTTTCAGTCTTTCCCGCGTGACGCGGGAGTTGAATACTCTCGATTCGTGGTTTTATGCCAGACTATCTGGTCTTTCCCGCGTCACGCGGGGGTTGAATCTATTATTCGTTGCTCTCGCAGGAAAGTCTTTCCCGCATCACGCGGGAGTTGAATGTGGTCAAGCGGGTTCTCACCGGATTCTGCGTCGTCTTTCCCGCCCACGCGGGAGTTGAATCAGCGGAATGCTAACCGGGGCAATATCCATTCCGTCTTTCCCGCGTGACGCGGGAGTTGAATAATCGGCTGTGTAGGAGGGAGGAGAGTGTGAAGTCTTTCCCGCATCACGCGGGAGTTGAATCCTGTACGATGAGTTCTTCTCCAAGGCGAAGTCTTTCCCGCGTCACGCGGGAGTTGAATCTCATCAACAGCGTCAACACGTACCATCAACAGCGTCAACACGTACCGTGGAACGTCTTTCCCGCCCACGCGGGAGTTGAATTGGGGGTATCTATCAACGGGTCCCCCGTTTTGTTGTCTTTCCCACGTGACGCGGGAGTTGAATTATCATCTGCTTGTATGCCTCAAGGCAGACCTGGTCTTTCCCGCGTAGGCGGGAGTTGAATAATCCACTACGCAGACGAGATCATTAGTGATAGTGTCTTTCCCGCCTACGCGGGAGTTGAATACCGCCATCATCCGACGCCCGAACCTAGTGGTGTCTTTCCCGCGTGACGCGGGAGTTGAATTAAACACGGATCTTCGGCGACGACATTACCCAGTCTTTCCCGCACCACGCGGGAGTTGAATATTTCGAACCTACCTAGGGATAGTAATGAGGTGGTCTTTCCCGCCAACGCGGGAGTTGAATTCTCGAGGCGCTCTTGAAGGTTGTCAACCCGCAGTCTTTCCCGCATCACGCGGGAGTTGAATAGGCATCCGAATAACGAAACCAGAAACGTTCTGTCTTTCCCGCCTACGCGGGAGTTGAATTAACCGATTGACTTGTCAAGTGCTAGTAGTGATGTCTTTCCCGCCTACGCGGGAGTTGAATTACACTCCATATGATCCGGAACCAATCCAGAAGAGTCTTTCCCGCCTACGCGGGAGTTGAATCATATCTCCATAAACATTCGTCAAGAAGTTTGGTGGTCTTTCCCGCACTACGCGGGAGTTGAATCATCATGTCGTTCTCGCCAAGGAATGAACGGAATCTTTCCCGCACCACGCGGGAGTTGAATTGTAGGCCGTCCTACGCGGTTTGGTGGGCACTGCGTCTTTCCCGCCCACGCGGGAGTTGAATAGGCATCCGAATAACGAAACCAGAAACGTTCTGTCTTTCCCGCGTCACGCGGGAGTTGAATACAATGTCATCTCAGGGTGGTGTACTGGCGAATCTGTCTTTCCCGCGTGACGCGGGAGTTGAATCCTTCTGGACATACATGCAGAGACCCAACAAAGGGGTCTTTCCCGCGTGACGCGGGAGTTGAATCCCGTACCCTCGTTCCACGCTATTGACACGCCGGTCTTTCCCGCGTGACGCGGGAGTTGAATTTCCTCGGTCGGGAACGTCGTTTCCAGGTCGTCAAGGTCTTTCCCGCCTACGCGGGAGTTGAATACGACTATGGGAAGCAAATCAAGGATGTCGTAATCTTTCCCGCATCACGCGGGAGTTGAATGTGGTAGGACCCTGTATCTCAGGCTGTATCTTAGGCCGAGAAGTCTTTCCCGCCCACGCGGGAGTTGAATCACCGGCGTACAGATGGGTGCTGCCATGCAGCAGTCTTTCCCGCGTAGGCGGGAGTTAAATTATTCGTTTGTGGACCATGCCTTGACCTAGTCTTTCCCGCGTCACGCGGGAGTTGAATAGCTGCCGCTTCTTTTGCAGCTCTCACCGTCGGTCTTTCCCGCCCACGCGGGAGTTGAATCACACCCTGCTGGAAGAACGTATGGTCCGTCACTGTCTTTCCCGCGTAGGCGGGAGTTGAATAGTTGAATAGTTGAATCTAAGAGTAATGGAAGAATTATTTTGTAGTTACTTTTCCCATCTACATAGAATGGGAGTTAAATAGGCTATATTCGAGGGATCAAATTTCCCGCGTAAGCGGGAGCATTTTATTATGTTTTTTGGATACGGGTGTATAATAAGAACGGGTATAAGGAGTATTTCCCGCGTCAAACGGATGTATCATGAAAGCATACACCATCACACACAATCCCCGAACGACCCTGATAAAGGGGGCAGTATGGACGATAGTAGCTCTGGGACTACTATTCATACTCTCAGTAGTCCTGATCATCCTATCCGTGTCTTGTACCACACAGACCAGACACTACTCTTGGAAGTCGAAATGTGTACGACCGGTGCCAACATACACCGGGTCAATCAAATCCGAGCCGTCTACTATAACCTCATAGACCTCATCAACCGGTCCCAGCCCAATGAGAAAACCACCCTTATGGAAGGATACCTTCATCATGTTGAACAACTGTTTCAATCGTTTGTGGCCACGGGCATCATCAAGCGACTCCCCCATATTGACCTCTGATGCCACAACCATTATCAGCCCTACCTACACAGCCATCTCCACGGTTACAGTAGGCCTGGACTACCAACTGTCCCCAAACTTCACCTTCGGAATGCTCACCAAAACCGAACATAGGGAATTCCTCGAGCTCAACCGAAAAGAAGGGGCCCAAAAACTCACAAACCTCGCCAGACTGTGTAACGAGATTCTGGAACCCGTCAGAACCTTCATGGGCTCAGCACTCATTACCTCCGCATTCCGCTGCCCAGCCCTCAATACGGACATCGGAGGGGCCAAGAACTCTCAACACGTTCAGGCCGAGGCCGCGGACATGGAATTCACCGGAGCTACGGAAGGGGCCCCTCTGAGAGAGGCATTCAACAAAATAGCGTTCACATCAACCATTCAATACTCGCAGATCATACTCGAATTCGGGCAATGGATCCATCTTGGCCTTATAAATGAAATCCTGTACCCGGGAAGGAAATTGCAGAAGCTCATAGCTTCAACCGTGAATGGAAAAACTGTGTACACTGCAGTGACAAAATCCATCTAAAAGTTTATTCCTGGACGATTCCCCCGTATAATAAGTGTGAAAGGAAACCTAATATGAAATATTTACTTGTTTTGGTGGGGATTGGGCTTCTTCACTTGGCTTGTGGTGATGCGGGGAATCCTGTAACAGGCACCAAAGACACTCTATACGTCAGGGATACCCTGATCATAAGGGATTCTTTGACTATTCGTGATTCTATGACCATAAAAGACACATTGGTGATTAAAGACACTCTGGTCAAAAAGGATACCATAAGCAGACGGGATACGCTAATTACCAGAGATACGATGTTCCGCAAAGACACCATATTCAGCAAAGATACGGTGTTCAGCAAAGACACGGTATTCAGTAAGGACACCTTAATCCGAAGACACCCTGGTAAGAAAAGATACCCTAATCCGAAGGGATACATTGGTAAGGAGAGACACCCTAATCCGAAGAGATACATTGGTTTACATAGATTCTGTTTTGATTAGGCAGACTTGGTCCAAACTTGTTGATAGCATAAAAACCGCTTCTTATTTGATAGGTCTAAGAACAAACAATGAAGTTATCCTTATAGGAAGTGCTTCCGCGATAAACTCGACGACTCTTATTACCAATGCTCATGTATGGATGGGTGTTTTGAGTTCTTACATCCTTTTTAAACAGCAGGGAACGGTGGTCATTCCTATTGCGGTCCGAAATGGAAGTACATCAACAGGAACTAATGCCTATGCTTTAGACATAGGTGGTTTTCATGCGGATTACTCAAGAACTACCGTCTTCACTCCTGACATCGGATTTTTCAAATTAAACCAACCCCTACTCTCAACCAGTATTCTTGTACCGATAAATGACACCATCCGGAATATCAGAACAGGCCAAGAAGTCGGTACTATAGGATATCCAGGAGAAACTTCTGACCGAGTTAATTACGTAGCTTACGCTACTTTCAAAAATGGTACTATATCCGCATTGACGCCTTTTGATACTTACCTAACAGCCAATACGTTTAATACCTTGGTGGTACAACATAATTTCAATACAACTGGAGGAACGTCAGGAAGTCCTATTTTTGATAACAAAGGACGCCTGATTGCCATCAATAATAGCGGAGCTGTTACCAATGTGTGGAACGATGCAACAGGCTCTTTCACATCTATCCCCACGGGGTCTATCGGGTATGGAATACGATCTGATGTTGTGAATGATATGTTCACGAGCGGCAGGTACGTGCTTGATACCATATCTACGTGGTACATTCCGAATCTCTATTCATTTTACCCGGGTAGTCGAATATGTCTTCGTAATGGAACACGATCGGTCTACATGAACACGACCATGTCTGTTGCTCAGGCATCAGCAAACGTGCTTTTTTCTAAGGCTGCACCTGATTATGTCTATTCAGATGGATCCCTGTTCTACACGGATAACGCTTCGTATGAAATACAGCTGATAAAAGGTGCATCTCTTCCTGATCATGTTTGGTCTATATTAATCATGGCTCCTGTAAGTACCATATACCAACCATCTTTCCGGGACTATTGGGGCATCACCATAGGAACATCAAGGTCGTTCATTCTTGAATCTTATGGATATGGTTACACAAATGCTTTTTCGATCGACAGCTCAGTGTATTACTATAACTACTCTACTAAGGGTATTGGTTTTGGATTCAAACAGAACGAATCAGACTGGAATTGTGATGCCATACAAATAGCAGTACCAGGTACTTTGGGGAAAACGACAGCCGGAACTTCTCATGAAATATTCGCAAATCCATCAATCAGACGTATTTCACCAAAAACGGTTGAAAAATATCCATTACCAATCAAAGTCATAACTAAATGAAAAACTACCTCAAAGGACATCCGTTCCAGGAAGTCCTCCGCTTGCATAGGTCAGGAAAAACCACTAAACAAATGGCCACACTATTTCATTGCACCAGCCACAATATCACCTACTGCCTACGGAAGCATGGCATACACCAGAACAAGGGCAAGAAACGACATCCGGCCTACGATGAAGTAGTCGAACTCCTGAAACATCATGTACTTGTAGATGATATCGTTTCTAAGACCGGGGTCAAAAGAAACTACGTTAGAGACACGGCACGTCAAATCGGTGTCCGCCCTTTATACAAGCTGAGACACGACAAACGGCTGGATGATGTTGAATGGCTCCGGAAGGTATATCTCAAGCAGAACAAGTCTAAAGAGCATATCTCTCGAATAACCAACACTAATCTGGCCACCGTGATCAGGCAGATGAAGAAACTGAAGCTGCCGGCCAGATTCAAGTCCAGGGCGGATTACTCGTTCAGACCGCGGAGATACCCACAACTCAGAGACAAAAAGTACATGGTGGATCAGATGAAATCCGGGAAATCCATGCGGGAAATCGCTCTAGAAATAGGATGTTGTGAGAACTCTATCATCCGGGCACGAGTGAAACTTGGGCTTATCAAAGAAGCTCCATGGACCCTAAGGATTTCCTGACGGGAATTCATATGCACGGATGCACAGCAAACGAAAACGAGGATTAAAGCCCAGGTACAACCTCCAGCAATGCGTTGGTCGGTCGGTGTGAGAATCTACACATTGCGGTAGAGGACTACCGGCGTAACGATCTGAAAACCTGGGCTATAAATAAAGGGATGGAAAGTGGGATCGTATGAAACTGTCAAAGCGTAAACTTAAAGAATTACAAATACTTTCAACCGGCCACGACGCTCTACAGCACTGTGGGTATGACTTTGTTGATAACCATCCCGAAGAATGGAGTAATTCCGATAAACAAATCTACGATTTAGTCAACGAAGTTGAAAAAAGGATGTTGACTGGTTTTTTAGAAGTACTCGGCGTGACTGTTGAATAAGGAGATTCGTAAATGCCCTGGGTAAAAAATATCAATCCTACACAAGAAGTTCTTGATGAACTCATGCATGAGTGTCTGAAGCAATCCAATAAACCGTGCCATGACTGTGGGGTATTACCAGGCCAAGCACACATCGGAGGCTGTGATACGGCTCGGTGTCTCGTTTGCGGTAATCAATGGCTATCTTGTGGATGTAAAAAAGGTGAAGGGGATATATGGACAGGACTATGGCCAGGAACTATATCCTGCTATGAGTATGGATTAGTAAGTCATTGGGAGGGGGAATGTCCTATCAAAGGTTGGGGGAAGAACCAACCAACATTTGATTATAATGCAGAAGCTTTGCTTCGCCTGTATAAAGGCCACAAAAAGGTGTGCTCTTTTAAAGAGTTCTTGTCAAGAAACAACATGCTTGAAAAATATGCCCAGCTTCGACAGACAACTAAAAAGGACGGGAATAATGGAAGTATCTATTGGAATGACTGAGAATGAAGTGGAAAAGCTTGCAAGCGTGCACACCAGTCATGCTATCAATGCCTACATGGAAAATTCGCCCGACTTTGAGGATAGTGAGGCTCTTACGTCCATAGTCTTAGAATCTATGCGGCTTTTGGGCACCATACTTGTTAAACGTCATTGTGAAGAAATCCTGAAAGTGCAGGAACTCTATTTCGACCACACTCGAAAGGTGAACGAGACAACAATCGACATACTCAAAAATCTCGTGATCGGAAGAATAAAGCCTTCCGAGAAAATTTGACCATCCAAAGGGAGACCTTTATGGACGAACAGGATACCTTCCCCATTGATGATGAACTCTTCGGAAAAAGCTCTTTTGAGGACATGGTCGAGGAGTCCGAAAAAGCCTCACTTCCTCCAGAGGATTTTCGTGAAAGCTCTTTTGAGGACATGGTAGAGGAGTCCGAAAAGGCCTCACTTCCTCCCGAGGAAATGCCTGATTGCCGCAAAGAAGAAGATTAAAGTCTCTTACTCCACCCTCATAAAAGGAGTCCCTTCAATGGCTGATCACAAGGTCATAGACTATTCGAAGATTGCCGAGTTCCTGAAAGAAAATCCTGATGCACCCTTCAGTGAATTCCAGGATAAATGTCCCGTGGATATCACGGACGTGACCTACTATAAGTACCGAAAATTGTCCCGCGCCGGAAAATGGAATTGGGTCACCCCGATGTCAAAAACCGAGCGTGTTCAAACAAAACGACTGGCAAGAGATCTATTCGGAAAACCCGGCAAGAAGCCTGAAAAGGATCATGACAAGATTGTGGCCTATATTCAGGCCAATCCCGACGCGACCTACGAAGAGTTCAGGAAAGATACGACCTTTAAGCTGTCGTCGGGTCACTACTACAAGGTCCGAAAACAACAGACAGGAAGAACTTCCAAGTACTCACCTCGTAAGAGTCTCTACATGAGTCTTTTCAGGCATCCCACTGCCAGTATGTCTCAAGAGTCCAAAGACCTCCTGAAGAGCTTCGTAGACACGTTGAATGGCAGTAAACGGGCCAAGCTGGAAATCGTCGAGTACATATCACCGGCCATGCTTGAGGTCCGCGAGGTAAGATAACATACCACATAGAAAGGTTGGTGTCGGGATGAACAAAAACCTACAGTTAGACGCCCTCCGGAATGAGAGGAACTGGATTGTTGAGGAAAGGACCGGAGGAACCATTTCAATGACCAAGGCCATCAATGGTCGGGCAGTCCATGTGAGTCTCATCCGACAGCCGGGCAAGAAGAAGTATGAGCTACGATTTCCGTCATACATCTTCCAGTCGACAATCTCTCACTTCGGGCCGGCCAGTGATGAGGTCCGTCTCTGCAGGAATAAGCAACTGTTGTTCACGCTCATCAAGGCTTTGAAACGGTCAGCAGCATGGCCTCTTATTGATAACCAGCGTTTCCTGGTCATCAACAATTCCAACCCCAGGTCCAACAAGGCTATCCTGAAGAAGCAGCTTGAGGATATTGTGAACTACGATCCCAACAAGAAGGATATTTGAGTGGTCAAAAACTACACCTCTACAGTACCGGCAAACCGTTCGGTCCAGCACATAGAGGACCGGTTGGTTAAGCATAATGCCAAAAACATCCTGAAACTCTACGAGGACCAGTGTCTGGTAGGTGTGGCATTCATCATCCCAAACAACGGCAAAGATATCCCATTCAAGTTGCCGGCCCGTATCGACCGTGTGGAAGCCCGTCTTCGGAGTGTCATAAAAAGGCCTCGGAAGGGCACCTTAGGTAAGCTTAAGGAGCAAGCTGCTCGTACGGCATGGAAACTTCTGGCGGACTGGGTGGACATTCAGCTATCGTTGGTAGAGCTGGACCAGGTTGAGATGCTTGAAATTTTCATGCCCTACATATACGACTCTGAGAAGGATAAGACCTTTTTTGAGCGCATGAAGGACAGTGGATTCAAGCTTCTTGAACACAAGGGATGACCATGAACAGATTTTTTGGTGTACTTCTTATTGTGTTTATTTTTGTGAGTGCTGGTGTTGGAATCTCTTACGGAATGATATGGATTGAAAACAACAGGGAAATTTCCCCTACTGACTACCGCATGCTCGTTAGATATGAAGAGCCTGAGCTACAATTAATGATTCAGAACTTCATGGAAGACAACAAAATGACTCAGGGCGAGTTCATGAAAGTCATTCGCAGGTCGAATAAGATTAGGGAATCAAAGGTGAATGTCGATAGCATCAAGCAGCTACTTCGAGGGCCTTGAAGCGGGTCACTACTCGAAGGGCTGCTTTCTTGTCGGGCTTGTTTTCAGGACTCTTTTTCCAGAAGGGATTATCAGTAAGGGCGTGTTCCTTTTGATGTTCCCCCTTCTTTTTGAAGAGTTCTAGGTTGGAGAGGGCATTATTGGCCTGATTACCGTCTTTGTGATGCACCTCTTCGTCTTTTCGCAGATAACGTCCTAATTTCAATTCCATAAGGGCAACATGATGGTAGATATACTTAAGCTTTCTATCTTTGAGCTCCATTCCATGTGGATGAGGCGGATCAGTAACGCAGTACTTGTAGCCATTTCCCGATGCATCTACGATGCTGCCTGGAACTATTTTGAATAACGGTTTCTTTTTGGCCATACTTCAGATTGTATATCGAAAGATTATTACAGCATGTATCCTAACGAATTTTGTGCTGATTGCACGTACCAATTATGCGATAAGTGCGTGTGTTTTGAAGATTTTTACAAAAAAAGGAAATGGGATTGGGTAGATTGGTATTCACCCTCTCTCTATCCAAAAAAACCGAAATTTGAATATGTTCCCCCTTCTGAGCCAGAACAAAAGTTGGAATTAGAATACAACCTCTCTCATTCTAAATCGGAACTCACACCAATCCCTAAACGAAAGGTCCTGTGGAAATGACCACTATCGCTGTATCTTGTATAATTTCACTGTGTCTGGCAATCATCCTAGAGTTTATGGGTATGTGGTACCAAAAGCGTAGGATAGCCGAGCTCACAATACAGCTGGCAGATACGGCAAAAGTTGCCTCCCCCAAACAGGTGGCCCAACAGAAAGAGGAGGATGCCGGCAAAACCGATAGCAATGAGCTCTACGGGGGTCTCGTACTCAAAACTACAAGTACCTGGTCCGGTCGGTCGACTGAGAAATATACCCTTACCGATAAAATGCCTGTGTTTGGGTCTATTTCTGAAGCGGCGGCATTTGGAGCCGGGATGTTGTCCAAAATGGAAGACCTATCAGTCGCGAACATATCTCCGTATGGGTATGTGACTTCAACGGCCAACTACGTAGGATTGAAAATCATCGTTGGTAACATTATTGAGCAGATCAACGGACTGAACCAGAAAGGAGACGCACAAGCACAATAGAGGCATGGCAATACGCTTGCCGGAAGCGAAGCAAAAGAACCCATGTACCTCAACCTATGCTTCGAAATAGGGGTGTGGGAGCGGTGCTTCTAGTAGAAGTATTAGAATTTCGACTATCAGATGGATGTGTGGAGAGAATCATTCTCCTGCAACTTGAGGTGTGACCTCTTCTGAGGAGCACCAAGTGGAGTAAAATCTGCACCCAACAAGCCAAGTAATAATTAATGCGTAAGTGCTGTGCGCTAGTTAGATTAATTTTGCATCCAGCGGCCATCCATACGTTGATTATTCTAAAACCAATATCTGAAGCGATTTTTTTAAAGATGTCCTCTGTTGTGCTTTTGCGACTCCTAGAAAGGTTCTATGTTAGTACTATGTGACATGTGTGGCAAACCTTTGAAGGATCTACCGTTACCTATCCCTATGAAGCATCGAGGGAAACTATATCGGTTGACTTTTCAAGTTCGTACCGGAAAAGGTAGATGGCAACATCTTTGGAAGAACTCGGACTGTTGTTGTACTTGCTTGAAAAAATACAGGGATCGGTTAGTGCATGACTGATCAATTCATCACAGGAGACTGTAGGAATGTCCTACCACAGCTTCCCGAAGAGTCCGTGGACTTAGTAGTCACTTCCCCGCCCTATAATCAGGATGTGGCGTATGAAGACCACATGGATGCTCTTTCCCATTCAGAATACATAGCATGGCTGAAAGACATCTTTTTCAAGATACACAGAGTCTTGAAGTTTGGTGGAAGGGTATGCATCAATGTAGGCGATGGAAACAATGGGGCTATACCTACTCATTCCGACATCATTCAGTTCATGCAAGACCTGAGCTACATACCGATGACGACCATCATATGGGACAAAAAGAACTGTTCTAGCCGCACGAGCTGGGGGTCTTTTAAGTCTCCTTCCTGCCCATCTTTCCCTACTCCTTTTGAATACATATTGGTTTTTGCGAAGGGATCCAGGAAACTTCAGACTCCTGGGGAAACAGACCTGACCAAGGAAGAGTTCATAGAATGGTCCTTACCAATATGGTTCGTGCAGGCTAAGGATTACATGACTACGACCGCTTTGATAAACCGCGGGGTGCATCCTGCTCCCTATCCTGAAGAAATACCCAAACGATGCATAAAGATGTTCTCTTGGAAGGATGCGGTGGTATTGGATCCCTTTGCGGGGTATGGGACTACGGCCGTTGCCTGTAAGAAGTATGATCGACGATACATCTGCATTGAGCTTTCTGAGACGTATGCAGAAAAAGCACTTAAGCGTCTTGAAAATCTATCCGTAATGGATTCTCTATTCGGGGAAGAAGATCTCGATGGCAAAATCTGATCGTATTCAAGTCTTTCTGAAGAAGGCCAAGACTGAGATGTACATAGTTCTTGGTGATTGTGAGCCGGATGATTTGACGGATTCTGAAAAGTTGATATTTGAAATCTTGTCGAGGGATTCTGATGTCGAATCTAAGAGTAAACTACATAGGTAAGCGTCTGCACGCACAGGGGCCTGGTACTAGATATACGATATGGGTTCAGGGCTGCAGCATACATTGTCCGGACTGCATGAATACCGATACCTGGGACCCGTCCGGAGGTAAGGACTACGATGTCCAGGAGCTTGCTGATGACATCCTTTCAACTAATTGGATCGACGGGGTAACCATTACCGGCGGAGAGCCTCTAGACCAACTGGAAGCTGTTAGTGAGCTGTGCAGTCTAATATTTGATAAGGTATGCGTATTCCTGACTACCGGATATAAATTTTCGGAATCGTGTATCAGTGTTGGTGCACTGCGAATCTGCTCAATAATGCCTGTATTGGATATTTTATGTGTAGGTCCTTTCGAAGCTGTTAAGGTGTGTACGGATGGGTGGAGAGGATCATCCAACCAAGCAGTGATGTTTTTGACCGATCGTGGTAAGAGTCAGAAAGATTTTCAAATTATCTCAAAAGAAATGATTGTATCTGCAGATGGTCAAGTTATTAAAACAGGATTTCATTTATGATTAGAAAGAAAATAACAAAGACACCGGCTGCCAGATTTTGTGGGAATTGTGGTCGAATGGATATTGTAGGGAAAGACGATCCTTGCCCTAAAATACGTGCCTGTATTCTTTATGTAAAACCTGGCCAAGAGCTTAAATATTGGATTCCAAAATCATGAAGAATGTGACCAAAAAAGAACTTGCCAGAGATATGGCTGATAGCGACCTGTCAATTCCTATTAATCAGGCTGTAGCTACAGAGATGATTGATGAGTTGATAAATATTATTCTGAATAAGTACAGGAAGGGCCGGCGTATCGAACTGAGAGGCTTTGGAACGTTTTACCCATACAAAAGAAGCGCTCGGGCCATCAGTAGTCCCGTAACGGGTGTCATAAGGAAAGTCAAAGCCTGTACCATGCTCAAATTCAGGGCTTCGAAGGATACTCAACGACCATGAAAGACGGACACGGACATACTCGTGGAGTGTATCTATGTGTTGGGAAAAAGTGCCCCAACTTTCCGTGTATTACATATTGCGGTACTCTAAGTGACTGGTGCAAGTATTACCCCGGGTATGGGTACTGCAACAGCAAAAAGTTTGGAAAACCACTTAACGGTTAGCGTTTACGATTTCGCATGTAGGGGCTATTGTCGATATATCCCAATTCTCGGTTGGTTTTGATCATCCGCAGCAGACTAACCATAAAACGCACCACAAGAATCATAATCACGACAGCAAAAAAAATACTGACAATAAGGTTGAGCATGGGCGGGCCTCCAAGTGATCAAAAGAAATTGGATCTATTTATATTGGAGAGTATCCATGCAAAACGAGCGGTTAAGCGACATTAAGAGTCATCGCACCGCCTGAGTGTATCAAATCATGGCTCGAGTCCATGTCGGATCTGCTCAATACTGCTACTGCATTATTCGTGTCATAGACTTTCACAACAGTCTTCTGCCACGTCCCGTCACGAGCTCCAGAAGGCCAGGATACTGAGGCGGTATAGTTAGGAGCCGTGTGGACAACCCGTTTGTTTTGACGGCCATCCTGATGCGTGTAGAACACTACGGCCCTGCTGATTTCCGATGTTGTATCAAAATAAGTGTCGGCACCCTTATTCTGTATAGTTTCTACTAAATATTCTGGATAGGCATGACTGATAACGGAGGATCCATCGGAAGCGGAAGTAGTATCGTAGTAGTTTGAGCTTCCGGGCATAAAGCCACTGCCTATCCTTGAACGAGGATTACCCCAAAGATCATTCTCGTAGTTCGTGTAGGGGGCGGTACCATTTTTTACTGAACTGTCAAGACCACCTAAAAATCTGTCTATCCTCCAAGATTCTTTTGAGGCGTTCCAGGCAGGAAGGGTTGTTGTCCAGTCTTTTGCACAATCTGTAACAGTTCCTGGTGCAAAATCTCCGCGAAAAGCACACTTCGTGTACTCTCCAGAAGGAGGGCCAGAATAATTGTTATAATCAAAAAGGGTGTCTTTTGCACGAAAAACTGCGCCACATCCAGCTATTATAAAATCTTCAGTTAATAATATAGAACCTTCAATATTTAGGTTTTGATAAATAGGGAATTGTGGTAGAACCGGATATATGCGAAGGACACTGTTACGAATTATAGCAGGAGTAACAGATGTAAATATTGTGTTGTTCTCTACCGAAATAATTGCACCCTCTAAATAACAACGGTATAATAAAAAATTTGAACAATCCTGAGCTCTTAATCTCCACGGACCATTAATTTCGGGAAGCCAGCTCGTAAGAGTCATGTCTGTTATAAAAGGAGATCCCAAATACACATTTCTTGAAGTATCCAATTGTCCTTTGATATGAAAAACATCTCCAGGAGTCACATACATATAGGAAAGAGCAAAAAACTGATCCGCCCCATAAGGAGTGCTGTCAGTCCCTAATCCATATTCTGATTTTTCAAGATTTACATAGTAATCGGCCATTTCAATTTCCTTCGCTAACAGTATGATCGGTCAGATATCCTATTTTCAAATCAAGTTTCTTAAAATCCGCACATACTCCCAAGCAGTTACATCCACAGTCATTGTGAAATTTAATGTTCCGCAGACTGGAATTCCTAATCAAAATACAGGCAATATCAACATGCATCATATGATCAACAACCTTCAGTTGATAATCCCTAGTCCAACAGCACACCGCTCCATGATCTTGATTCACCGACAGAAACTGGATCATCCTCTGAACGGTATCTGATTTTAGGATGACATCCCGATTCATCATCAAAAAGTATTCATCATCAGGCCAGTTCTTCAGCGCACAATCCCTGAGAATATTCCGACACTCTGTTATCGATAGAAGACCCTTAGTCTGATCAGGCTGACTCGGATCATCTCTTTGAGGCCTGGATACACAAACCGGCTCCAGTGGCACTGTTTGATTTGCCAGCCCATACAGAACCTTTCTGTGGAGCTCCATGCCATCCTTTAGCGGGATGAGTGCTTTCACAGGTGGCCACCGCCATATTTCAAGAGGATTCGAGCTACCTTCCCATTATTAGCCGGCACGAAATATGCGTACTTATCATCTATGAATCCTCCGCTGAATGAAGTAGATCCAAGCAATCTGGCATAAATACTTCCAAATTGCACACAGGCGTAAACATCTCCGTTAGGAGCTGCGGCCATACTGCTCCACAGTCGGGACGTCTGTCCCAATGGAAGGAAATCTCCTACGCCAATCGTCTGCTTATAAATATCTCCATTCTCAACACAGGCGTAAACATCTCCGTTAAAAACTGCAGCCATGCCGTGCCAGTATCTGGCTGTCAGTCCCAATGTAAGGAAATCTCCTACACCACCCGCCTGCTTGTAAATGTTTCCAGGGCCATACACACAGGCATAGACATCGCCATTAGGAGCTGCGGCCATGCCCCTCCAATTTCTGGACGACTGTCCTAATGCAAGGAAATCTCCTACGCCCCCCGTCTGCTTATAAATGTCTCCACCTTGCACGCTGGCATAGACATTACCATTAGGAGCTGCGGCCATGCAACTCCAATTTTGACTCCCTTGTCCTAATGCAAGGAAATCTCCTACACCCCCCGTCTGCTTGTAAATGTCTCCACCATACACACAGGCATAGACATTACCATTAGGAGCTGCGGCCATGCCCCTCCAATTTTGACTCCCTTGTCCTAATGCAAGGAAATTTTCTATGCCTCCCGTTTGCTTGTAAATGTCTCCAGGACCATATACACAGGCATAGACATCACCATTGGGAGCTGCGGTCATGCCCATCCAGTATCTGGACGTCTGCCCTAATGTAAGAAAAGCACTCGCATCTGTAGAGGCAATCATATACGGAAAAAGATTCAGCACGCTCACTGTAGTGAAATCATACAAATCCACCCGAGCTAACTTGCATCCTGATCCACCTTTGTTTGGTACCAAATATCCGTACCGACCATCAGTGAATCCACCCTCAAATCCTACCAAGCTTGCATCCGTATTTGCCAAATTAAGGTATGAAACAGAGGTGAAATCCGTCAGATTAATCCTAGTGAAGTAACCATGATAGGCTGTTCCATCTAAAGTATGAGGTACAAGATATGCACAGCTTCCATCCGTGAATCCTCCGCTGAATCCTTTTAGATTGGCGTTGTAGTCCGTTAGATTCAGAATACCAATGCCGGCAGCAGCGAAATTGGTAAGATCTACTCGTACAAACTTTCCGAATGCAGCACCGTTGTTGTAAGGAACATAGTACCCGTATTTTCCGTCTGTGAATCCACCTCTGAAACCCTTCAGGCTTGAATCAGTAAGGGCCAGATCCAATACAGTTGCTGTAGAAAAATTACCAAGATCTATCCGTCCTATATGTCCTGAAGTACTTCTATCTGGTACGTAATATCCATAGGCACCATCCGTGAATCCTCCCCAGAATCCATATAGTTCTGAATCACTGGCTGGCATATTAAGAGACATTACTGTAGTGAAATCTGAAAGATCTATTCTACATGCTCTACCTGACGTATCACTACCATTTGGAACACAATACCCATATCTTCCATCCGTGAATCCTCCCCTGAATTTTCTTAAATCTGCGTGTGTTGATGTCAAATTCAAAATACGTACAGAGGAATCATAAGGGTCTACCCTAGCTATTTTTCCATAATTGGTATTAGGAACAAAATAAGAATATCTTCCGTCAGAAAATCCTCCACTAAATCCAGTCAGGTCTGTATCCGCATCCGACAGATTTATAACGGTTGGCCTACCTAATGCATAGTAAGGAGAGTATCCACGAAGTCCGGTGTACCCCTGTACTCCTGTCTGACCTACGAGTCCCGTCTGTCCTATAAGTCCTGTTTGACCCTGAACTCCTGTTTGGCCTTGTACACCAGTCTGCCCTTGTACTCCTGTCTGCCCTATGAGTCCCGTCTGCCCCTGTATTCCTGTCTGCCCTATGAGTCCCGTCTGTCCTTGTACACCAGTCTGTCCCTGTACTCCTGTCTGACCTATGAGTCCCGTCTGCCCTGTGAGTCCCGTCTGTCCTGTGAGTCCTGTTTGACCCTGAACTCCTGTTTGGCCTTGAGTACCGCCGCTCGTTATCATCGCAACCCAATTGGCGTTATTTGTACCATCAATAAGCTGCCAGATAACGTTATCATCAATCTGATATAGGGCCATGCCTTCGACACGAAAGGCATCAGGAAAACTGGATCGATCGACAGCGGAAGAGACGGTTCTCCATCCTCCAGGATAAGACATAGTACCGTCTACTTGGGCATTACCAGTAACATGAAGTCTTTGGAGAGTGTAGCTATCCGAGGCGTCCAATTTGGTATGATCAATAGCTCCGTCTGCTATCCATCGGCCTAATATCTGAGACATTGCGAATGTTCCTGATTAAAGGTTTCCACTGAACTTTAGGGGGAATTTTACAACTTTCCCATTCACAGGACTGCCATACGGAACAAGATATCCGTACTTACCGTCTGTGAATCCATACTCAAAGTATTTCAAACTAGCATCACCAAAAAAACTCACCAAATCTAAAGTTCTCACACAATCAGATGTTGCTGTAAATATGGTTAAATCTATTCTAGCCAGTACGCTATTTTCATAGGGAACAAGATACGCATATCTTCCATCAGTGAATCCACCATGAAATCCTGTTAAACTTGCATTAACAGTAGCAAGATTTATGGACGTTATGCCTGATACTGAAAAATTATTAAGATCTATCCGAGTAAAAAATTGATTAATAAAATACCCGTATTTTCCATCTGTGAATCCACCGTAAAAACCACCTGTTCCAATATTCAATCTTGTTATAGTAGAAAAATCGTCGAGGCTAACACGTGCTACTTCATCAGAAAAACCACCGCTGGGTCCATAATCATTGTACGGAACAAGATATCCGTATTTACCATCAGTAAATCCTCCCTTATACGCAATAGCCGAACCGGGTGATCCTGGGGAAATTTGTAAAGAGCTTACTGTTGTAAAATTATCTAAATCAGCTCGATAAAGGTTTTTTGCGTTAGAGGAGTCCCAACTAGGAATAAAATACCCGTAATTACCAGCTACAAATCCTCCACAAAATCCATATTCACCTAGATCAAGAGAAGTTACCGTTGAAAAATCCGATAAATTCACACAAGCTACAGTGTGTCCTGGATCTGTGTATCCGGACACTCCTCGAGGAACAAAATATCCATATTTACCATCTGTGAATCCACCATTAAACCCTGTTAGAGTGGTGCTGATTGCCAATAAATCTAAAGTTGCCACAGAAGAATCTCTAGGGTCATAACGAGCAATTTTTCCGTCTAAAGGAGGGATAGAATTATTTCCTCGATACGGGACAAAATAACAATATTTTCCATCACTGAAACCTCCACAAAATCCAACTAAATCAGCAGCAGTAGTTTCCAAATTTAACAAGGTAGGTTTTCCAAGCCCGTAATAAGGAACATCTTGAGTTCCCTGAAGACCTGTCTGTCCCTGAATCCCTATTAGGCCTTGTATTCCTGTAGAACCATATAGTCCTGTCTGACCCTGAACTCCTGTCTGACCCTGAACTCCCGTCTGACCTTGGACTCCCGTCTGACCCTGGACTCCGGTACGGCCCTGTAAGCCTGTGGGGCCTTGCAGACCTGTCTGATACTGGATACCCGTCTGACCCTGAATTCCTGTCTGCCCCTGGACTCCTGTATGGCCTTGTAATCCTGTAGGACCGTACAGACCCGTTTGTCCTTGTACTCCAGTAGATCCTATGACACCTAATGTTCCCGCGGCTACTATTTCTATCGCCGTCCATTTTGAGTTATCGGTGCCATCATAAAGCTGCCACGTGACATTAGTATCTTTCTGAAAAAGAACCATGCCTTCAATACGCATGGCATCAGGAAAGCTTGAACGATCGCTTTCAGAAGCTACCGATACCCAGCCTCCAGGCATGGACACGGTACCATCAACTTGTAGACTCTCAGCGCGGAATCCGGACATGACGTATGAACTGTCAGAGCTATCGAGCTTCACGGCAGTTATATCGTTATCTGCAATCCATCTGCGTTCTATTTTAGGCATTCCTGCTCAATCCGTGCTAAAAGATTATTAACCCAATGCACTTCTGTATCCAGTAGCAACTATGCGTGCTATTTTTCCAATGTTGCTACCACCTACTCCTGTGCGGGCCGTTCGGAAGCTCTGAATGTATGCATACGTTTTATCCAAGAAACCCCCTCGGCAAGAAACTATTTGTGCATCATAAGTACGCAAATCAAGTATTTCGACGCCAGAGGGTGTAAAATTGTTCAAATCAATTCTGACCATTTTACCATAGCTATCCGGTGTTATATAGGCATAACGTCCATCACAAAAACCGTTGTTAAACCCTACCAATTCTGCATCTATGGCCCCTAAGTCAAGAACAGTGACTCCACTGGCAGTGAAATTATTTATGTCAATACGGGCTAACTTACCTGTTAGAGTTATAGCATCTGCTTTGGTGGCTGGAACCACGTACACATAACGGAAATCAGTGAAAGGTCTTCCAAAATTAGCCATATCAGCATCAACCGTTGTAAGATCGATATAACTAAAATGATTAATGTCAAAATTCAGTGTATCAAAACGAACTATCTTTCCATCTGATCTAGCTGCTGAACAGATATATCCATAACGCCCATCTAAACACAGCCCCTTGAAAAGGGAATACGTCTGGGGTGGAGGTAGAGGGACATTTGTTACGGTTATTGCAGTAACACCCCCCGCTGCAAAATTATTTGTATCAACTCTAATAATTGTTGACGATGAAAATGGACAAAGATAAAGATACCTACTATCAAGGGCACACCCATTAAATGACTTGTAATTTGCATTTATTGCAGCAAGATCTAGTACTGTTACTCCTCCTGTTGTAAAATCGATCATGTCAAATCTTACAAGATAACCATGTATAACGTCACCCCCGTGAGGAGCTGCATAGCCATAGCGCCCATCGGTAACACCATCAAGATACCATATATAAGCAGGGTTGATCGTAGTAAGATCAATAGAGGTTACTGTAGAAAAATCACGTAAATCAATACGAGCTATTTTTCCATGGCATACACCAGCAATAGCTGCTGGAATGAAATAACCATATTGACCATCTGTGAAACATCCATTGAATCCTGTTAAAGTAGCATCACCCGCTGCTAAATTTGCGATACGAGGTCTTCCCAAAGGATACCACACATCCGATTTACCAATAAAGGCCCGTCCCGTCTCTGTATCCACTTGTCCTAATAATGACATATCTTCTCCTTAGTAACCATCGGTACTCATGAGATTTGATCCAATTTTCATTATGTTACCACTACAGCCAACAGCACGCTTCTCATACGGATATAAAGCAAAAGCTTCTTCCGGTGTTGAAGATCCCAACCAAACAACACATCCTTTGTATATCCCTAATAATCCAGTTGCTCCCCATTGAGCAGATATATGAGGTAACCGAAAATTTGCGGAAGAAGGAAAAACAGCAATTTCAACGGCAGTTGTTCCATTATATTCAAGAATTTTGTATAGGGGTACTGAAACGCTGCCTTCGCTGGATATGATGTAAAGATTACCGTCATTCCATTGACCTGCCCAAAAGCAATAACTGGATGCAAATGAAGTACCTGTGACCAGTGTTGTATAGGAGGAAGAATCTATCCATCGGATAACTGTGGCAGGAACTGCCGCAGTCCCAACCCATTTTCCTGTGAATGTATACAATACACCATTATAAGAACAATGACGGCAGTACATAGCTTGCGTAAACGTAGGCGGGTTGTACACAGGCCCCCGGTCAAATACAAAAACGCTTACTCCGTCCCACCTATAAATATTCTGCTTAGTTGCAGCGTACAGGGTACCTGCATTAACAAAAAGCTGCATGACTTGTGTTCCTGCAACACCAGATCCTGATATAGCCATACTTGCAACAATTGACCAAGCACTCTCACCATCCCATCGAAGAAGATATGAAGTTGTCCCAACTGCTGCTACACCTACAGCAAAAATGGTACCTGAAAAGACAACGGGAGGACATGAGAAATTGAGGATACTACTTACTTGGGGGGCTACGATTATAAAGGCACTACCATCCCACTTGTAAAGTACACCACCTATCCCCGCAACTGTGTATAGCTCATTATTCAGCACAACCGGATGGTTATATGAAAAAGCACTCGTACCTTGACCTCCGGTGTAAAACGGATCGGCCAATGCAGTCCATGTACCTGTTAGATCGTCGCAACTTATTACAGCGGAACGTGTTAAAGGAGCTGTGGCATACGTACCTGCATATATCCTGTTGTTCCAAAGAACACAGCTTGTTATGCTCTCCTGTACGGCATAACCGCTGGCATAATTTCTTAAATAAAACATACTACCATGTTCTTTCGTGTACAGATCTTACCCAGGTATTCGTTGCTACGCAATCATACAAATAACCTGTGGTAGAGTCGTAATACCGCTGACCTTTGACACCCGTTCCTGTTGGAGTAGGTATCGATAAAACATATTGTTCAACAATAGCTATATTAGAATCTTTTAATAACAGTCCTGTAGAATCTGTAAATGCTGCAAGATGATCTGCTACAGATACAGCAGGATCCTTAACTACAGCCCCTTTGGTACCTACATAACGATACCCGGAAATTTTGAAGGGCTTGGATAATGACGACGTACTGCCCGAAAATATCAAAACACCAGTCTGATAATTGAAAAACCATCCGCACGGATCCGTTGAAAAAATCTCCACATTAGTATTTTGATACACGCGAATAATGTAGTCCGATCCATATTTTGGAGGAACCCAATCCTTTAACCTACTCCCAGAATATGCATAGTAACACTGCTGACTTCCAACCGAAGTATCCTCAGTCATTGTGAACAGCACCCGCTGCTCCGCTACACCATTCGATACGGCAAGTGCCGCTGAAGATGGTATTGAAGAAGTCCACACATCTTGAAGACTCTTATTGATTAAGTCATCCGCTTCTTCATTGTAATACTGTTTTGAAGATGAGGTGACCCGCCTATCAATAAGAGTCTTAAATGATAAATCCGCTTGCGTCCAAGACATGATGATTCCTTATATTACTAAACCGGTGATGACCATCCTGGAAGCCCGAGCAGCAGATCCGTTCTTCAACGTGACTTTTATATATACATACCCGTTTGAGTCTGATGAAGTAGATGTGCCAAACGTAAGATTCAGAGTAGTGCCACTGGACGTTCCAAGCCGACACCCATTACTATCCCCAAAGTCACGGCCGGCATCCATCCATCCCGTAGGAGCAAAAGAAGGTGTAACAGAGGGCAAACGCACCTCAAGATTCAAATTACCAGCCCCATCCGCGGAAATGTCCGTGTAATTTATCCCTGTGAACACTATACGCATATTGGAATAGGCTGATCCAATATTTACTCCCCATACAATAACCTGCTCCCCAGTGAATCCCGTATAATCCGCCGTCTGTGTAGGCAAATACCCCGACGTGAAATTCAAACTCGGATAAGTCCAATAAGTGTCATACAGCTGTCCATCGCCATTAGTGAGAAGACTGCTCGATGTCCAATTACCCGTAAGAGCGCTGGTCTTATCGTCAAAATTCCGGGTCAGAGGTATTCGGTAGTTCTCATCAAACATCGTAATGTCACCACTGGTGCTGTACGAGGTTGAATAAGTATTCACCAACCGATTCTGAGATGCAGACGTACTGGTCGCAGAAGTCCCACTAGGCTTGGTGGCTGTTATCGTGAGCCGGGCATTGGAGCTATACACATTCGAAGCATTCAAAGAATCCAAGCCAGTCCTATCCAAAACATAGGCCTGGTCATAAGCAAACACCGCTCCGCCAATACTAAGATTGGCAGCAGTTAGACCGGACATGGAATAGGAAATAGGATTGGTAGGACGGATACACTGATTCGCAAGATTAGCTATGATAGCATGAAGGTTAAAAGTATCACCATTGTAGTAGTACCTGACACCAGATAGGTACCTGCTGCTGCCCAAAGTGTTCTGAGTAACAGTCGCATCATCGGTGAACACAGGCGTAAGATTGCTGTTATCATACCAGAATTTAGTACTGCCGGTCTGCTGTGTCGTATCCCCCACCACGTACATCATTGAGTGATAACTGTATCCAGGACTAGATTGGGTATAGTTTATACGTGCGTTGGCCTTACGCCACACAGTGTTGTATGTGTCTAAAGCCGAGATAGTGACCGTACCTGTGGTTCCTGTACCAGAAGAAGTGTCCCTGGAAGAACCTACCGCCCCATCCGAAAAATGTACCACAGATCCTACGTCACCACCAAAAGTCGATCCAGCCTTGAATGATGTAGAAGTGCTTGGAGACGTAAGAACGTATGCGTTAATAATCACATAATCTGTTATTGAATCTCCAGCTACTTTACCATCCTGATACCAAGAACTATTTAATCCTGTGGGAAGGATTGCGGTATACTTAGTAACCCCACTGAGTGTCAGAGTACCAGATAGGGCACTAGGGGGCGTGGGAGCTATTGCCAATAGCAGATCATTAATGGAATCGATGGCGTCTGCGGTATACGTGCTTGCTGTGAATGGGAAAATGCCGCTATAAGTAGCATCTGAGGGCCATCCAAGAGGTATGGCATTTGCTTCATTGGCTCCTGTTATTCCCTGTATCCCTGTTTGTCCATGCAAACCAGTCTGGCCTAAAACACCGGTCTGTCCTTGAATACCGGTATCGCCTTGGAATCCAGTATCGCCCTGATACCCTATTTCTCCTTCAGCTCCTGTTGGTCCTTGTATGCCCGTCTCGCCCTGAATGCCTGTTTGACCAAGAACTCCTGTTTCGCCCTGAATGCCCGTCTCGCCCTGAACTCCTGTCTGACCCTGAACTCCCGTCTGACCCTGAACTCCCGTCTCGCCTTGGACACCTGTTTGGCCCTGAATTCCGGTGGGGCCCTCAACTCCTGTAGAACCTAATGGACCTGTTTCTCCTAAAACCCCTGTCTGCCCTTGGATTCCTGTGGGGCCTTGAAAACCGGTTGGACCCTGCAAACCTGTAGTTCCCTGTGCTCCTGTGCCACCCTTTACCGCAACATTAACGGCATCTTTGATGGTGCTATGGGCATCGAAGGGTATATCTTGGGCCCTGAGTGCGTCGGGGTCGTTCCAATCAAGTTCTATCCATTTTCGTTTGGTTTTCATGCCCGCAAGACCAATATTAGAGTGGGGATGCCCAAGTGACGGAATATGTGTAGGGTATTAGTAGATTATGATGGTCGAAGAACTGTTTCCGTTGCTTTTCAAACTTCCTCAAAGGTATTTTTGTTGGTATAGATTGTTTGTAGGTACTCCACCCAATCCTTAGCAGGAGTGAGTCATGAACGATTCCCCAGAGGAATTTCCTGTTTCTGTTGAACAGCCTAAAGAAGACCCGCCTAGTACTCTCAGACAGCCTAGTTCCCTAAGAGAAGTGAATCTTCTTCTTAAAAGCCACCTTCCTCCGTCATCTCCTTTAATCCCAAAACCATCTAGACCTTACGTGAAGTGTTCCTTTTTTCTCACCAAAGAGGACGGGTCAGACGTACAAATTTTTAATGCCCGACTTATGGAAATGCCCAGGAAGAATGACGTCTTCTTGATCGATAACACCACCTTCGAAGTCGTTAGCTTCACCAGAATTCTGGCTTTCGCCAATGAGGAACAGGACTATGTAAAAGAGGTGAAGGTGGATGTCTTGGTACGAAAACGTCCTGTCTTCCATCACGGAAACGATCAGGAAGAGGATCAAGACCCTTCTGAAGAGCGTAGACCCTTTCAAAGACGTTATTCAAGGTGAGCAGTAGTAGTACCCACTAGCCGGGTCCGTTCTGATAGACACAGATACGGGTTTCTGGAATTGATACCAGGAACCCTTCGTATTCAGCTTAAAATAGTGAATCCAGTACGTTTTCTTGATCACTACCACATCACTGACCTTGGTATAGTAAGTCTCGACAACGATTCGGTACTCCTCTAGGCTGTCAGGTTTGAAGACCAGAAAACCATAGTCTGGTACATAAATACTACGACCTGAGACCTTAAACTCAAAATCACAGTACCTTGGTGCTCTACTATAATCGATTATTTCGTATTCGAATTTTGAACCTCGAACAGTCTGGTTGTATTCCAGCTGCTGTTTTGAATAGTCTTTCACCACTGAAGACAGCAACCGTATGAAATCGTAATTCCCATCCTGAGCCAGGCATAGAATAGGCATAATCAACAGTGTTTTCAGCCACTTCATAGTAACCTCCTTTTTTTAGTTATGCGATTAAATTAGGAGCTTATTACAGAAGGTTTATATTTGCTGGGATTGGGCGTATAATAAGTACAGGAAGGAGCAACTTATGGTCAGATTACCGAACAATAAGGTCAACATTACCTGGGAACAGCTGAAAGCCGCTACGGGTATGTCTGAGACCTTTTACATTGAATTGAGTGAGTGCGAGAGGTACCACGACCTGAACGAGAGCTACAAGAAAACACGGGAACCGTACACGAAACCTGAATGCAGGACGATTAGTTTTCGGAAGGAACTCCATGAAACTGGCAACGGAAGCGGAAACGACCACTGTTTCTGAAGAAGTTCCATCCTACTCCTTTGGCATCCGTAGCCTCGATATGGGTTTGGTCATCGAGGTCCTACGGTCCAAAATGTACACCAATCCCATACGCATCATCTGCCAGGAAATAGCTGCAAACGCCCGGGATGCAAATCGAGAAGCGGGCAATAAGAACAGTCCGATCAAAATCCGTTTTGACCAAAACTTTTTCAACAACAAGGGCTGCAGCATAGTCATAGAAGATGATGGTCCTGGTATCAGCCCTGAACGCATGACCGAAATCTTTATCAACTACGGAGCATCAACAAAGCGCCATACCAACACTCAGACCGGAGGATTCGGACTCGGATGTAAGACCCCCTTCGCCTACACGGACACTTTCACTATCCTGACGAAAGTCGATGGAGTCAAATACACCTATCAGGCTGTAATTGAGAAGAACCGTACCGGAAAGATTTATCTGTTATTTCAAGAACCCACTTCCGATCCAAACGGCACCGCCATCATCATTCCAGTTGGAGAGTACGAAAAAAATACCTTCATCAAAGAATGCCATAGGGCTACCCTTTTCTGGAATCCCAGGCCGGTATTAGATCCAGCTTTTATTACGCCTTTGCCGGCCCTGAAAAAGCATGAGGACAGTTTCATCATAGACACGGGATTCTGTGGTCTCTACGCCGCGGGTATATACGCTCTTGTGGACGACATACCCTACTTTTTCAACAACAATGATAGCTTCAATAAAATCGCTATTTTTCTCCGATTCAAGACAGGGGAACTGTCCATATCAGCTAATCGGGAAACGCTGCACATGGACAACGAGACGGAAGAGAAGATCACAAAACGATATAAGAGTTTTGTTGCATCTTACACAAAAGCTGTTTTCGAAGAGATAGACAAGGCCCCGACATATTATCACGCGGCAATCTTGTATAGTGCTTGTTCCGACAACCCTATAGTGATGGAATGCTGTGAAGATCCCAAATGGAATGGCATCCCAATCAAAACTGATTTCAATGATCTTTTTCATTTCTTAAGATTGAAGAAAGGGACACACTTAGAATCCGTTTATCAAATACCAGCCGATTTTTTGGTTGTTCCTAAGTATATCAATGATGCCAAGTCTTTTCACAAAGCTCGGTTCAATGAAGCCGCGCTTAAACATCCAGATTCAAAACCATATCTGATATACGCAACGGGTGGTAGTGAAGAAGAAAAAGAAAAGTCCCTTATTGCTCTCCTCAATACATGCGGCAAAACAGAGTTTCTGTCTTCGATACGCATCCAAAAAAAGTCTTGTTCTATCAGAGAAAAACGAAATACTCTCGTATATCACTGTTCTACTGGATGGCACAGCAGAAATCCGATATCTCCACAACGTATAGACTCCACCGCAAAAGGGTACTATATTCCATTCAAGTTCAAAAGAGATCTGACCCAGGAACAGATGTATTGGGGCAGGAATATTTCCGCCATATCGAAAGAGAACGTATATTTCGTCAAAGGGCACTCAATAACGGCGTATCCAAACCTCCTACCGTTGTCGGTTGCGGAGAAGAAATATGAAGAGCAATTCAAAAATCAAGCCCGTTCAGGTGTATTCAAGAAACATGGACTTGACTTAAAACTACTCAGGAAATTGAATTTTCCTAAAGAAATAAAGAAACTGATAGGCCCGGATGTTGCGGATGACTTCGTCATAAACGAAAAAATGCTTGCTAAGTACATAACCGAACAAGAAAAGATCGAGATAAAAGGTATTTTGACGACATATCCTTTGCTGACTTATTACAATGGCCCTCATACGGAAGAATTCAATAAATACATACAGGTAAACTACCGCCAGGACAAGCCGGCGGCTTTAGACCTGAATCCCTGAGCAAGTAACGCTATGACGCGATACAACCTCAAGTCCATAACCCGATCTTTCTTGGGTGTTTACAGACCCCATCCTGCGAAAGCCTTGCTCTCGCAGGATATATCGTCCCCGTATATTCTTAGAAGCCGTCAGGTCTGCATCTCCTCTGTAGCCGCAGGCCATACATCGGAATTGCAAACCAATACGGTTCCCCTTAGCAATATGGCCACATTTCGGACACGTCTGAGATGTGTAGGCCGGGTCTACTGTCTCAGTCTTTATGCCTTTCTCGGCAAGCTTATAGCCCGCCTTGAACTGCAAAGAAGAATACGGCCACCGACAAACCTTCTCTCTAAGGTCCTTGCCCTTTTTCAGAGAAGCTTCTCGGATATTGCTAAGGTCTTCGAACACGACCACCCGAGCATTAGACTTAACGGCGTACTGAGTCAAGGCCTTAGAGGCAACATGCATAAGCTGTTCCGTAATGGCCCTTTCGCGGTGTGCCAATCGCTGAAGAAGGCGATGGGCCGACCGGGTACCTACGGCTTGAATCTTACTCCGTCGAGTCCTGATACATTTTCTCTGGTGGTTAAGTTTTCCGCCCGAAAAGAAGAAGGCTTTATTATTGGAGGAGTTCGAGGCAACAAGCATACGCTTGATGCCAGAATCCACTCCAATGATACAGCCCTGTTGAGCAGGTTCAGGGATGTCTTTTTCGTAGCTCAGAAGCAGGTACAGTTTATTTTTGACTTGTTTAAGTTTCGAGTCCTTCCACGTATTTGTCGGAGCTATGCTCGGGTGATACAAGGAAATGCGTTCACCCCAAAGGGTGACACCTTTCCCCGACTTGTTGAAGTCCCGTTTCCATACCAGAGGGATCACGGCGTTCTTAAAGACTGCCAGTTTCCATCTTTTGTTGGACTTGGCCGTGTTATATGTAGCTGCAATTTGCTTGCAGATACTGCAGGCAAGTTGCGAAGGAAGTTGGAACTTATCACGAAGGACGGGGTAATGGGCTTTGGCGATGCGATTCGAGTTCAGCTCTTTGGAGTTGAAGACGATAGGCGAGAGCCAGTTAAGGGCCTGGATATAATTTTGGATTATTGTTGGGGCCTTAGAGGAGCCATTAATTTTGATTTTAGTAGTTCTGATAGTTTTCACGGTAGTAGGTCCTATGTACTACCGTAGTGAATATCGAAAGATTATTACGGTATCCGCTCGTGTCACAATCATAAAAGGAGTGATTATGGACTTGGGATGGATCATCACAAAACAGCATGTCATCGTCGCCCACAACGGTGTTCCGCAGGCGTTTCCCAAAACAGCTTCCATCTATTCACAGATCATGAAGTTTATCCGGAAAAAGGATAAACAAGGACTCATAGGTCTTCTGCATCCTGAGAAAGCTGTGGAGCATTTTTCCAATGGACAGCTGGAGATGACCGGTAATCAAATCAAGAAAAAGGACACTGGAGAAGCGATCGATGGAATTTTGGCGCAAAAAGTATTCGGATTCATAAACAATGGACACCCATATACTCCTTACAAGAAATTCCTGAAGAATCTGGAATCCAATCCCAATAAGGATTCCAGAGATCAGTTGCTCATTTTCCTGAAGCACAATAATTTCCCCATAACCCCTGATGGGTGTTTCCTAGCCTATAAGTACGTGACGGAATCCAACGGTAAGTTGATGGACTCGTACTCGAAGACCTTCAACAACAATCCTGGTCAAATCGTCGCCATGGATCGCAAGGATTGTGATCCTGACCGGACTGTTACCTGTAGTAAGGGACTCCATGTCGCGGCATATGCTTATGCTAAGGATTGTGGTGGGGGTTCCACAGTCATTCAGGTCAAAGTGAACCCCAAGGATGTTGTGGCAGTTCCTGAAGACCACAACAACCAAAAAATAAGGGTATGCAGGTATGAAGTTCTAAAAGCCGGGGCGGGAGAGGTAACGGCGGACTACAGCCGAATTTCAAAGCAGGAAATACCGTCACAAGTACAGCAGGACGATAAGATCAATTTCAACACCATGTCCGGACAGGCCATCATTGATTACGTGAAGGAGAAGACTGGCCATGTCATCCCAGTGACTCCCAAGAGCAAGAAAAGCGTCATCAAGCATGCCCTGAAGGCTTTGGGTATGGCTTCCAAAGTATCGACGAAAGACACCATTGACCTCAAAGGTAAGTCAGGGAAAGAGATAGTGGATCTTGTCTTCGCACAAACAGGAGCCAAAATTACCTGTTCCGTTAAGAGCAAAAAAACCGTACTGAAACAGGCCTGGAGCTTCCTCGTAAACCACGGCCTTAAAGTAGCAACCTGAAGGAGATAGGCATGAGCTCAATAACCATCAAGAATGCCACGGTATGGCTGACGACTGTGACTCTGACAGAACTAATGGATGCCTGTGAGGATGCCAAAGAGAAAGGCCTGACTCAGGTAACCATCAGGTCGGAATTCGTTCCCATCGAGTTCGTAGTGGACTTAAAACCTGAGACAGAATCCCTGGGATATCAAATGGTCATACCGGAAAAGTCTTCTGAGGATAACGGCGGTAGGGTCATTGAATTCAAAAAACCGACAAGGCCATCAGCAGCATGATCATAAAGGACTTCGAGCATGGTGGATTTCCAATCAACAAACGGAATCCTGTCCTATGCTTTTTTACAGGGGATGGAATACAGCCCACGGCCGTTTTCATTGCCTATGATCGAACAACCTTAAAAACCATACTCACGAGTAGAGTTATCGTGAAATGCCTGGGTATTTGGCCGGGAAAAATGAACACAGACTGCTACCCTCTGAATATTGAAGAATACAAAGATATCCCGACACCCCCTTCAATAAACAGAGACATAGACAACGCAATCAGCATCGTACTAACATATGGCAAGAAACAGAAGTTATCCGGAGTACGTTACAGCATCCCAAAAGAGGAAGGGGAAGGCTTTGTAGAAATTGTTTCCAAAGACCCTGATCTCGCAGAGTATGTCACCAAAGTAGGGCTCAAACACAGCTCAATAATCGAGGAGTGACCGTCAACGTGAAAAAAGTGGATATCTCCCAGCATCGGAAGATTTTCAAGACTAACCGTTAAACAAAAGTTGATCACATGAGAATATCTTCGGCACGTGCAGATTCTTTAGCACAGGCTGTGGCATACATACAAGATGGCGAAATAAGTCGCCCAATTCGCATGATTAACGAGGTAATCAAACAATTACGTGATAGTGACGACCCCAAATTGCCACCGTTTGATGGTGTGTGGAATCATGTAAAGCAGAAGTTGTGGATCGAAGGTAGACCTGAGATCAATCTTGGAACGTCTGCAAGCTGCAAAGAAACTTACGATTACATTGCAAAAATAGGGGCATATCCGTGAGATATCCAGACAGGGAACCTAGGAAGATAAGTTCAGTTAACGTGGGTAAGTTTATTGATCATGAGGCTGTTCCTCAAGAAGATGGCAGAATAGCAGTCTTTAAATTCACGAGACTGACGAAGAACAGTTTGGGGAATATGCGAAGATGCTTGTAGCATCCGAGAAAGATGTAGATTCCTTTTCAAATGAGATACCCCCATACGAGGCCATTAGTGCGGGTGAGAAGCTACATGCGTATAAGTATGGCGGAATCTTGTCCATGCGAATGGGATGGTATATCACTCCTAAAGTAGAACCAAATAGAGTTTTAAGGTCGAAGCAAATAGCCATGAGCTAAGATAGGATACCCAACGATGCTTATGAAACTTCATATAGAACTCGATACCGTAGCCGTAGTGAAGAAAGAAGACCTATTATACAGTCCTGACGGGACCTTACTGGGAGTCCAACCCCCTTTTGCATCACGTATCTTGCGTGAGACTGTGGGAAATGTCCCGGATACAGACATAAGAGTAAGCCTTGAGGAAATCAAGGGAGAGAAAGACCTTCCACAGGATTGGGAAATGAACTGCATCCCTTTCTTTGAAGAAGAGGACCGTACCATACGAGATATCCTTGAACAGAAACACATAGATGAAACCCATATACTTTGTGACCGCCATAGCGTCTAATGAACGTGCATACAGGAGCAGGTGCTGGGCATGGTACCCTAATATGTTAGGGGCATCCAAAGCTGCCCTACGTAACGACAGCGATATGCACGAGCAGTCCTACGACTATCTTGTGATAGAAAAGATGTCGTCTGGTGTGATGCAGATAGCCGAACAGGTCCAATGGTATCGCTGGGTGAAAGGAAAGTGGAAGGATTGTAGTGTCCCCAAGTTTGCTAAAGGTATCGTCAACTGGTGCGTGGGGTAGAAATGAAAGAACGTATGCCATTCGTTATCCAAGGAAATTTCAGGAAAGAATTTCTGGAGAGTATGGGCTATAAGCCGTTCGTTCCAGCACCGATTGAAATAAGTAAAGACCCTGTCATGCCGATAATGCATATCGTTGAAGGATTATTTCCTAAATGCAAATATTTTAACGATAAAAACATAGATGCTACCACACAGAATCAAACCTTAAATAAAGTGGGACACCTATGACGAGCCCATGGTTAGACTCTTTGTTTGATGGGATAGAATTAGACATCTCTGACAAAAAACGAGCAATAGACCTGATAAAGAAAGCCCTTAGCTCACTGAGCCCCCTAGAACTGGAAGAGCTGCATGCATTGCAGCCAAGTATCATGGTGGAAGTTACTCGTAGTTCGGATGCGGTTGTTAGAGGAAAGAATAGAGAGGAATACCCGACCTTCGTAGTTGTAGGTAGTAATAACGGGACGGCTCTCTGTTTGGGCCCCTGTCCTGACCCTGACCCATCAAGAAAAGAACAGCCTTATTACTGGAGAGATGCAGGTCAGTGGGGTACCTACGCCAAAAAAGTAGAAGGCCAACTCCTGATAGATTATCCAGAGATGCCTCATCTACACAACACTCCTCTGATTGAGATCAGCCAAAAAGAATGGCGAAAGAGCAACGACAGGTATCTATAAACCTTTCTTGACTAGACTGCAATGAAGAGTTTGAAATGGCAACATTTTCCCTTATTCTTCTCTGCGGAGTGTTGCTGCTTTTTAGAGCAATAAAACTATTCAATGACGTCAGAATATTTATTGGCATGGTCACTCTTGTTGTAAGCTTATTTTGCTTCTGGTGTTGCTTATACCTTCTGACCCACTGATGCCCTAACGCAAAAAATAAAGGGACCGATATTTCTACCGGTCCCTTCTCTTCGTTCTCAACCTCAATTCATCAATTTTTACAAGGACGAGGACGACCCTTCGGCTTGATGATGAACTGCTCCCACATCTTCACTACTACTTCAAAAATGAATAGATTGTGGGACCTGGCATATTCCTCAATCTGCTTATAGACCGACTGAGGAACGCCTATGGGTTGTTTAGGCTCAGCTCTTGGCATACTTACTCCTGTTCTGCCACAACCTGCCCGGTAGGAACGCCTTCTTCGAATATCCGGATGTAGTCCAGAACAGCCTCAGACCACCCATTGATATGCACCCACTTCGTACCGTAAGCAACACCACAGTCGTAGGTGTTAACATTGACGATGTAGTTGTGCGTTCCAAAAGCATTGGCCTTGTCCGGCGATTGACGACTTGAAATGTCACAATCCTGCTCATCGGTGAATACAATGATCCGATCAGCAGTCTTTTCCTTATCATGCACGAAATTCATCACCTGAGTGAGGAAGATACCCCCACCACCCAGAGGACCCGTCAAAGCGTAGATGACATCAGACAGGGCAAACCCTCTACGAGACGGTACCAACTGAGTCTTGTGAATCCTCGTACTATCACAGCCGGCAGTAGCATAGATAACCGGGTCTTCACAAAGCTCCCTGGCAATCATTGCCAATGCACAGCCAGCTCGAGCTCGGTCCATCTCGGACTTTTTGGATACCTGAGCGTGATACATGCTCCCCGATACATCGACGATAAGGATCGTCTTGCCATTGAGCTTAGGCTTACCCTCCATAGTCTTCATGAACGCCACTTCAAGATCCGGCTCGAACTTTGGAGCATGAATAGCCGCGGCAATGTAACGAAACGGCAGCACCTGGGTGCTCTTCATGTCCCGTACAGCCTGTGACACCAGCTTAGGAGTCACTTCAGCCTGAGTCATGTTACGAAGATTCCGAATCAATGCCAAATCACCCAGCTTCTTCTCCTTCAGAAGCCGTTCCCAAGAGTCCTTGTTGTTACCCTTGGCGGAAATCTCAACTTCCCAAGTATCAGGAGTCTTCAAGGTGCCGGTGATAAGCTTCTTGAATAGGTCGCTACCAGGATCCTGAGGAAGAGACGCACCTGCCTTTCTAGCTTTCCTGGTAAATCCTGCCACACCAGTCTTCGGCTTCGCATGACTCAGAAACAGGACATCACGAAGTTTGACATCCTTATCTTGATTGTACTTGGACAGGGCATATTCCGAGAACTTGTTGAATGCCGCAGCCAAGCCCTTTTTGACCTGAGAAGATACAGACTGGTTCTTATCATCAGACCAATAGATGGACATGAACTCAGAGAGCTCATCAGGACGCTGAATAACCTGTTCAAGCGTACGGGAAACAAGATGCTTATGGGTGGAAAGACGGGCCATTTCCCGAACGAGAAGCAGAGGGACATGCCTCAACTTCATCAGAGTTCGGGCTTCAAGGGCGATTTCAGCGACCTTATTGGCCGGCAATTGAGGAATGAGATCCTTAATCCGTTGGGCAATAGAAACCCCGGACTCGTAGTGGGTATCTTCCCACAACAGACAGCTCATCACTGCCCTGCGAAGAAGTTCCTCGGCATTGGTGATCTTTTTGGTGATCGCACCCTCATGAGTGTGGGCAGGAGTCGGGGGAGTCTTTTTGTTGATCGATGCCATTGGACACTCTCCTATGTTATTTAGGATAGGATGGGGAACAAACGGGCAGGGGTCTTTCCACATTATCAGTATGAAGTATCCCTACTCCTACGCCACCACCCTAATACTCGACAGCCTCAAAAAATAAAGGACAGGGAACAAACAACAAGAGTTTTTTTCGATGATTGAAGTAGCCCTTGTCAACGCCACTGTCCTATTTTATCTGGCGGGGAACAAACGAATCGGGGCTTTTTTTCTGTTGCTCTACCAACTGAGCTACCGCCCCGTAAATGTGGAGCGGGTAGGACTCGGACCTACGACCCACAGTTTGATATGAAGGATCCCAACTCTACGCCACCGCCCGTAATGGTTTCAACCCACGCATCAATACAGGATGCGACACAAATTAAAGGATCTCAGGAACAGACGAACCAGGACTGCCCTTTCGGGCGTTCCATGTAATGAAGTATCCCGATTCTAACGCCATGAGATCCATTTCCGAAGTGCACCTTAAATATACGACCACAAAATTGAAAAGTCAAATATTTTTTAATTTATTTTTAGAGGCCCCATCTAGAGGCTGCGTCCTCAAGCCCTTTCTCGGCCGGTTCCACAGGCTGAGTATATTTACACTTAGGAAAATTTGTACACCCAAGAAAATACTCTTTGGTAAGTTTATTCTGCCTCTTGACTAGCTTACCATCACACCTGGCGCAGTCCCATATGGTGATGTCTTCGTCCTGCACGCTCTACCACCAATTTTTGAGGTATAGATACAAAGCGGTTTCAGACGTTTTCACGAATGAAAACTGGTCAAGCTTATCCGACAAAAACAGATAGAACTCTTTATCATGATCCCGGTATTTTGACCAATCAAAACCCATAGCCATAACCTTATCCATAAATATCCGTGACAACAACATGGACCCACTTCCCACAGTCCCTTTCTTAAAATCGCAGTTGGTCATAACACTACCCAATCTGTTTTCATGAATCATTAAAAGCGGACACAATACCCCATCAATTCCGTCTTTCAAATAACGTGTCATAACTTTCAGACAATCCGGCATGAGTACGTCATCCGAATCAAACATTTTCACATACTCAGACTTACCCTTCCACTCAAAAATCCATTGCCGAGCGTTACCCGCATGCCCCGTATAAGCACCCAGATGTCTGACCAGCACACCCTTCTTACAATACTCTACAGAGGCTTTAGGCCCATATTCGGAAGGAATCCTGCTATCCTCAGGCGTATACCAATACTTCTCTATCATAGACTCGAGCTGTAAATGATTATCCTCTACCCAAAGTACGATTCTTTTGGGCTCATAAGTCTGATAGAAAGCACAACACAGGGCAATCTGCAGGCGCATGAAATGATTAGATACAGTAGGAACAAATAGATCAATCAATGGGTTTTCTGACATAAATACCATAGTTGAAGGTGGAGCTGTGATAAGAAACAAATAAAGACTTCAATACAGGATATCGCTCCAGCATTATCTGAGGAGTCAGGTCATCCTGAACATGACACTCATTATCAGGACCTTTTTGAGGAAGCTCATAGGGCACTGCAACAATCAGCTCTGAACACTTTGGCAGGATCCGTTCAAGAAGTGCCTGTGCCCTGATTATGGATATGTGCTCAAGCACATCGCCCATAATGATCAAATCGTAATATTTGAATTCAAAAGTACAGATATCTGCTATGAATATCTTTCGATACTTATTTTCAAGATTATACTCCCGCACATATGAACCCCAGATTTCACAGGCATCCATATTCAGATAAGGGGGTCTGAGAAGCTTTGAATAGGCCCCCTTACCTGGCCCCACATCCAATATTTGTATACTCGTATCAGGAAACCGGGTTGTGATGTACTCCAGAGTCTCTTGCTTGAAAACATGCGTGCTGTCAGGCATCTTTATCCCGCCATCTCTTTCCCGTAGACATTAAAATACGTACGTCTAAACAAATCACTCGGATAGGTATCCCGCTTTTCCCCCCTATAAGATCGAGACCTTGCATAACTGATGTTTAGGTACAATTTTGCGCGGGTCATCGATACGTAGTATAGCCTTTCCTCCTCCTTCAAATCCTCGGAAAGTTTATGGGGCCACACTTCGTGCTCAACACCCACTACAAATACCCTATCAAACTCCAAGCCCTTACTAGCATGGGCTGTCATGAGCTGTACCCCGTGCCCCGAGTCTTTCTCCAGGAAACTACTACCCAATATCAAAGACTCGATAGAATCAAAACCTGAGGCAACATCCAATAAGGCATCCACCATGGCTATATCCGAATCCTTATCCAATGAAGCCTTATAAGCTGTACGTTGCAAGATAACGTTCAAAGCATCTAACGGACTAATACCCTTAGTATCATCAAGAGCTTTCAATAACGCTTTTATGGCCGGCATCTCCTCCGCCACGGAATCTACATAAGGCCGACCTTCATGTAGCAGACGTTCAATTTTGGCGTCCCCAAAGCCCCTTTTAGGGACATTGATTATTCTGGCAAGACTCTCAACATCCTCCCTATTGTTCCCTGCCTTAAGGAATGCCAAAAGATCCTTCACGACCCGACGTTTGAAAAACGGAACGTCCCCAACAACCTTATAGGGTATCTGGTGTCTGCTGAATGCTTTCTCGAATTCCAGGGATCGGGTATTCACTCGGTATAGGACTGCGAAGTTCTCGTAGTCATTCATCTGTTTGATGGCCAGAGCTACACGCTCAGCTTCTTCTTCCGTACTCATAAATTGGGTAAGGGACACCTTACCTGAAATGGAGGACTTGGCAACCATCGGTTTGCCGTATTGTAGAAAGTTGTTGGCTTGAGTAATGATTTCAGGGCATGACCGGTAGTTGTATGTAAGAGAACAGTCAGAAGGAGAATGCTTGTTTATGAAATCCTGAATGTTCTGAGGACGGGCCCCTCGGAATCGGTAAATGGATTGGTTGAGATCTCCAACGAGAAACAATGTCTTAGTAGCTGTTGGGTCATAAAGGAGCATGACAATATCAAACTGGACCTGAGAGGTGTCCTGCACTTCATCTACCAGAATATGTTTCCAGAGCTCTGTATAATGCTTTCTGCAGTCATCATACTCGAGGCATTCCAAAGCGAATAGAAGCAGGTCATCAAAATCACAGGCATTGTTCCTTTTTAGGATCTCCTCATACTGTTCATAGACCATCGCCTCAACCTCATCCAAGGCCGGTTCCTGCGTTCCTGAAGACTTGTACCGACTGATAGCCCTCAAGATGTCGTAGGGGCTTTCCTTGCGATTACGGGCCTTTAGGATGGTTTTTACGACGGTTACCTGATCTGAGTCGTCATAAATTGTGAAAGGTACTTTCAAACGGGTGTATTGAGCATACTCACGGATGATGCGTACGCACATGCTGTGGATGGTGCTGATCTGCATTCCGGTGATATCATGCTCTTTTTTGATCCTGGACTTCATCTCGTCCGCGGCTTTATTCGTAAAAGTGATGGCACATATGCTGCTTGGAGGCACCCCAGAGTCTAATAGGTGATATATCTTCGCCACGAGACATCGAGTCTTACCACTACCAGCTGAGGCGTGAACTATCGTAGGGGAGGGGGCAAGAATTGCTGCTTCTTGCTCATCGTTCAGTCCGTACTTCATTCCGAAAAAATTCCTCGTTGTTTCAGACGTGGGCACCAGATAGGAATAGGATTTTCACCCCCTACATCAGGGACCTTCTTATAGCCTTCCATGGCTCCACAGGCTGCCCCAGTTCCATCCAATTTACCTGGATACCCATCTGCACAGTCCCTACAATCATCGATTAACAGCTGACGCTTATGTTTGGGATTGATTACCGGTCCAAACAACCAGTATCTACGTCTCACTTTTAGGTTTCCTTTTTTGAGCTAAACGTCTACGCCAATATATAAGATCTTTAACCTTGTTGGCATACCCATTTTTAGGCTGTTGACCACTCTGGATGCTTTTGATTTCTTCCGTTAAGGCATCGATCTTGGAGATGATTTGGTTTCGATTTTTCATAAATAAGGGAGGGCCTTTGTTGAGTTCAGGCCCTCCCTTATGATACGAAAGATAACGGATAAGATAAAGTTCTATTTCACAATAGGAAACAACTCCGCAATTGCTGACTTGATTTCTTCCTCGGGCCATCCTCTTTTTTTGAGCAGGGCTTTGAACTTTCTCTTCAATGGATCGGACTTCTTTCGCGTAGACTTTTTCAATGGAACGGACTTCCTGGGCATCTTTACTCCTTGTGACAGGCAAAATCTTCTGCTCTAGCCAAACTGAGCTACACCCCATCAAAATACATCAGCACGCAGTGTTATCAATATACATGAAGGAAGCCTAAAGCTGCTTATTGAGCAGCACGTCCAGGTTCTCGACTTCTGGGACGGTGTCAGAGATGAACACACCTTAAGTCATTGAGTCCTTCTTTATAAAATGCTTTTTGAACTGGAAGCAAGTATATTTAGAATATGCCAAAATACATAAAAGTACGGTGTTCTTTGTGTAAGTTACCCTTTGAGAAATCTTCACAAAGATATAATGAAGCAATAAAAAAGGGTTCTAAACTATTTTGTTCCTCCAAATGTCGTATAACTGACAGGACTACCTCTAAGGATCTGACTTGTGACCTGTGCGGTAAAAAGTTCGTAAGGCAGAAGTACGCTATTAGGGATGGTCATAACTTTTGTAGTCAGTCCTGCTCTGCTCGGTATACAAATAAAGGCAGGGCCATGAAAGAGTCTACCAAAATTAAAATATCCTCTAGACTATCTGGTGTTAAAAGAACGGAAGAGCAGAAAAAACAGACTCAACAAAGAATAATGCTGTCTGGCCACTTTTCAGGAAAATTGTTCACAGGGATACGTATCTCAAATTGTGTTGTTTGTGGTAAACTCTTTTGTTCTCGTGCTGCTGAAAAGAGAAAGACATGTTCTAAAGATTGTAAAACGATATCAAGCACTAAACTGAGGACATATCAGAATGGTTCTAGAAAGGCTGTTTGGTTTTTTAATCCATTTCAAAATAAAAAAGTTTTATTGGAGTCCTCTTGGGAGGTTAAAACAGCAGAAATGCTCTGTGCTTATAATATAGAATGGACTCGACCTGAACCAATGAGTTGGATAGATATTAACAACAAGAGGCATCTGTATTTTCCTGACTTTTATCTACCAAAGTATGATACATATTTAGACCCCAAAAATCCTTTTTGTATGAATAGAGACAAAGAAAAACTCGCCTATTTTAAAAACAGAATAAATTTGATTTATGGTGATATGACGATAATCAATCAGTATATAGAGAATATAACTCGGAGTGACAGGACTCGAACCTGCATTTCCCGTTAGGGACCTGAACCCAAATCAGGTGGGTAGCCATTACCCTACACTCCGTATTCAACAAAAATCATGGAACCTAAAGCTCTATCTATCACTTAATGTTTTTAAAAAAAAATAGTAGGGCACGTGCTCTAGCCAGACTGCGCTACTCTCCGTTTAGATTCCGTACTTGATCAGATACTCGTTCGATACCGCCTTAAAACTGGTCTTTCTATCCTTACCTTTCATCCTAAACACAATACCTTCACGTAGCACATTAGTATTCAGAGGACAAGGTCCGTCCGCCATTTTCAAAATATCTTCAAGAGTATGTCCGAGCACCAGGTCTCTGTACAGGATAGGTACCGTCTTGAGACCTAACTTTGTACAGAACTCTTCCATTTCCTCCAACTCAAGATATCGGGACTTCTCAATATCGAACACATAAAAAATGTAGACATCCTGTCCCTTGAGTTTGTGCCGATTGTCGTTGATACCTTCACCTACGCATTCCCCTTGTATAGCATACCCCTCAGGAAGTTTGTTCCGAAGGTCATACTTGTTAGCAACTTTCCAGAAGGAGTTCTTTTCAGTCTCTTTAAGATCGAGATTCCTACTACAGACTCCGAAATCACCCTGATACTTAAAACAGGTCATCGACGATCCGTCAATTTTCACGGAAACGTAGAAAGATTTCCCCTGGTAGAACGAGAGTTCTTCAAGAAGATTTTGAATACGTTCCTCGTCCGTCTTAGGAATGTACCCAGGGAAAGCCCCTCTAACCTCACCAGCCAGGCATGCTGGCACGGGGGCCTCATAGAGACGAATACCTAATAACTCGGAGACATCTTCTCCTACAGCCATTCCTACGCACTCTGGGAACACGGATAAAGGCATGGCGAGTCCTTGAGAGATCTGTCCGAGTTTCCGAGCTGTTTTGAGTCTGTATCCGAGTTTCTCTATTCCCTCCACGATCATCTTCTTAGGTGACGACCCTTTAGCTAAAAATTCATAACGGGGGAGTACCGGGAGGAAGCTGTCCACCTCATGATAGACACAGATGTCACCCTGCTTAAAATCTGTTTTCAGGGCTACACACTGCCAACCACGAACCTTCACCAGGCAGATGTTGTCCGCGCCTTCAATGGTAAGGACCTCTTCTATAGTTTCGATTGTCGCAAGCTTTCTCACGGACATACTCCTGATTATTACGGTAATCCATCAACACAGATGCATTCGTTATGCTCACACTTTGGACACGGAAGGTTGGTACGCTTCACCGCAGGGACTTCCATTAAACTACTCTGATTTTTTAAGGTAGGATCTACCGGCTCCCCTAATACCCATCGCATGGCATATCTGCACGTACAGTCAATACAATAGAGATCGTCATCTTTAGGCCATATAGGACAAAGTTTGGGATTGTCTGTTTCTTGAGCTTTACTACACGCCTTTATAGCGTTCCTGATTTCTGTTTCAGTCTTCATGATTTGTGCCCTCTAGGGATGTTATTTCTATAATACCTTCATGTTCTAAGTCAGAGTTGTCAATGTCCAGGAAATGAGCTGATAGATTATTGAGCAACACGTCCAGGTCCTCGGCTTCTAATATGGTATCGGCAACGAATCGGAATTTTGCCATTAGACCTTTTTCTCTTCGACAGTATTAGCGGGGGCGCTCCTTTTTCTTGTACTCAATAATCTTTACACAGCCACCCTCTGGGGTGAATAACGTGTCTACATGTAAAATGTGACTAGACTTTATGAGTATGATTTCATTCAAACCATATTGTTCTCTAACAATTTCATAGCGATTACACATCAGAGTCGCGATCAAAAGTATGAGAAGAAATATTCTCATAAATAAATTATTTGGCGCGAGAGGACTCGAACCTCTAAATAGCAGGACCAAAACCTGCTGGCTTGCCATTTGCCGACGCGCCAGAAAAATGGTCGGAGTGACTGGATTTGAACCAGCGACGTCTTGGTCCCGAACCAAGCGCCCTACCAACTGGGCCACACTCCGAGTCGGAGCGATCCGATTTGAACGGATGGTCCCTGCCACCCCAAGGCAGTGCCTTAGACCAGACTGGGCCACGCTCCGAAAAACAAAAAGGCCCTCTTTCGAGGGCCTAGATTCACGACAAAACTATTCGCAGGCCCTCGGGCTTAGATGACTCCTGGCTGCGGTTGGGGGTTCCTGCGAGTGTTCATGTTTCATAGTATACATCAAGACTGGTCAGATTTCAAGGTTTATTTTCCAAGAGGCAATGCCCGAAGCAACTCAAGTAGACTCAGTAGTAGGACAGCAATCCATAACGGAACCTTCCCCATAGCCGTTCCTACCGTCATTACGAAAGCAGCAATCGCCAGAATCAGCAAGACTGTAAGCATAGCTCACTCCTTTTGTTTAAACATGTAGTCCCACCTTGCCTATATCACAGCTTCATATTCAATTTGACACTTAGTACACTTTACAACACTGCGACTACCAATTACGGCAAATCTGTGTTGACATTCTTTTTCTTCAACAGCTTTCTCAACCGACTCTCCATGCATCATTCTCTGAAACATTTCTGGGTCGAAAATAAACAACTTCCCATCTTTTTCCCCTAAAGTGCAATACCCATAAAGGGCAAGCTCTGCCCCAATATCACTATAAAAACTAAGCCCTCTTTCCACAAAACACTTTGTCAGAGCCACAGTCTTGTTGTCTATTTCTTCACCTACAGCCTCACTGGTGTGGTATTGATACCGTCTTTCAACCCTTAACTCTTTTGTGTTGAGCATATTTCTTCCTTCCACACAATTAATAAAGGGTCTATTCCAGCCGGAATCTTTGAGTCATTTCGAGTAAGATATACTACAGCAGACAGGAAAATGCCTGATGAATAGACCTGCGAATAACCATACAAAATAGGCATGAGCCGCGTCTTTATCTCGGAATCCACAAAAACAGGACACGAAAATTTAATGGCAACCTTAACAATAGCATATTCAATAACAGCCGAATTAATGGCTGACGCATCCAAAATTATCCGAGAATGAATCCAATAAATAAGATCGTTATATGCTTTAGATACGTCATAGGCTGCTGACAATTTGTGATAGTGTTTAGGATTCGCCTGTATTGCTATCTGATAGCGATCCATTTAAGGCTCACGGGTCCTTTTTTTCCGAATTTGATCCTGTCACAATAGTAGGGACAACCTCATCATCGGATACTCCAAATTCCTTAAGCATACTTGCCTGTGTAGATGACGTATATGTAACCGATTTAGATCTCATAGATCTAGCGGAAGATCCCCGAGAGGTTGAAAAAGCGTTAGAATACGCCGTTGCAGCCATTAATCCTCCACTTAAATACACACTTCTATTCGATGTTTCAGAGGCCATAGTAGTAAAAACATTACGTATATCTGCAGAATTATCGTGCCACGTGTTGTTCTGAATCCACACTATACCCTTATTCAAAACGACTCCAGCACCGGCATAATCACCAGCATCGGCCTTATCTTTTGCTTCCTTCTGGATCTTAGCCGCCTGAATCATAACAAGCTGCTTCTTAACCTCAATATTCGCCTCAGCAGGAACTTTGCCTGGTTTCACATACTGAATAGTTGCCGTTTCTTCAAAACTGATGTTCTGTTTGGTCTCAACATCCATATAGGTCACCTTTATGGTGCAAACCTTAAAAGGTCCAGCACACACAGCCTCAGTAGCTTCGGGTATCTGCATCTTCATCATTACATGTTTGGCTTCACCGGTATAAATATCATCTATCACGAATTCAAGCTTAGACCCGGTAATTCCTCTATACCCCGGCTTGTTCTCAAATTGATATGAGCTCAAGAACTCCGTAATGGCTGTGTTCCCTGTTGGGTCCACCGTGACTCTTATGTTCTGGGCATACAAAGACAAAAGTCCTCCGAGCTCAAGAGCAAAAGCCTTGTTACAGTCCTCACTCTTCTCAATATAGAAATGATTCCCTCGACCGGTATTAGATAGAGACAACAACAATTCCGGGTTGTAGTCTGTGCCGTATCCAAACGTCGACAGAGAGACGGTATCCACCATACCGTTTACGATGCTTACTAAGTCACCGTGCACACTCTTTCCTGCTGTCGGAAGACCGTCGGTAAGTACTACAATCCTGCAGACTTTATTTTTCTCGGCCGTGGCGCATTTCTCGATGGCTACCTCAAGGGCTGCACTAAGATTCGTTGCGCTATAATCTCGTAATCCTTTAACGATATTCTTGGCCAACTCACGGTTAGCTTGGGTCATGGGGGCCGTCTCAAATACTGTTTGAACTTCAGTAGAAAACGTTATGATACCCAACGTATCATTCTCAGTGAGGTGATCCAACAGCTTATCTACTGTAGTCTTCACGGACTCAAGCTTAGTTCCAGCCATAGACCCAGAAACGTCTATAGCCAGAATCAAATGTAGGGGAATGCGTTTGCTATCTTGTCTTTCAGGGGCTCGAAAGATGGCATCAAGATGAATGTCGGAGATCTTTGAGTGATCTACTTCAACAAAATCAAAGACGGGACTGAGTGACAGCGACATTAGAAACTCCTTGGTTTGGCAAAGGCCCTATACAGCACAACTACAAGTAATATCCGCTTTATACGACATCCCATACTCAACCAAGTATCACTTATTTTGGTTCATTAGGATTTAAACCTTCTATATCCTTAAGCATCTTATCTATCTGACTCTGAACATCAACCAATGTTTCTCCTTCCACAGGATTGGCAAAACGAGCCCGGATTCCATCCTGCTTCTCGTCATCCCATCCTACCCACTTCAACAAATAGTTCAGCTGCTCAGCCATGGTGGTAAGAAGATTGGTCTTCTTACTCAGAACAGCCAATATGATCTCCGTCGAGAGCTCTTGTCCAGAATTGAACGCATCATACATAGCTTCCTTCAAAGCCTGCTCTATCTCACGGCCACAGAAATGTTCACTGTGCTGTGCAAGCTGCTCAGGAAGGAATTTATCTGGATTTCTGTTGAGCTTCTTCAAATGTATGCTGAATATATCCTTACGCTCATTGAACTGAGGAAGATTCACAAAAAAAGTCTCATCAAATCGCTGTATGAGCTCTGGCGGAAGATACTGAATGTTGTTAGACGTAGCTACCGTGAAGACAGGCTTAGTACACTCCTGAAGCCATATCAGAAAACTTCCTATAACACGGGCCGTAACGCCGGCATCAGAGAAGGTAGAACTATGCATCCCAGCCAGGCCTTTTTCTATTTCGTCAATGAACAAAATACACGGAGAAATATTCTCGACGATCTGCAAAACGCGTCTAATATTGCTCTCGGAATCACCTACACGGGATGAAAATACTCGGGCGGGATCGAACTGGATGATCGGAAGTCCCCACTCATTGCCAATTGCTTTACAGATGAGAGAGTTGTGAGTGACAATGTAACCGTCAGTAAGATAGAGGTTGTAACGATCATCAATCGCGATGCATTTTGCCTCTTTCTTACCAACGTATTCAATGCGCTCCACAATCCTGTGCAGCTTGCTGTACTTTGTTCTGCCGACGATTCTGTTTTCCTTCCTCTTCAAGGAGAAAGGATTGAAGTTGGCCTTAATCCAACAACGGTAGGCTCTCGCACCGGGTTTTTTCTCGCCGTTCTTCCCTTTGTAATGAGGTATCCGGGAAGTAATGGTACACAAACCGCCCAAAGACTCAACCAACAATTTGAAATCTTGGGCAAGACGAGGGGATGACGTTGCCAACTCGGGATTCATTCCATTGGAGGAAATATCGCCATCAGTATCCATGAGTCCCTGCAGCAGCTTCATCCGGTCTTTGTGGCTGCTGTAGAGATACTCAATGGGAATGAACTTGTTCACAGAAGTTTTTCCCCACAGCCCGAGACCCTTCAGGATGTCCTGGTACTTGTTCGGCTTGGGCGACCTCTTGGATCTGCGAATCGAGTGATCGTACTTGCCGTGTTTCTTGGCAACATACTCTCCCTGACTGTCTTCCGAGAAATACTTGGCTGCCTTTTCAGATATCTCGGCATCCGCCGAACAGAGATCAAGGTGCCGCGGGTTCTTGAGGTCAGCTTCGTTCCCAAAAGAGCCATCCCCAATCAGAAGACCCAAAATGTAAGGGTCCATCGGAAGAGGGTTGGAATCAAAGTCAACTTTGATCGCGGTTTCGACATAGATGTTTCCAACGCCCTCTTTCGACTTCACCTTATCGAGGAGGTACTTGATCGGAACAATCCATTTATCCGCTTGATGACGCCGGTCTCTGAGGGTAACCTGCCACAAATGGTCTCCGCAGCATTCGGTTGAACTGCCATCCTCAAAATAGACCAGATAGACGTCTACCTTGCCTTGGGGAAAGGTTTCAACAACCGTCGCCCTCTTCCCATTGGGGGTACACACTACATCCCCTTTTTGGATCTCACCCATAGTTCGGGGTCCGGTAGGGGTAAACACTGTCGCACCCAAAGGCTGAGCTTTGCCACACCCGGGCAAACCAACCATCAGCAGACCCTTGAGCAGGGGCAATCCGAATTTCCTACCCTCTACAGTCCATCCTCCAGCCGACTTCTTAATCCATTTTTTGAGTGTAGCAAGCCCACCAATGCTATCAAAAGTAATCTCGGTTTCGAGCAGAGATAGAAGATCAGTCTTGGCAATAGCGGATTTCTTAAAATTTCTGATAAAGGGCAGTTCAATCTTCTTGTGCATGAAGTAAGACTGCAAGTACGCCTGTTCTACTTCAAATTTGGTCAACCCTTTCAGATTTATGACCACCTCTTCCGAGGGAGCGGTAGAATTCTCAGGAAAATCTTTATCAACCTTAAGCTCCAATTCTTTCGTCAGACCGTCCGAAGTAGCCCTAAGAGCATTTTCATCCGGTAGATCAAAGAACACGACCTCGGAGAGCCTTTCCAAACTTGGAGGCACCGAGACTGTGTGAGAAATACAGATTAAAGACACGGCGAAACTACTGTCCAGCTGGTATCTGGACAGTATGTCCTTAATCTTACGAACGATTTGTTTGTCGCTGATATAATTATCGGAATCGAGAAAAATGTAAGATTCAAAAGAGTTGTTGGCCTGATGGAAATTTTTGTTCAAAATACTATCAAGAATATCTACAGTACTGGACGGACTCCCGATGGCGCAGGAGTTAAATTTCTTTAAAAGTAAATCAGACAATGGAACCGTGGACGCCAGTGTGGTGCTGTAGACGAAGAATTTATTCTTCTTCGTATGATTCTTTTCTAGATGTTGTAAGACTTCAATATCACTCTCAGCAACAACAAACATTAATGGACGATTTGCGCCCATACACTGATCGAGTGTCAGCATTATGTTATCCGATTTATGATGTAGATATCTTTACGTTTTGAGAGCAGTCACTATCTGGTCATGTAAAGAATAACCTCTCCATGGGCATTGGTTTCTTCTCGCAACTGCATGCCTTCTTTGATGGCCTCGGCACGGTAATAGTTTACCGAGTATGCCTGCTTAATCTTATTGACGTCATGAGTATTGTCACTGTCGTGGGTAATGCTTCCAGTCTTGGAATTGATGACTATATTGTGATAAGAACGTTTCATTTCGATTTGATCTTCACTTACCTCGTTGAAGTCAAAACCGAGTCGACGAAGGGTGTCCTTCATGATCAACATGTTGCGAATTTCAAACTGAACACAAATCTTGGCTGACATAATAATACCTTTCTATAACACCATGAAGAGGATTACTTTATGTGTACGTTCTGATAAACAGGAGGATGGTCTTTATCTTCAACACTGCTAATCTTGCCGGCTTTTTTGGCAATATCCCTCAACTTGAAACACTGATCACTGTGCTCTAAGCCCTCAATTTTCGAGTCCCCGGTCTTGGAAATCGTGATTTTTGTGTTAGGCAGCATTTATGTCTCCTTTCTGCCTATGGTAATGTATTGAGCTTCTCAAAAAGCCTTCCTGACGTATAGTTTCCATCAGGCAGCATGGATATGTTCCACTTATCCATGAATGCCTGCATATCCTTACGTTGCCATTCTGCTGAATTCTTAGAAGCCTTTCCCAATCTATGAATCACTCTCGATTTAGGTTCGTACCACACAGACCAATCATGATATCTGGACCACAGGCAATAATCGCTTTCTGAGTACACCAGAAACATGTGTTCGTCCATAAGACCTATCTGTTCCACCATCTCCCTTTTCAACATCATGGACGCACCATTAACCCATACCTGCTTCTCAGGAAATCTGCAATGACCCAAGGACACTCTCCCGCCTTTATGAGCACCGGCCGGAAAACATTGCAAAGTGCCTCCGTGCCGAATCAGGTCATTATCCTCCGGGTCTAATTGCATTGATCCTGCAATGCCTACTTTAGGATCGGATTTCAATCGCTCGATAAGTGCTTCCTGAGCTCCTTCTAGAACTACGGCATCCTGATTAAGTAGCCATATGAAAGGAGCGGTCCCTGCCTGAATACCTATATTACAGGCTGCAGTGAACCCTCTGTTCACCGTGTTGTTGTCAATAACATGTATCTGATAATCCTTGCAATGCTTGTGTACGGATTCTATACATCGATCAAGATCCTTTCGATCTCCATACAAAACAAAAATAATGTCAGTAGTGATCATGTGCACCTTTATAGGTTAGTTCCTAGCTGATTCCTACCATCTGTAAGATGATACAACACGAAAGGGAAAAGATAAAGTTAAACCAAAGACTCAGATAGGAAAACTTCGCCCGTCTTCCTGTCCATGCCTATTAACGGCTGCTTGTAATATGTGCATTTATCGTTGGAACAGAAAACAGCCGTCTTGTCGTGATCTTCCCGTCTGAAGTCACTGATCTCCAGCTTCGACTTGCACTTTGGGCAGGCGAGTGCGACCATGTTGTTTCCTCACGGTACTCTCCCAAATGATACCATATTTCTTCATGGCTAATGCGATTTCCCGTTTCATGGTCGATACGAACATGTTCGATACCCCATACATCAGGGCAATCTCTTTATTCGACATGCCGTTCTTCAGATGCTTATATACATCAAGGAGGGTACAGCCAGCAGTTTGAATAGCCTTGTTTCGACGACGTTTCAGCGTGTAGGTTTTGTTGTATGCTCTTTTCAGGAAGCGTTGTTCAAACTCATCCAACTCCATACCAAGACCTCCGGGCTCGTCGGAGACATTGTTGTGTTGTCGGATGTTTTGATACTCCATGGACAGCAGATTGGCCTTTCGTGCCTTATCATCTTCACAATCAGACCATTTTCCACCGCCGGTATAAATTCGGACACCCTCTCTCTTCAGAATGGTCAGTAGTTCATTCCGAATCACTGGGAAAAGAAAGGTGGACAGTTTAGCGTGGTTTGCGTGGTTGGGGTCAAAGATGTTCAAAATATTGAAAGTGGCGAATCTTAAGTAGATATCCTGAACAATATCGTCGACGGTGATTGAAGGTGGGCAACTCTGGCGAGAAAAAAAGCTGGAAATCAAAGACCGAACATCAGAATCATTTAGGCGTACGAAGTCCCCCAGCGATTGTGTAAAACGCATGGTGATCCCCCGAGATGTTGTGTTGTGGTAAACAGATAAAACCCCTGTAACTCTTTGTGCTTTAACAAATTATGGCTGCCAACCCTCACGTAGGAATGTTGACAGAAGAACGATTTATGGCTTGCTTGATGCAACCCATATGTTTAATGGGAAGTTATGAATTTTACATCAAGCAGAAAGTAATATAAAACCTCGGAAGTGCCGTGTCAATAGAAAGTTACAGATTGTAAGTCCAACAATTGCAAGGGTTTATAGGAAGGTGATCTTGACACGGAAAAATTATGATCCCGTGAGCGAGAAAACCAACGGTTTTAACCATGGGATGAAAGCGAACCAGAAATAACCCATAATATTAGATACTTTCTTATGCATACGGGCTGGAGTCTGTTGAACGACCTATGCCTCGCCGTAAGGCAAAGGCAGGGGTGAGGGTTCATGGAAGCCCACGACTTTAGTCGTGGGAGCAGTCACACGCCTTGGTACCGGGCTAAAGACAGAAAAGCGTCTATGGGAACCTTGTTTTCCGACACGGAAAAGACATTCCCAAGATCATCCCGTAACTTCAAACCCCCCTTAGGGCCCCGGTAGGCAACCCCGCTTTTAACCTCATCCATCAGAAACAGAATAATGCCATTCAATCTTCTCACGGTACTCTTTCGAGTATCCTTAATAGTGTAGACAAAAGTTTCATCTGACTCTATATCAACGGAGGTGCTGCTTTCTTTAGGAACTTCCGAAGCAATCTGAACTGGAATAACAGAAGTACTATCAGATAAAACAGGAGGAGAAATAGAGGTGCTATCCGAAGTAGGAGCGGTAATGTTTTCAGGAACCACTTGATTTGCACTACTAAATACCACAGGAGATACATTCTCAAGTTCAGGATGCTCTTTGAAAAAATTATTCTCCACTTCCCATGAGTCCCCATATTCCGCATCAAGTTTTAATGGTATCGGCCACTCGAAGATTTTTTGCAGAATGCCCGTCAGTTTCATAATGTCATTAAACTGGGGTATTAAAATATCAAGCAAATTTTCCCGTATCTCAAAAACAAGTTCATCATGCATCGTGATCAATATCCGAGCATTGTCTTGGTGGTTATTTTTTATAATCCAGTTATGAACCCTAACCATTGCCGTCTTAATGATATCAGCTCCAACCCCCTGCACCTCATGATTTACGGCACATCGATCTCCATGTGACTGCTGTGCCATATCATCACTGTCATAAAACATAGCTAAGGGACGGATCCGGCCAAAAGCCGTACGAGAATACTTTAATTTTCGTGCCCGAGCCCGTTCAAGATCAATCCATCTCTTCAACATTGGAAGGCCGGCAAAGAAATCGGCCATGATCTTTCGGCCTTCTCTCTCACTTATCTTAGCCTTCATAGCTAACGCGGTAGGGCCTCCACCATAAACCACAAGAAAATTTACCGTTTTTGCAATTTTCCTTTCAGGCTTTGTTATCTCACTCTTTCCAAATATTACCTGACCAGTCTTTGTGTGTAGATCCCCAGATCCTGATACAAACTCCTCCATCCACTTAGTCTCTTTGGATAAATTGGTAACAATCCGAAGTTCTTCCCCCGAATAGTCCATAGCCACGATCTTAAATCCCGGACGGGCCTTGAAAGCTTTACGTATTGGGAATTCCTTAAGAAGCTTAGGAGTGTCGTCCGCGGCAGACGTTGGAAGACTCTGAACATTCATACCACAGTATCCGTCTTCCAACAAACCCCGTCCTCCAGGAGAGGAGAACCTACCTGTGTCCGTTCCAGATTGATTGAATGACAGCTTTATGTATCCATCTTCATCTACATTTTTGAGCAAATTTTCAATATACGTACCTAAAGTCTTTTCCATCCCTCGGTATTCTATAAGCAGCTTAACGACCGGATACTCCTCGCCTATCTTCTCTAACGTTGCCGTATCCGTTGAGTACTGCCCAGAAGCCGTCTTTTTGCTATCCGGATACCTATAGCCGAGTTCATCAAACAGGACTCGTCCCAACTGTTGAGTGCTGGTAAGATTGAACTCCCGACCTACAAGCTTAAATATTTCCTGCCGTATCTCATTCTGTCTCGTCTCGATCATCTTCTTCACATTTTGAAGATAGGGAACATCTAGAGCTATGAGATTGCTCTCCATCTGAATGACAACATTGACCAGTCTCTTTTCCAAATGGTAGATGGACATCTGGTTTTGAATAATCTGCTGTTTGATAAAAAATTCATAAAGACCCAACGTGCAAACCGCATCAGATGCCGCATATACGTACGATACCTTCGGGGAGATCGTATCAAATCTGTCCTCTCCTCGAACAACGTCCTTGAACTCCAACATTGGTTGCCCTAAAAGTTTATCACTAAGAATCTTTAATCCAATTTCCTTCTGCCCTGCATCATATAACCGAGCCAGAATCAGCGTATCCTCAAAACGGTCATACTGTACGACGGAGATACCGTAATTCTTGAGGAAGGCAAGGTCAAATTTAGTGTGGTGATATACCGTCACGCAGTTATCGCACAGGCGCTTGAGTTCTGCTAAAACATCCCGTTCTGGAATATTTAACTCCGAACCTTCAAGATGATTTATAGGTATGTAGACACCTACAGCAATGTTATAGGAGAGGGAAATACCAACGATTCGATTCACGGGTACAGTAAAGCCATTCGATTTTTTCACCCGTGTACTCAACCCGGTAGTTTCTAAGTCTACAGCACACACTCCAGCCTTTATGGCCTGGTCTATATAATCAGAGACCTCAAGCATGTTGGATAACAGTCTAAAAGATCTGTTCTCCATCCAAGTCTTTTTAGCCGTCAGCTCTTTTATATCGTCTTCCAAGAGCTCCGAAAACCCAGGATTATAGTGCTGCTGCATATTTAAAAATTCCTTAAGTCGGGATCAGACAAGACAGACACTTGGCTTCTAGCTTCTTGATAGTTTCTGAAACATCAACCTCTTTCGAACGATAAAAGCCTATCATTTGATACGTGTAGGCCAGAGTCCTGTATTTTTCAAGAGGAATGATGCCCCTTAATTCCTGAAGTCTTCTACGAATACAGGTAAGATTAACATCATCATTAGATACTTCAGGAGGAGGATCGAGCTTTATCTCTGGATCTTCCGGTATAGAAGATGTATCAACCCGATATCGCTCTACAATAAACTTCAGAGCATTTAAAAACCCGTATCCTTCTTTATCCTGAATGAATGAAACTACATCCCACTTCTTCTTACAAAACCAACAAAAACAGGACTGAGTATTTCGGTAAAGCCTGGCGCTTGGATTCTGGTCCTTACCATGAAAAGGACACCTGAATTGAACTTCAGCAGCGTGCCTGGGATTGAAAGCAAACTGCACTCCATAGCTCAGCATGACCTCTGCCAAGTCTACTTGCTCCAATATCAAACTTTTCAGCTTGATTGGGTCTTTCAAACGTTAACCGGTATTTCTTTTAGGAGTTCATCATCAGGCATGGCCGTCTTCTTAGGCATCAAATCTCTCAGTGTCCTGGACGAGAAATCCAAATGAGCCTCAAATGCAGGGAAGGGGGCCCCCCACCGATGCTTCATGCACCCTATTTTCACAAGACTGTTACGCTGCATCTCTTCAGTCATGAAAACGCTGACAACCATATCCGCGGAACGTTCTGTTTCGTTAGAGTCTGATAGTGCTGATAGCTTATAGATACCCTCATTCTTTTCAGCTTCTTTCCAACCCTGACGATTCATCTGCCATGGTGTGATGAATCGAACACCACGGCCGTTATCAAAAGTTATTGACAGATTCTTGAATCTCTGTATCATGGAATTGAGATCCGCTTTACGATCTCCCTGTCTCTCAGCCTTATCCGGATACATCAGTCCTACGTAATCGACTATCACGAAATCCAGCTTCTTTCCTTCTTCCACCAGGGCAGCGTTAACGTCATACATCTTGTATTCAAGCTTAGCGGGGGTCAGCATCTCAGTGGGCTGATGAATCGTTAGGTTACCAAAACTCTCTTGGGCCACGAAATCCTTCAATGCTACCTGAAAAAACTCTTCTTCCGTATCCGTAAATTCTCCATACCTAAGCTTATCAAACGACAATTTTCCAGCAAGATTCTTATATTTAGGATGGTCATACCATTCAGGATTGCTGGAATGAAGCAGATATAACATCCTTCTCATGTCTTCAAAGGGCATCTCCAATGTCACATACAATCCATTCAGACCCTGCATTATACCGTTGTAGGCTAAATTGGCTACCACGGTAGTCTTGGACTGACCTACATATCCTGCGACGATCATTAACTGCCCAGGTTTCGTTCCTCTTTGAACGTCATCGATACGTTCGAGGAACGTGTACATGCCAATAGCCGCCAGAGGATCTTTTTTCTTTGCCAAATAATCCTTCAAGACTTCTTGAGCATCCTCCTCACTCCGGATGCTGCTTTCAGTTTTCACGTACGTTTCGTGATACTTAAGGGTCCTGACTTCTCCCATGAAATAGTCAGATGCCTCGCCTATCCCCTTTAGAGTTTTCTTACCTACCTTTAGGCCAGCATTAGCTACTTGCCAAGTCTTGGTAAGGATACTCTGGAGTTTGCCTTTGGACTGTTCTTCAAACTTATCTTTAAGAATGGCCTTAAAATTCGATCCTATATACGGCTGTTCCGCAACAATGTCCTTCAAAGAGGATAGGACTGTAGTATCTCCCTCCTTAGTTCCCTTATCATATAACAGTTCTAAAGAGGGTATCTGTTCGTATTCCCTGAAATGGGATTCTATCCAGTGGTAGAGCTTGATGTAAGAAGGATCCTCAGGCTCTACACGGCTGGCTAAAAACGACCTGTAGTTGGCCTTTAAGTCCGACTGTTCAATCGTAGACTTATCATTTTTACGTATGTCAATTATCGAACGAAATATTTTTTTCACTTTGTAACGAACCCCGCTGCTGAGTCTTGGCTGGCAGACCGTTTGGAGGACTTGTTCCCATCACCTACTATTTCAATGATCTGATAAGACGCCTTAACACAATTCATGAGCTCTTCAGAATACTCGTACGTGCAATCGCTCAGTACTTTTCGAAATGTTGGAAGATACAACCATGTGGGCCTCCTGCTTCTCATACGGATGTACACGACCTCGGCTATGCAAGTCTTGAGCTGATCATTTTTCTCCATGGTATCCAGGCAGATTACCATGAGATGGAATTTGTTGGTATCCGCCAGGCTCGCTGAACTTCCGTCCTTTTGTTCAACGTAAAAATCCCTGAGTACTGAGATGGAACTACAGAACAGAATACTCGTAACCGGATCATCAAACCTGTGACGCATCATAATGCTTTTCACATTTTGACGAAACAACCAATCATTACCTCTGACCATATAATTCTGATTCTCCAAAAGATTCGTCGGATCGAATACCAGCTGCTTATCGATACGCTCTAAAGGCATGTACTCCTCATGACAATCTCCGAGTAACGACGGGCACTCCTCAGATACCAGTTTTGATGTCAGACACAGGCATGGCTGTGACCGCATGATTTTGATGTGAAATACGGGCTGTGTGACAACAACACCTTGATACCCGCTACCACCGCATATTGAGCAGATCATAAAGCAGCCGCATCCTTTTTAATGTCTTCAAACAGATCGTCTATAATACTGTCCTCTGATCCGGTAAAATCCAGAGCTCCTACAGCCGTATTGCCCAATATGGCATCACTGAGATCCTTCTTCGCATCAACCTTATTAAGCACTCGAACATCAATAGTTCCCTTGTTCACCATATGAATAAGCAGGATATGCTCCCTAAGACTTCCTATTCTCTGGGCTCTACCAATAGTTTGTACCAAATCTCCATAGGACCATGGGGTGTCATAAAAGATTACTACACTGGCTGCTTGAAGATTCAGGGATTCAGATCCTGCGGTCGTTATGAAGATGATATTGCAGTTTGGGTCAGACATAAACTTGTTTTTTGCGACGTCCCGTTCCTTGGCATTCTCACCCCCTGTTATCTTCGTATACTGTATGTGGTTACGTTCACAGATGATTTCCAAAAAAGGTATCCCACTTGCGAATCTGGTGAATAGGATGACCTTCTCCGTTAGGAGCTCATCCTGCATGAGTCTCAGGAATTCATTCTCCTTGCTGGACTCTCCAGGTTTTTTCACAAGGGCTGGACCATTACTGACCATCTGGCAGTACGTAAGAGCCGCAAGCTTGCCGCGTTTTTTACCCTCAGGGGTCAGGAACTTCTCGTACTTTTCCTTGAGCTGATTGTATAGTTCCATGACCTTAACATCGAACTGCCCATTCCTGACCTTATCTGATACCTCAAAAAACGCCTGTTTGATCTTTTCCTCATACAGGATGCCGGCTAAAGCTTCCCGGTATGCCTGCTTCTGCTCATCTTCCATTTCCAAAACGACCTTACGAGACATGAGTTTTGGTAGTTCGGTAGCCACCTCTTCTTTCCTGCGTATCAAAAAATACGGGTCGAGTACCGTTTTGAACTCTTTGAGGTTCTTATACCCGACGATCTTTGGTATTTGACGGGGTTTGCCATTGATGATCAGTCTCATGAGTCTCATCTGGCAAAAATTGGTCCTAAACCGGGTAATGTTCCCAAATAAACCGGGAACGATTACCGCATAGATACCCCATACCTCTTCAAGACCGTTTTTTATGATGGTCGCGGATAAGCCATAGACACGCTTGGCAGACAGGGCAAGTTGCTCACAGGCAAAATGGGTCTTGGTCTTTTTATTCTTAATAACCACACATTCATCAAGAACCATCATGTAGTTGTTCCCAAGAATCTGCTTGATCGCTTCATACTCATCAAGAATCGGGTTGTAATTGATTATTAACACATTCTCAGTGAACCGACTATATTGCATTTTTCTTGCTTGATACCCTACGACCCCTTCAAACTCATTAGTAAGTACCCTGGTAGTTATGCCCTGTGTAAATTTCTGAAACTCTTCCTCCCACTGATACATGGCGGATTTATGGCATAGAACTATGAGCTTCAGCGTCGGATCCTGATCGAGAAGAAACGAGTACGCCATTATGATCTGTAGCGTTTTTCCCAATCCACAAGAATCTCCAAGCACCATCCTATTGAGCAGGAGCATATGCAGAGCCCCTACAACCTGATAGTATCTGAGTTTCGTGGACTCTCGAACATACTTATTGGGCTTGAAAGAGGCAGTCTTGGACTGCCGAAGCTCAAGAAGCTTGGGATATATCTCGGGCACGCCGACAAACGTCTGGGCCATAATGTCTCCTTATAAATGATATGACGGAAGCAGGCAGGAATAAACTTGCGGGTCTAAACGGCTGGAACTATTGGACTTAAGGTTTCTTCTGCTGTTGTTTTCGCTGTTTTTTCACGAACTTCTTCATGATGTCGAAGCCTCCGGTCTCGTATTCCTCGGACAGCTTCTTCTCCTGAGCATACCTGACAGCAGCTCTAAAAATAGTTCTCATGGATTTTTTAACTCTTTCTCTTTGGACACAACCTTATAGAAACCGCTCTTACGGAACTTTCTATCAAACTCCGCAAAAGGATACTTCTTACCCGGGGCAGACTTGTGTATGTTGATGTAAGTCCCGTGCAGACCAGCCGGATAAAGCTCAGGCTTGGCCAGATACTTTATCAGGTTCCTCTTAGCCTCATCAGGAGTAACGCTCTTCTCCGTGAGAAACTTCTCCCCAGAAAGCACTTCCTGCCCGCCAGGAGCCTCAACACCCCATGGATATAGCGGGGTACGAAAAATGAAATGCTTGCCCTCCTCCAACTTTCCACCCGTGGCATACTCAGACCGGGTGAACAAAAGCTCATAACGGGTCCACTGAAAGTTTCCCTCATCAGATACCGTCTCAGTAGAAGGCTTGTCCGGAGCCTCAAAATACGCGGTCACCCTCTCAGGGGCATACTTATAGCGTACGGGACCTTTAGGAGTCTTTTCTTCCTCAGGAGGAGTATCGGACTCAGACTCATCATTAGAGGGTTCTACGGCCTCTGCAGCGAGCCTACGAAGTAGTTCTGATATCCGGTCCATCAATCAATTCTCCGCATAGTAATAGGTCTGCCAGGAAGATTGAACAGATCAACACTGTCCGCATCAGACTTATGATTCATCATACGGACCGTAGACGTGTTGTCGGTTTCACTTGCAACTACCATGAGGTACAGATTCCCATCATTGTTCTGATTCAGAACATACGGCTGATAAGTCTTCTGATACGCCCCAGTAGTATCCAAGGTCTCGTACGAGAGGCCCAGATTACTCAAACCAAACTTGGTACCAGGCAAATAGACCTGTGACCGGCCTCTGTCTGCCGTATGCACCCCAATGATAGCTGCATTGGAATCCAGATCTACGATATCCTGGGTCTTAGAAACGATTCTGGTATCAAGAACCGGTACGTCTTCTGTAATCCATGTGGATATGCCCTCACTCTTACCACTAGCGTCTGCATTTGAATACAGCGCCGGCAATCTATCAATGATGTTACTGTGATTGAAGTAAGGCTGATCTTTGGCATAGATCATGTAAGTACCAGTAGCGGATGTTGCCGCATCATTTTTGATGTAGAGCGTATCATCGTCCACCACTGTTGTAATCTCATATATCCTGGTGGTATCCGCAGTTCGATATATGTAATTACCTTCTCGTACATTTGATGACCATTGCGTACCCGATCCATTCACCACGGTGCTGTCGATAACGAATGTTGCTGTTCCTTGAGCGTATGTATAATCCGTCATAGCTCCAGACCCTGCTGTCGTCACGATAGGATTCCCCACAGCTTCTATGCGACCCATCGTAGTGGTATCAAGGATACCCTGATAGGGGGTTGTCTCATAAAACACTGTGTAGCCTTCCGAGCTTCCTATAGCACTACGTGTCAGGGCTGGTATCTCAATAGTTGCTCCTGCAGGAGGAGCAGAAATAAAGTCGATTTTAGGACGGGTCTTCGTTGAATCCAGAGGGAACTGCCAGTTATTAGTCGCCAAAGTGGTCATGGTACCATTAACATAGGCATACCCTTCTCCGTCACCAGTACGGAGACTCGCAAGAGCCATAAAAGCTTTATTCGTACTATCCAGAGTGAATTGAGTTAATCCAGTAGCAGGCTCAAGCGGACGATACTCAGCCATTTCATAACAATCAATAATGGCTCTGCCCTGCTTATGCAAGTCAAAGAATTTCGTTCCAGTATACAGCACCAACTCTACATCATCATTCGTGTTCGGTGAAGGGGATCCAACATTGATGGTGTATTGATTATTATCCCGGGACACACCAATACTTCGATACGAAGAGCTATCTACCCGGGCGCTCATCACGCCCAGAATTTGGTATCCTTCCACAGTTCTTGGTACGGTTACGTAGTTGGTTCCGTTACCAAGTGCGTGATAGATCATTTGATGACCAAAGTCGTAGGGCTCAGTAACGAAAGCCCCAGCATTGTGGAGCATATTGTATTTGGTTCCATCAATGGTCCCTACAGGGCCTGCAGTACGAACTCTGATGTCTGCATCCATAGTAGCGATGGAACATGTAGAGTCTTCATTACGGCATTCCAGAAATGCTGTAGGCACTCTTGTCAGACCGCAAGCTCCAGACGGATACCTGATGATATATTCGAATGTCAGGGGAAGCGAGGTAGTAACAATAACTCCGGCCGTAATAGAGATGGTGACCGTTCCAGAGGGTAACGTAGATACAGAAAATCCTGTTGTACGAATCGTATCGCTTTGATAGACCTGACGAATGTTATTAATTGTCGAGCCTGTTGGGTATGCCGAAGTACTAAGCTGAACTTGATCCCCTATAGTCCAAGCCCCTCCTATTGTTCCTACCGTCTTGTCATTCACGGTACGAACGGCAAATGACTCTGACTGATCCACGCCTGTATTTGACCATACCCTACGAATTCCATCAGGATTCCCAGGAAGTTTAACCGATCCGTCTTTATCAACATCCGATACAGCATCCGCCTGTACCAGAGTTACTCCAAAGTGATCTTCTCCAAGATCACTATAGGTCATACGAGTCTTCAGATCCCCACTGATAGCCTTCTGGAAAGCTCTCTCGCAGAGCTCCTTGTAGTTATCCTGTACTGAGACCAAATGTCTCATATCCAGAATATCACTAGCCTCAACAACATCGTTGTACTTGTTATCGGGGCGGTCAGACGCATATCCTGCCACATAATCGGCCCGATTCCTGCCCGCGCCATTTGAATAATCATCCGGGGTATACGCATGAGAATTACGCCGTGTTATGGCAAACATCGGAATAGCATAGGTGTACCCATCGACCGTCTCTAGGGTCTCTTGAGCAATCGTATCGCCCGCACCGGCTCTCCAGAGTCCTACATCACCAGAAACAGATAAGAAGTAGGCATGGCTACAAGTATTGATAGGAGACACAAGAGGACCTTGTACAAAAACATTATTCGGATCAAACCCATCGGAATAGGTATCTATGTCGATGTCTTCTACTACCCGTATCCTGTACTGCAGTTGCACTCGAAGGGCGGTCTCAATAGGCGTAACAGGATCTATCAAGTCATTGGTAGGATTTGTGCCGCCATAAAGGACATTTCCATATTTATAGATGACATCTGATGGGTAGATGAGTTTACGCCACACTTCCAGGAACACAAAATTCACCCGATGGCCACTTGAAGGAGGCTCTGGAAGGATGATGATATTGTTTTCATCCGTAGAGCTCGATCCTTGTACCGTAAGCTGCCAGCCATTCACCCAGGCGGTCAGATGACCGGTCTGAATGCCTTTATCAAGGGCTATGAGCTTGAGAGTCTTTCTGATGAAGGTCGGAGATGCCAAAACATCTCCTGCCATACAGAGGATTTCAGATACGCCCTGTTTCAGCCCTCCGACCACGGCCCAACCGCTTGGGAGGAGGTACTTGGTTTGAAGCCTAGAACGCTCAGATGAGAGTTTCTCGCTGAGGTTTTGCTCGGACGACAGAGGAGGTTTTCGTTTCTGGGCAACGATCTCTTCGAAGCTCCTGTTGTCGGTATCGAGTACACGTGTTTGATTTGGTCCAAGATAATCAGACATTCATCAACTCCTATGTCAGCGGAACCATCCGAGGGGTACCATAGTACTTGATTCGATCCGAGCTGTCTTGATCAAGCTCGCAACAAGATTTTCATAGTTATACAGAAAATCATAGAACACCGACGAGTCAAAAAACCATGTTGCGGGATATCCTGTGCTTGTCTTAAAAACTCCATCAATGGAAGAAAGCCTATAAAGGGTCTCCGCTAAAACGGACATGCCCTTCTTTATTTGCATGAACTTATCAACTACATCCGTTGCGGTTTCTCCAACAGCCTGCTTCACCATAGATTTGGAAAGTCCGGCCGTCTTACTCAATCTTGATAGCGTTGCCCAAGACTTTCGATCCGAAGACTCCATGATGATATCTAGATCGTTTTCCCACTGTCCAATGGGCAATAACTCAGCTTTCACACTAGAAAGAACAACAGCGACTTTCTTTTCACCCCACATAGACGATGGAAGTTTGGTCTTCAGAAGTATTTCCGCCTGTCTTCTGGTATCTATCAGGACCTCTTTGAATCCATCGAGACTATTTCGATACTCAGCCACGCCATTTAGGATTTTAGCAGTCTTCATTTCCTTGGGTGTATTATCGGTTATTTCGTCAGGAGCAGCATCCAAAACCTGCACCTCAACATCCACGACATGCTTCTTTATCTCATCCAACAAGGGATCTAAAAGACTATCTGCAGTCTTCCAGCCCTTGATACCGAAGTTCTTGCCAAGATTTATAGCTATCAAAGAAAGAACAGGTATCGACCTGGATGAAAATTTCTTCAACGTATCCGATTCAGTCAGTGAACACCCATTGAGCATCCCGTCATATCTGTTATCCGTACGACGGAAATAAAGTGTGTCAGGACCTATATGTAATGCCCCAAGCATTCTTATCACGCAGTGATCCTAAAGATAATTGTAAGAGTCATGGAATTGCTTTTATTGATAACGGGGAACGTTCTATAATTAATCTCCGTACCACTGTCCGCGGAATCCGTAGCATCCCCGCCAAACAATCCCATCTCCACCAAAGGTCCTACAGCCTCTGTCTCGGCAAAGGTCGCCGTGAAATCCACCACACCGGTAGGTGTCAGAACATGATCTCCTGTTGAAGGATCCACGAAAGACACATCCGGTGTCGTGAAGGCCTTACGAGCGATCTCATTCTCAAGGACGGTTTGTGTATTGGTCGGCTGTGGTGGATTCTGAAGGTTCCACCCAGAAGCTCCCGTGCCTACCGCCAGATAGGATATGCCGGCATCAGGCTCAGAATTGTCTTTGAGCAGCCTGGCAATCAGAATGCTTGCCGAGTTCACTATAATATTCGTATCATGCCGTTCTTCAATGACACGGCCTGATGCATTTCGGAGTAAGATCCAATACTCCCCGGAGAGGCCATTTAGCTTTTCCTCGTACTTAACCCTATGCCCCCCGAAACATCCTTCGGCAATCTTCTTCAACGCCTCTTTGAATATCATTGGCACCACTCCGATTTTTAGAACGTATACGTATCTAAATGTAAGACCTATTAAGAGATTATCACCTGAAATCTCTGCCACCTAAAGTGCGAGCACCTCTACCTGTTTTATGGTTCTGAAGGTCCTGTCCGGTAGCAATTCTCGATACGTCTTCTTCCTGAATTTGACCAAAGAATCATTCAGGAAAGAGTAACTCACAGCAAAGTTCAGAGGATTTGACCACCGCCAGGGATCCTGAATCCTGATCATAGCATTCGGGAAAGTCTCAGGAGTGCTTATCTCATCCTCAGATGCACTGTAGGTTTCAAACACAGGCCCTGAAAAGATGTGTTCCTCAATGGCATAAGTGTCCTTGTTGAAGAACACCAGCTTAATACCCGTGCTATTATCATCCAGAAAATTGATGTATTCCGAAAACAAAACAGTCGACTGCATCTTAATTGGATCAGGACAGGCGGACGGATACACATACTCATAATCATAAACCCTGGACCGATCCGTATCCATTACCTCCACCCACTGAACATTCAGAACTTTGTATGTGAACTCTACAGTTGCACTCAGCGGAGGAGCAGAATTCAGAACTATCACACCCGTTACAGGATCTAGGGTCAAAATAGCACTCGGTACTGTAACTCCATTAACTTTCACAAGAACATCAGAGAGGTCAGCATACGTAGTGCTGTTCTTCATTACCGGCAATACCGAGAAATCAACATACCCATACTCAGTAGTGCTCTTCTTCACGGTAGCAGGAAGGTTGAATACCGTCTGGGCCACATCCGCCGGAGTCATTACAGTATAGACGTTGTACATTGTTCCAACGTCGGAGCGTTCCCTTAGAATGAAATTCCTACGAAGCAGTTTACCCGCTACCCTAACGTTATGGACAGCTTCCATCATTCCTGGGAAACTTATCCGAACATCATCGGTTTCAACGGTATCAAACAGGATCCACGGATCACATTCCTTAAGTTTGTCTAACGTTTCCGTGAACCGTATCTGGAACGTAGGAGCTTCAAAATCACACAACGAGCTCAGATTGACACTATTGCCCTCTAGGAATTCTTTCAGCAGCAGATCCGAGTACATGAGCGGATTACGATGCTGCCGAATATCCTGTAACTTCCTTTGATACACAAGTCCGGGATGATGAGACCAGGTTTTCTGGAATGGCGGGGTTCCCTCATACAGTTTGAGTACCGGGTCAAGACCATTATCCAGATACTTGTCGTTGAGAACGACCGAGGAACTGGTGTCGTAGAGGAACTCTCCACTAAAGAAGAGGTTCTTATGATTCAGGGAATCCTGCTGATTAATCAAAGATGCCCGTTTGACAGGCTTCTGGTAATTATTAAGCAGCAATGTATCCGGAGAATTCAAAACCGACGTATGATGCAGCAAATACGCTCGATACCTATATCCAATCTCGGCAGGAGTCTCAAACGATCCGGCCCCAGTCTCAATATCAGTATCTAATTCTCCGTCATACACTATTGTGTACGGAGAATTATATCCCTTGTAGGAGTCGTACATCCTACCCAAGTCGTCGTAGAGCATCGTATAGACAAGATTGTTCCCACGATAGAACTGGAAGTCAAAAACATCTCCTACCCTTGGTAGCCTACCCAACTCAGAACTAGTCCAAAATGACGTTGCCGAGTTGAGAGTGACATGACCGAGTAATCCATCAACAGTCGTGACAGCACTCGTAATAGTTGTTCCATCGACGGTTATCGCTACATCAGAGGGTTCTGCCAGAGATCCGGTTTCACTGACCAAAGGTGCAGAAGGCATCTGCCAATACGAAATGCCATATACGAAGGCGGAGGTTGCATCAAAAACGGTTCCATCTACGCTATAGTGATATCGGAATTCAAAATCATTTCCGGGGATCGGATAATGCCCAGCACTACTATCCCAGTAGGTGTAAACGTTTGTAAGATTGATAAGACTCGTGCTGGTATCTACAGCACTAACGGCATTAGTAAGGGACGTTCCATCTATTCGGAATAGAATATCGGAAGGTGTAGCAAGAACCCCATAACCATCCGTCAGTGGCTTATAGGGCATTGTGAATTCAAAGTTATCTCCATACAAGGACATGTCGTAGATATCACTACGGTCCCATGGATATGAAAACCGTGGAAATCCCATGCGTTCATTGAGCATGGAACTGTAGGTCTTTTCAGACTCACTCTGACCAGTACAGGATTTTCTCAAATCTTCATAATGAGGAACGAGCAGGTCTTGTACCCAGCGATCGCATATTGTTGTCTCCGACTTTATCTGCAGCGGAAATCTTCCCTGAGCATCCATCTGCTTCTTCACAAATTCCTGGAAGACAGGCAGACGATACGTGCTGCGATAGAAAAACGCGTAAGGATTGGTTCCTAGATACGAAGATTGCCACCAGAATTGAAAGGTTCCCGGGATGCGTACGTAGCTGATTTTTACGTACTGCCCTATACGCAGTTCGTTGATGGTAATCCGTTTTCCAGAGGCATCAAAAATCTTGGTTCCATCTACACCTGGTTCTGTGATGACACGAGTTTCATCGGCCAGAAAAAATATCAAATCATCGTGGTGTATGGAGTCAATTCTTCCCGTAGCCCCTATCGGTGAAATCTGGACATTCACCTGGAATGCAAGAATTACAAACTCATCAAGAGGCCCATAGAGATAGACAGGTACGCACCCACCTCCGGTATCTCCATAAATCAAGTCATGAACCTTATTAGTATCGAACTGCTCGGTCCATATGAAGTGGGTGTCATAGAGGACATGCGCCGGCCGTATGAGGTTGATGAAAAAATCTAGATCATTTGCAAGTTCCGTAAAGCTACGGCCAGTTTTGATAAGATCATCTATCAGGACCTCTACAATCATCTTATTGCCATCAATCACGCCATAAGACGATCCGGGCTTACGAGCCTCGAGATAGAGCTCCTTAATATTGATGTCCAGGCCGGTGAATTTACTGGCAGTATCTTCAATATTGGTCTTGATACTGCCTTTGAGATATGCATTTTTCAGTGATATTAGATAATCACGAAAAGTAGCATCGTTGTAGCCTGCCGGAGCTATTCGTTCTTGCAGGAATAAGCGTTCTCCCAGAATTTGCTGAAGATACTCAATACGAGTACTGGTATAAACCTTATCGTCATTTATGGCGTCGTTAGAATAATGGATCCGAGAGAATTCTCTGGCCAATACTTGGCACAGAATAGCAAGATTGGTGGTCTGCTCTTTTGTGTAATTACTGGGATATAAGTCCAGAATTGTAGCCAGCTTGGACATTGCCCGGTTGTACAAATCCAACCGGAATCCCTTATCATCAGGGAATCGCCTGCGTCCTAGCTCTTCTGGATCAGGAATGTAGATTGAGCTCATACGACCCTAGAAAAATCCACTAAACTAACGGCGGTGGTGTCGGCACTATACAACGTGAAAAGTCCTACCGTATGCATGGTAGCATCCGTCGGTATCGTCGGAAAACTAAGACTCCTCAGGGCAGATTGCGGTGTGGACGTATTACTGGTCAGGTCCGCGGCACCGTAAAAATCATGCACGGACAGGGCTGCATACTGATATTTGCTGCTATCCGAGGAGGAGTACTTTGCTATGCCCGATAGCTGAACCTGTCCTCCAGGATATTTCATCACGGTATTTCCTACGCGCACCGTGCCCGGAAGAACTGTAACCGTAGAATCGGTTATTTCAACATCCAGAGCTCTGTTTGATATTGTTTCTAACATTTTAGATCCTACTCATGGGTCGATTTGGGAGTCGATATACCGCTATAGAGTCGTGATTTCCGCTGATGAATCCTGTAGAATTAGTAGTCTCGGTCATAAAAGTTCTGCAGAATACTACCAAAACATACTCACCGGTCATGAAGATCGTGCTGGTCGGATCTTTTATTCTGGCCAAGACTGGTAGATAAACCTTTCTAGGTATAGCCATCTGCAGACCTTCTACGGACACTTCGAATTGTTCCGAGCATGCAGAATAAAACGGCCGATTCATATTATCTACGGTCAGGGATGACAGGGTAATAGTATCGCTGAACTTTTTAGGTATGGTAGCCGGCATGCTCACGAATCCGGAATCCACCGAGAAGCTACTGAATCGGAGCTTGTCGTAATTGCTGAAGAACCCGTCATTCAGTATTGTGGAATTATTAGTAGGTATGAACTCCATAGGATTGCTGTAGGGTTCTCCACCTGATCCACCACTGCCAAGGGTGGATACATAAACACTCGGAGATACTTCCACAATATCCATAGATACGGATGACGGAAGAGCAATAATGCCTGTACTTGGCAGATATGTGTAGGCTATCTGAAGACCATCATTGGCTATATCGTCAGGATTAGGCAGAGCCGTTTGACCAACGAGGACTTGTATAGAAAAAATACCCGTAACTGTGGTCGAAAAGGTCAGTGTCAATGTACTGGTTCCAAATCCAGAAATCTGAACAGGGTACATAGTAGTTCCCGGACTTTTCCAGCAAACGTACTGTGTCAGGCTTGTGGTTGTTTCTGTGGTGGAAGCTCCTAAAGCTACTCCACCTAAGACGGGTATAGGGACTGTTGCCGTCGGTAAGATAATATTGGAGCTATAAGCGATAATGGAATTACAAAATGTTCTGATCTTCTTATTTCCCGGACTGAAGTTAACGGTGGCACCGTTTCTTACATTATTGTCTCCTATGGCTGACAGCACTCCTGCCACGATCTCAAGCGTAGCCCCTTCAATAAAGGGGTATCCAGAGACACTATAGACTCTGATCTTATCCGTTACCGTTATGTGATCAATTTTGTAGGAAAATCCCGAAGTAATGTTATTAATCTTTGAAACGGAAGTTGCATAAGCAGATCCTGATCCTATAACATACTTTGACACGTCCGAAGAGTCCGCCCCAGGGATGTCAAAATCAATTGCAAGGATGTTTGAAGAATCAATCTTTACAGGCGTCCCAGAGCTTGATGCCCGCGTGAAATAATGCAGTTCAACAGTCGAGGCCCGGTACTGCTGATCCGTACTGGATGAGTCTGCACCAGGATACGCAAGTGCATAACTCTGATATCCAGAAATACCAGAATCCCACTGCTCAATTACTCGATTCTGTGTATCCAACACACCTTGATAAAAGAAATTATTGGAACTTCCAGCACCACTGGTATTTTTTACCAACATAGGTGTAGCTGGAATGTGTGTCAGCGATGAAGTACTGTCTCGGACCTCGGGCCCAGTTACTAAGTAATCAGTAAGCAAAGGATCCGTCAACTGTGAATTAGCAGACGTGCTGAATACAAACTTTGGCTGGCTACTGCCTATGCTTGACCAATACCCCGGTATAGATTTCCCTCCAAATACAGAAGATGTACTCACGTAGGTAGCATTATATTGAACAGGGTTCTGATGATAAAGTCCCGCTACCAACGGGAGTGATAGTTCAGTAGGAACCGTTGTGGTAGCTGCTGTAGTATCAAATCTGGTAAGCAAGGAGACTTCAGAAGATATCAAACCATTTACGGCTTCAGTAAGATTTCCAGGTATCTGTGTCCCGCCATCTGAAGATAAACCAGAGATCCTATCAATCTGAAGGAGTTCTTTACCGAACCGATCTCCTCCTGAAGAAACATGCCCGAATGTTGTAGATAACTCAGTCTTAGACAGAAGATCAAATCCGGTCTCGAAAAGCTCTGATACCGATGGAATCAAAACTTTCCTACGCACATCCAATATATCCCCGTCCACAACCATCGTCGCTGTAAGCAAATCAGGACGAACAAAAGTCCCTGCTACATGCTGCCCGTTAGCATTGGATTGGGCATTGAAAGCTTGAATATTACGTCTGTTAACAAAAAACATAGGGATGGCATAGACATACCCATCAACGGTATTCAGACATTTTGCTCTCCACAATCCATAATCCCCCGTAGTCGATCCCATATTCTGATACGGATACAGACCAGTACCAGGCCCTTCCCCGTATATTGCTGACGACAGCCCGGCTTCAGGATTGGAATCAGGATCAACACTTCTGACGACTCGAATCTTGTACTGAAGCTGCACCCTTTTTGTTGTTTCGACCGATGCATCAGGATGTATGGTGTTCTCATTAAGGAAGACGGAAGTCTCTGTGTTACCTTCCTTGTAGACTCTCTGCACTTCACGAGCTACTATTTCACTCTGCTGAGCTGTCCAGGTAACTCCGCCATCATCTGTATATTGAATGACAGAGTTTGCACCTGCTATCCAACCCTTACTCTGATCAATAAAACTCCCAGAATAGAGATTATAAGAGGTACCTGATGTTTCTTCTTCCCAGGTAGCCCCTATGTTATCTGTCCTAAGAATCTTACCATTATCCCCAACAATCCAAGCACGGCCTGAGAATACTGCATTATTTTGCTTGTAGTAATAGGTCACCTTGACTACATCACAAAGCATAGGCGCTGTCACAAGTCTAATTCTGCCTGCGGCTCCATCCAACACGTCTACCGCGACAACAGTACCATTAACTTTGACTGTTACATCGGAAGGATCATTACTTGTAGTGCCCTTTCCATCACCTGTCGTAACTGGTGTGTGCACTATAATGAAGGTAAGATTAGTCCCGTTTGCCTGGGAACCCACTTCTTCATCTACAACAATGACGTCCAAACTGGGGACCATGACCACGTCATTAAGATTATCGGAAATTGAAGAATAGGAAGATCCATCATAAATATTCCCCGACTGAGAAACCCACGAAGCTCCTCCATCTGAACTTCTGAGTATGGTGCCGTTATTTCCAACAGCAAATCCAAAATTCAAATCATAAAAGAATATTGAGTTCAGATTAACCGTAATGCCGCTAATCAGCTGAAGCCAAGTAATACCACCATTAGTCGTCTTGAGAATAGTCCCTGAATCACCAACAGCCCACCCTACCAAAGCATCATAAAAATGCACCTTGGTCAGATTTGAAGTTGTACCACTGACCATAGCAAGCCAAGTAACACCATTAGTAGTCCTCAAAATTGTACCGGAATCGCCAACGGCCCATGCTATCAACTGACTATAAGCATAAACAGACTTAAGATTCTCTGCAGTAGGACTAGTGAGATTTACCCACGTAGATCCAGCGGAAGATGTGCGAGCTATGACACCATTGTTCCCAACAACCCACCCTATAGAAGATGTTATGAATGATATGCCGTGTAGGTCTCTGGTTGTGTTCACCAACTGCACGGTCCAGGTTCTGCCACCATTCTGGGTATTCAGAATCAAACCATTCTGACCACAGGCCCAGCCATTGTTCGAATCATACATCGTAATCCCGTACAGAGTATCAATGATACTGGCAGGATCAGGTTTATTGATGTTGGTATTAGGATCAAGCAGGGCCCTCCATACCTCTAGAAAAACACCATTTACCAGATTGCCTGTTGTAGGAGCATCGCCCAGATCTATGATGTTCAGATTATCTGCGGTTGTACTAGTATTCGTGACGTAGACGACCTGGCCATTTACCAAGGCATATTCAGGCTTGGGGCTGGACGGATCTTGGGTATAGAATTGATTAGCAAGAGCTTTGTCCGTGTGAATAGGGTATAGTGATACCCATCCAGAAGGCATCGTAGTCATCTGCCTTCGATTGATTTGATTCTGAAGCTGCTGAACGAGGTTCACTTCAGAATCAAGTATCGGTTTCTGTTTCTCAAAAACGACGAGGTCATAATTATACCCCTCATCGTCATAGACATAAGAAACGGCATTACCTAAATCTTGCGCCATCATTTACTCCAATCAGAAGGCCTGCTTACTCAACTGTCTCGGCGTATCATAGGTCACAGAGAAAAATCCAACGGACAAGTACTCCACAGACGCGACATTGATATCGTTTGCCCCCGTCTCGCCTTCAACATAGTAGGCTACTTGATAATTCTTATCATCAGGTAGCGCCCCGTCTCTTGTGGACACAACGATACGACCGTCATCCCTGATATAGGCCCTTCCCGCTCCACCAGAAACATCCAATGGATCCGACTGCAGAACTAAGGGCATATCGTCTTCAAATACACCACGGAACATTGTTTCGGGCCCACCCTTATCTACCGTCTTATAAGTGAGCACTTCCGCAACCGTTGAATAGGACGTAGCAATACCGCTGTTGTATATCTGAAACTGGGTCTTACCTATATCATCTCTGACTATGAATGATCCATCCGCCTTTGCCATCTTCAAGAACGGCAGCGCCACATAATCCACATCACTCACACTACTGATAACTGATACCACATCACTCTGAGTTAAGGACACCCCAATACCCAATTGAGAAACGTAGTTGGCCACTTCAGTCTGAATTTGTGACGTAAGCTTAGTCAAATTCGTGACGCCGGCCTTTGGTACAACCGTCATCACAAAATCAACATCATTCTCAACAGCCTGCTTAGCGATAACATCCGCACAGGCATGCTTCATTTCATCGACGGCCGTCTGAACTCTGGACAGCAATGCGTTTGTCGTATAAACTATGGTGAAATTCTCTTCAGCCACATAATTCACCCACACCTTTTGACCGTTGATTATGGATCCCGACTCGATCATCTTGATCGTAGTGGCTATTCGTTCCGTGCCAGTATTAACGGTGTAGTCAACATTCAAGACATATATCACCGTATTATCTGTATTAACCACCTGAATGGATGTAGGATCCGCACCAAGATATTCCAAAGATTCATCAGTATCCAAAATCAAAACATGTTCTTCGTCACTGATGGTCTGAAATCCCGTCACAGGGAGATCATTCGCAAATTTTATTTTGAGCCCATCTTGTGCTATCGTAGAGTTGCCCTCTTCAAGCGGATCCTGCAACCGTACCAATTCATAATTAGCAGTCGTTAAAAGACCTGAAAGCTGACCGGTCACAGATACTATTTCAAGCACCGGTTGATGCTCCAGAATGAACGTATCAGAACTCCGGAACTTATAGTCCACCCGAACCACATCCGTCGTTGCAAGACCTATTTGGATGTTGGTTACAATATTTTCATCAATATCTACCGTGTCTCCATCACCTATGATTTGCATACCGGTTAAATCATAGTCAGCCCCCCTCGTTGCATTGTGCACTCGGGATACTTCAAAAATAGGCGTGTGAGCGGTAACACGGGCATTGTTACTCTTGAGTTGAAAAGCCACGGCGCTGATTACTGTAAAGATTTCTCCGGATTGCGTACCCTCTGAAGCCGTTATGCTCTCAAAAGAGAAAGCTATCTGATCTGTCTCCTGCTGAGTCTGACGTCCTTGAACATAAATATCAACCTTACCGCCTACATGTTCCTTCCTGATATCATCGTAGTCACGAAGCATCAAGGGGTCGCCGGCTTTTTCCACACGGACATTTCGTATCCCAGATACCGCAAGAACAGTTTTTACGTACCCACCTTCAGTACCGGTATCCACGAAAAAAGCCAACTGAATAGACGTAGCAAGATCTTTATTGGACTGTTCATCGGTTCCAAAACTGATAGGATTCTGGTTCTCAACAGAGAAATCAGTGTCCGTCCCCGATACTATGGTCCTGATCGTATAGGAATCGGTATTGCCTGACGATCCGGCATTATCCGCTGTAACATCTACCTCGAGCTCATAACGTTTTGACTGAGCATTATAAAAGGCTTCCCGATTCGAGTATTCCAATACCCGGGTCGTGGTAGTCTTATAGTTCATTGCTGGAATACCAGAATCTAAGTCTCCCAGGGTCGCTACAACAGCCCCCTCATAGACATACAAATCACGTATGGGAGGCGCATCAGTATAAAAAATGACAGTACCTACAGAAGACTGAGCACCTTTTCTAAGCACATTAACGTTCGAGGCAAGCTTATCAAATTGATCGTCTATCAGCTGTTGAACATCAGCCGGATCCGTGAATCCCAACGCTACCTGAAGAGCCCTCTTCTTAATCGAAGTTTCTACAGGATCACTGACCCCATCCCCGTTAGAATCATCAAAATCCAATAAAGCAGATACGGACAGTGACCGGGCCATGAAATCCTGAATCACATACATTCGAGCCTGTTCCTCGGATATAGGATCCGTCATGTCCCTTAAAACAGTCCCCGGCTTCGTATCTATGCCAGTATCCGCAGCAAGTAATTCTCGACTATAAGTCAGGATAATGTCGTTTTGAGTCCTTGCTGGTAGGTCCTTTATTCCTGTAGTGATAGTTATCGGGGAGCCCTGCAGCTCCGGAGAGTAGGTACTCTCAGACACAATACCGACTATCGAATCATAAATAACCGCCGTAGAAACGAAGAAGAAAGGTGTATCAGTAGTAAAAGTTACGGCAGGCAATAAACCTGTCGTGACCATAGCATTGAATATCGTTGCATCAAAAAATGTGGAGTAGTAATAGATTCGGTCTACTTCATCTGTAGTGGTTGTTACCCGAATCGTCCCTGCAGTATCGACTTTCTGGGATATCTGAGTGACTACATCCTCGTAAAAGGAGTAGGTAGTGATTGGTTGGGAATTGATCTTCACGTACTGATTATTGAGACCACCACTTGAAGTATAAACGTAAAAATTGTAGCCTATGACTTGAGGCTCTGAATTTGCCGCACAGATCACTTCAATTTTATCTTGATACCTCTTAAGACGTACGCCTGTTGGAGCTGATATTGAAATAAACTGATCGGAAGAAACAAGGGTAATGTTAAGGGTTGCAGGATCGCTATCAAGATTAGTGGTCTTATCTACAGCAATAACCCTTATGGCATTAACACCAAGTACAACAGTACCCGTCCAAGCCCAAACGGTCTCACCAGGGGTATAGGAAACACCTTGTGTAGACCCATTGACCTTAACCAGCTTCGAGTCTGTTGAGGTCGTTCCGGAAAGGGTCTGTATTTCCGTATCCGTCGTGTAGTCTAAGCCCCCAGACGGAAGAAGTATTTTGGGTGCCGGAATAGCCATTCAGATTATCCTTCCGCAGTATTCAACAATTGCGTATAGGTCATCGATTTACCGGACTTTGCGGTCAGAGTAACATCCGCCCTGATAATTGTCGGATCGTTCTCATCCGGATAAACTTCAACATTATCTATGGATGCTAAAGTCTCTCCGTTAGTCATAGGTCTTCCCGTCAGCTTATATTGACCTTGCATATCCATGAACTTCTGAAGGGTCGTGTTGATCTCCTGCGTAATTTTGGTAGATAGAAAGTCTATATCCGCTATCTTCTCCCCAAGAAGTCCTACCAACGAAGTCCCTATGAAACTGTGGAAAGGATTACTCCGTATCTGCGTGACAACAAACTTCTCTACATTCTGTAACAGAAGTTTTTCATCCCTCAGTTCTTTAAGGTCTCCACGAACATCATAGCTTATATCAGTGACCGTTTTTAGCCCTATGCATTTTGGGCAGTATCCTGAGTATGTGACGTAGGTGATTTCGAAGAAGTCGGTAGGAGATCGCCATTTCTTTTTGAAATACACGAGCCGTGTTTGAAATGCATCCGTAGTGCTAGTATCAAAAATGACGTTGTACATGGCTTTAGGGACCAAATTTCCCGTAGCATAGACCGAAACATTAGAGGATGCCAGGGGTCTTGCCATTCTCAGAGAATGCTGATCATCGTCCATTAGGGAGAGTTCCCTATAGATGCGGTGATTGCATACGGTTATCAGGTTCAGGTCGAAAGACATAGGTGAAGGTCATGTCTATTAAGAGATTATTGAGATGTATCCGTGCCTGGTCTGCCAGGCTTGGTAGTCGGATACCATCTTACTTTGCTTTGCTTTGTAGTCTGACTCTGATATGAGCCCATTGTATAGTAGAGCATCAAGGGCATATGAACAGATCGATATCAATTCTATCATTTTCACAGAGACTCCGTTGGTATACCCATCGACTGAATAGATAGTAGTCTTATTTATGGTGATCTGATTTTGGACCTTCCCAAACTCAAGCTGATCTGCGGCATTTAATAATTCAGACGACATCTTTTCCGCAGTCCCATACAAGGACAGCAACTCCCCTAAAGCCGTATTCAAAGTAACAAAAGGATCTGTAGCCTTAATATCTTCGAGTTGTTTCTGCAATCCCTGCTGGGCCCCAGATTCCGCTTTAGCCTTTTGATTCATGGCCTCAGTCCTAGCCGCATCCTCCTCAGAACCCTTCCTGTTATCACAAAAAGTCCTATTGCCATGAAGAGCTGATATCATACTGTTGAACTTATTCGTAGCCGCAGCTATGAAATTGGGGGACCCTAAAGTCGACCACCATTGAGAGGCTTTATCCGTAAAAGCTAACGCCTTCGCAAACGTGCTGGTCTGACCTAAGAATGAATTGTTTTTTTCAGGAGCTCCTACCGGCACCTGCCTAGAGGTCAAACGTCTAGATACAAACGGATCATTGATGTTCTTGGTCATCTCCTGAACATAAACCTTCACATCATTTTCGAGCTTCTCATTCTCCGTAGTTTTGCGTACCGACCCTAAAAGTCCCTCAATAGAAGTTTTGTTGAGGTCTGATCCAGGGTTGGTGAAATCCAAAATCAGCTTCCCCGACAATACCCACGGATTCCTCTCAGCAAAAGCCACAAAAGCCTGCTTCAGTCTCTGCAACTGATCTATCACCTTGGTCATATCCGTGTAACCCATTTTACCATCTACGGTCCGAGAAGCTTTTCGGTACTCACTATGGATTTGCCATAGCATAAACAGCTCTGCAGTCATCCGTTTTGATATTCTATCCCGTTCCAAATCCTCTTCAGAAGCTGCACCTTTTGCCGCCAATTTTGCATTGATAGTCTCAAGTTTTGCCTTCGTGTACGACAAAAGGACATCAACCTCAAGAATCTGTGCGGATATCCGGTCATGCTCTTTATTGAGCTCCTGAACTCCTGCCGAAAGTCGTTCTATCTTATTTCTGGCATAAGTTACTCGCTCATCAGGATCTGGAAATCCTGTATCAAAATTTGCATAGGCTTGTATCGGATCTATAGTCTTGAAGTAATCTGCCTTATGAAGGTTTTCATCAAAAATCTCCGAAAGTTCCAAGTCTCTACGTATTCTCTGCAAAAATAAAATTTCAGCGGATCGCAGCTCAGAAAGACGACGTTCAAGAGCAATGATAGTTTTGTTCGCAAATTCCTTAGACGACCTTAGACCCGTAAGGCTGTTCTGCTGTGCTACGCTATTTATAGCGCTGAGCTCTCTTCGTGTAGTTTCAGTGATACCCATTTCAACCACCCCCACCGGTCAGTAACTTAACCATAATACCAAAAGCCTTTTCAAGGGCTTTTGTCTGCACTTCTATAAGGGCTTTATTCTCCTCACCATTTACGGTGAAAAGACTACCACCAAAAGCAAACACTACTCCCGCCGTCATACCATCTACACCGCTAAACCCATCTTTGGGCTGTTTGGCACTCCTAATTCTGTCCATGAATCCTGCTACACCACCTGATTGGGGTGGTATATATAAGAATGCCGCGGAAGGTCCTAGTATCAATTCTTTCATCTTAGTTACGATAGCCGTCATGATATCAATTATCTGCATATATTTTTGAATCTTCTCTTCTAACCCATTCAAAAATTCCGTGAATGAGTCAGAACTATTCTTGACCATACCCTCCAAAGTTGCAAGAAGTTTATCCATCATATCAATCAAATTTGGTAATAGTGGTATTGATCTTCCTATCTGCAAAGAAGACCAACTACCCAGTCCTCCCCATCCCGCGGATATGAACTCTGTGTATCCCCTCGGATGCTCCACAACAGCAGTAGACATTGGGTCAATACACTTTTTCTCTACGGGCACCATAATGTCCGAAGAAGGCGGACCCCAAAACGCGGGCCATCCTGATTCAATTATGTAGTGGTATTCTTTATGGGTCGGATCACCTGAAGTGTCTACAGGTATGTCCTGGTCAACATACTCCCCACCACCAGTAATGATGTTGGATTTGACTATAACTGGACTGCCCATGGTAACACTTATAGGTTCTTCATCAATTTCTGTGTATTCCGTATAAGTACTCTTGTGATCTGGGTTGAATGTTGGATCATCGTACTTATAGACCGGTTTCAAAGGCCAATCCCCAGGATCCCGCTTAGAAGTAATTCCTTTTCGTTTATCTCTTAATCCAGAAACAAGCGTACTCAATCGAACTTTTAAAGCATGAAGAAACCCGTCTTTCCCACCTAACTTTGTAGGAATATCCTTAACAGACGTTTTTCTTCCTCCTGATTCAGTACTTCTGGACACCCTAAAAAATCCACCGGCAAAAGGTACTCCCGGAGGAGCGTCCCATTTCAAACGTATACCATATTTTTTCTCTACAGTCTGACCAGCTATGTCCTCCGTTACCATTTCCTGATACACAGGATAACTCTGGATGTTTTCAGGAGGAGGGACACTAGTATTGAAAGGAAACAAATCCATAAAATCAAATAGATCCCCAAGCTGCTTTAGGGTCTTGAAGAACTCATCAGGGGCCGTAGCATCTACCAATATTATGAATCCTCCAACGACACCATTATCATCAAATATGGGTCTGTTCTTATCATAAGGATTCACCAAGGATACCTGCAGTCTTCCTAAGAAACCTTCAAATCCTCCTGCCGACAAGTTCTTCCAGTTATCATTCTGGAACATGTTTCTATTCAGAGAAGGAGGCATAAGTATGTTCATATACGCGCCGGCCGTAGCCAAGTCTTGGGCCATTGTATTGACCGTACCGCGTATGAATGACAACAGCGAGGATATCAAAGAAGAAAAGGATCCGAATGAGCTGATAAAAAGCTGAAGGATTTTCATTACTTTGGTAAGGATAGACATTACCTTACCAAGCCCCTTCACAGCTTTATCAAAAGTTTTTATCACACTTTTAGGTAAATCTTCACTGGAAATGGCTGATTGTTGCCACTTCCCAGCCTTCTTATTGAGCCATGCCTGTGCTTTTTCAAGAGCATTTTTAGCCTTCTCCTCCTTAGAGGCAGAATCTTCAGGACTTCCAGGTTGGACCTTAGAAGAAGAATGTGGTACAGCCAACATTCTGGCCTTGAAATCAAAATTAGACATTTCTCATTTTCCCGACTTTGACGATCTGTTTTTGTATCTCATTAACGTCCTTCTGAACCACCGCAACCGTCATGGCCATCAATCTTTCCAGCTCCTTTATAATCGTATTTTCAGAAGAAGGAATGCCTCTCACCCATTCTAATTGTGCTACATCAGCCGTTTGTTGATCGCCAACGCCGACTTGTTCCGTTCGATTATCTTTTCCGTCTGTCTTAGTCTCGCTAAACATCCCTGACTCCTATTAAAACGATTATCCGCCCAATTATACAAATTACCCGTCCCACCATCAGTAGCCCTGAGATACTCCTCAGACTTGATATGATTAATGATCTGTGGCTGCCGAGTCTCATCTAAATACGTAATCCGAGCCGTTACTACATCACTACGATCATGAACGAAAGTAGTCCTATCATATAGCATCTCATCTGATATCGTCGGATAATACACAGTCAGCGGCCTGAGCGTCGGATACAACGTCGCATCAGGAGGAATAAACCCGGAATCAAACTTGAACGGAGGCCGCGATGTATCCGCCCCCGTCTTAATAGGATGAGTCACTATTCCTGCAAGACCATTGATACCCGTCCGTATTGCAGCAACCGTCGTATAATCTGCATATGGGAAGGTTGATGTTTCAGAAGAAACATGTGTCCAAGAAAGCTGAAGGGATGTCATATTCGTCGTATACTGCAGGCCCGTCAGTTGGGGATATATAGTTGCATCCACTACCGTAGCAGTTGGAGGAGCACCTATAGAAATATTAGTTGCGTCCTGTTTAAACGGCGGTGTTGATGCATCAAATCCAATACTTCCGGAAGCCGACAACCCAGTAATCAGATTGATGTCGTTCTTGAATGATTGAACTGTGGGATACGAAGAATACAGAAATGATCGGTGCTCATAAGTCGTATCATGATGCCAATACAAATTCATGGAAGAAGTATCTATCAGATACGAAATATTTGTCATGTCGGCAACGTTGTTATAGGTAACGTTGAAATACCCCAACGCATCCGGACCGGCATATTGAATATTGAAAAGACCTACCGTATCATTCAAATGAAATGTAATTTCATTATTGAGACTGTACTCAGTACTAGGTACCCATCCAGTAAATGACCCATCTATAGACGAGTTATCATTATTGAATATTACATACGGATGCATGATAACAGAACCAAAAGGCACCCCCCACCAATTCATAATCCTGCGATCATGGTCTGATGGAAAATGCTGCAGAATGAACTCCGTCTGACCACGAATGTCAGTTACCCCAGGACCTGACGAAACAGGCACCCCTACCCCAGTTATATCCGTCCCAAGAATACCCTGAATGTGTGACAGATAATCAAGATTCCACTTCCAGGCATCTACCTTACCCGTAAAATCATACCCCACAGCATAATCATATGTATATGCCGCACTGCAATCCGCCTGGTAATCCGTCGTGTCCCCGAAAGCTATCAAAGTGGAATTATAGGAAGGCTGTCCAGGTTCCTGAAGAATCCATGATTCGGAATTGCTCTCATCCGTGAGCTTGTATTGTTCTTGAATGATGCACAAAGCTTCAGACATAGCTAATGCCTTGACGGCATTAGCCTGACCCGTGTAAGATACCCGTGCGAGCTTATTGGATACCCCAGCCGTGACTATCGTATCAAGTAAGGGAATTTCTTGATTAAGATATCCGGCCTCTGTAGTGTCCCACAAAATCTCAGCGCCACTACTCGACCGGTCATAGTTCCCACATGCCGATGAATCAACCACAAATCCCAATTTTGCTACTGAGGAGCTATCACCTATCAGCAAACAATTGTACGGTGTTGAAGAGTCCACCCTCAGAGCTATCACATTTTTATAGCCATAACTCGTAGCCGGATCATAAGCCCACTCAACCGTCGTATTTATGCTGGGTAGCTGAGTATTCATGTAATCAGCTACATCAAACAGGTTGAATTTGGAAATAGACTTTCCGTTGTAAGAAGATGGAAATGCACAAGACCTAAGATTACCATCAACAAAACATCTGAAAGTATCCCCAGTCTTCAGTTTAGGAGTAGGCTTTGTCTTTGTCCCTACAATCTTAGGACCCACATATCCATCATCATCGTACAACGGGAAAGAAGACGTGATGACAAACTCTTCGCCATCTATAGGAGAAGTAGGGCCTACGTATGGCGTAGTAAGAACAATTGAAGAGTCATTGATGATCGACTGAACCTGAAAATTCGTAGTCATGTCCGATGGCCGCATCCAATCCCCAACAAAAATCTGCCGGGACCAAATACTCACCCCATCATCCGCCCGAGTTACATCCTTTTGTCCATTGATGAAAATGGCCTGCCCAGGACCCCTTGTCTGACCGGTAAGAGGTGTAATAGGATATGGAGGAAGACTCGTGTAATCCGCAGTAGGCCACATCCTGTTGAAGGAGTATGGTGCCAAGGTCTCGTCTGCGGAAGACAACAGCCCATCATTGTTACAGAGTTTCCAACCTAATGCGGCATAGTACTCATTACCGAAAGCCTGTAATCTGTTCTGAAACCAGTCATATATCTGTTTGAATACCCGGCATTCAATTTCAAGATCCTGTCGCTTATACTCATCCCCCGTAACTCCGCCCTCTGAATTTCCCTGTGCATCATCTCCGGGTACATCCCCACCCTGTCCAACGCTTCCTGATAGATATACAGCCTCTTCCTTGACCCTAGGCTGTATGACCTGCTCAAGAAAGTTCCTCTGACTCATGACTTGGATGTAGAACTGATCAAGATTGTCGTATTCGAAAGAAGCACTGAGTTTGGATCCCTTAGGCAGTGTCGTGAAGAAATCTCCAGAAACCGTAACCTGTCTATTGCCTAAATAATCCAATCCCAAATAATCAAGATTATACCGCTGACCCTTAGCCACACCGTGATTCAGAACCACCGTACCATTAGACAATGAAAAATCAACGGTATCCGTTCCGTCCAACAACAATGCCGGCTTAAGAGTCAACAATAATGGAGCTCCATCAGACACAGCCTTACCCGTAACCGGATACATCTTGAAACAATCATGTCCGGAGGCATAAAGCGTTAGAGCCAAATCAGATATGCCCGCTGTGAAAATCGCGCTCGACAAGTCCGATAAATGCTGAATGGTAGAGTAAGAGAACAAGTAACTACTCTGGTCTGTGGCGACCACGAATCTTGATGAGTCCGTCGTTATGTAGGCGGCCCGCTCACTATAGTAGGAAACAGTCATTCCTGGCTCTTGTGGGTCATCCAAAGCATATGATCGAGGAACAAGAACCGTATCCCCCTCAACATACAAAGGTCCATCAGACATGGTAAGAGCCGATAGAATACCGGAAGATGTGTAGTCTTTGCTGACGTCGGACGCAAGGGTGACTACAGTAGCAGTAGCATCCTGGTCATAAGAAGCGGATGAAATGCTATAAACATCGAGATCAACCTTAATAGCTGTATTAGTCCGGAATATGTTAGGGGAATTGGTATTCGGAAATGATATGGTATTTGCACCGGAAACAATAGGTGCCGCGGTATATCCTACATATCCAAAACTTACGGAAGAATCCGTGACATAGATATAGGGATTAATGATTTCCTCAGATGAGGAAGAATCAAGCTTAATGAGAGTATCTTCCCCATCATAGGTCGTAGAACTCACAGGGAACAGAAAGGTCCTCTGAATATCAGAGGGCTCCATACGAACTATTGCCCCCGATGAGAAATCCGACCTTACATCCTGACCAACTATATAAAAGGATGATGACCCTTCTGGTATTGTGAAATTATTAATGGCCAGAGGGCTGTATTCAAGAGTCTCACTCTCGTAAGTGAAATCTATCGTGACAATATCCGTGTCCGAAAGCCCTATGGCCAGGTTGGTGGAAGACCTGGAAACCCGTACAGTACTTTCACTAGTCGATAGACTGGCAAGATCGTAATCAGCATGATGAGTCTGATTACATATCCTCTGTACCGTAATAGTCTCTGTATCTATCCTATAATCCTCAAGTGTGAACTCATACAAGTCTACATTGCGGATAGTGAGTCGTGAATCATAAACAGTGCAGTAATTCTTACCATCAGCATACGTTATACCATTCGTCTGACCAGCCAACGGCACATAGCTGACACTGATGGAATCCGTTATAACCAATGGCGTAGTCAGGATTACCCGACCCGACGTAACAAGAACCATAAAATCCGTGTACTCTTCCAAAGCCACGCCATTTTTCAGAAGAATAACCGATCCATCCTTGACCGGAAATCTCTGTAGTCTGAAACTGGTCATCCCAGAAGTAACAGATACCACCTCATTGTCCACCGGATCCGAGTCCACCTGATAATCAATGACATACTCTTCACCAGGACCAGGATGGTCTTTGCCAACAGGCACGACCCTTCCAGTATTCAGAACAATGCGTACCGCATCAGTGTTTCGAGGGGGAATACTGTACTGCTGCCGAATGCCATTACGAGTCACCTCAATGCCATAGTCAATGAGATAACTCTTATCAGAAGCTATGTATTTGACCAAGGGCTCATTAACATACTCTGAGGACACATACGCTGTCGCAGCATCCGCATCCAAGACATATTCCGTATAGACCTGTAGTCGAGTCCCATCTATACGTATGTTCTCCGTTCCCGGCATAATACCAGCAACAGGGTTACCTTCATAGTCCGTAAAAACAGCTATGCCTGTCTGCGTATTAGCCGGAAGTAAGTTGGTGTCAGCAAGTACCTTCAGAAACATCAAGTTAGCAACACGCCTATCCATCTTTGGAGGAGGATAGACATATATTGGATCCGGGGAGTAACTAATAACGTAATCATTACCAGTAGGAGGTCGGTACACGATAGAGTTATTCAACCTGACCTGAAGAGTGTCCTCAGGATTGGGTATCACCGGCAACGGGAACTGAAAGGCATCATTCTCAGTCTTCTGTGCAAAAACTTTATTGTTGACCGTAGCCGTATCCATCAAGTCCGGATCCGTAGACTTGATGGTATGACTGAACATCAGATTAATGCCATCATTCAGAGCTATGAAATAGTCCGCCGATGTAGGAATACCACTGTCCGTGGTAGCATCAACCGTCCATCGACCACTGTTTTTCTCATACGTGAAATTATCCTGCGTATATCGAACATCCATCTGCCCGACAAGCTGATGCTTGGCCTTATAAGACCCTACCGTCGTATCACCCGTATAAGCCGATACCAGCGTCAGATGATCGTTGGTAGGTACCGTATCGATACGGAAGTATTGCTGATACCCATCATGCTTTATGAAATCTCCGGACAGTAACTGAGAAGACCACGTTGTTCCTATGCCATAAACATTCTGACTACCGCTGGTGAAGGATGCATCCCCATATAAGGTGTTGTTGTACTTATCAGGCTCTACAAGGTACTCTCGATAGATAAGGGTGCTGTCGTAAGGCATGACCCCTGAGAGGCCTGTTAGGTTATTAAGCTCAAGGCTGGTGGCATCTCTGACCCCCCGAACAACAAAACTTGAGGAGTCCGCATGAAACTGATCTCCTACCTTCCAATTAGAGGCATCAAAACTACTATAGGGAGGATCAACCGTAAGTCCGGTTATGAAGCTGCTGTCGGCCGTGAATGTAGCAGTCCCCTTGAGGATGTTCTTATTGGGAATATACTGGCCGTCTACATAGAGGATGCTAGTAGACTTGGCATTATTGACGCCGTATTTGGCCCCGCGGATTTCGAAGTTCTCGAGATCCAAGGACACCAAGACTTTTATCTGATCCATCGAAAGAGGCATTTTTATTCCTTAAACGAGTTTCCCAATACCAGGAGCAACGGGAAGTGGCACTGGTCCCACAGGAGGACCTGCAAAAGCTCCTATACAGGTAGCCGTAATCATTCCTGCGGTCATGATGTGATTACATATTCCAAAAGCAATAGCCGATACAAGTTGTGCCGTCTTACTACCTGCAATGACTTTGCCGGCCAGATTTGCTATTATGACAGCCTGCAAAGCTGTAGGGATAAGCATCAAGACCTTTCCTTGTCCTGCCCCTGGGCCGCCACCTATGACCGAACCAACGACCATGACGGTATTAAGAGATTGTACTACGCCAAATGCTATAGAGTCGAACAATTTTCCAATATCCCTTCCTGCAAGACCCCCTGAGGCTGCCTTTAGTTTCATCAAGCCACTCATGCCCGAAGATGTGCATCCCACAATTTTCCCTTGGAAGGTTCCCGCACCAGGGCCTGTAACCTGATTGGTTGTCTGAGCCATCGAAGAGGCCATAATATAGCTACAAGTCGCCATAGAGACCGCGGAGACCATAGGATTGTACTTACTACCCGCAAGAGTAAGTGACGCACCCTTGGCCACCATTTGCATGGACATGACTGTTGGAATAAGAGGCATGACTATCCCTTATCCATTTCTTCCAAGCGGGCAACTGTATTCCTGAATATTTGAGAAAGTTGATCGTTGATACCAAATCTTTTCTCGTTGATTTCTATACTTCTTCCTATGTTTCCATTTGCGTGACGCTTACTTGACGCCAGCCAATCAAGAATCATTTCAACAATATCGAATAAGTCCATACTGCGGATAGGATCATTCAATGTTTGAATAGCGTATCCATTCAAATTATTGAACTCTGGATGATGTCTATTATTAGCATAGTGATGTTCTAGGGCAGGCTGCATTTCTTTCAAAAACTGTTTGTACTCTTCACTACCGTAAGTAGTGTCGTGTAGTTTAGATGTGTACATTTCAAAAATAGATGCCTCAGGCTCTTCCAATTTTGATTGATCGTGAGATATAGCCCTCTTCAACAATTCACAACTAAACAGATTCAGGTATTTCGCTACTGTCTTAATATGTAACAGAGTTTCTGGATTCACAATTCACTCCTTTTATATTATGTGTGATTGTTATTGTTTTTCATCCCGCCTTCACCGTAGGCAGTCCCTTAATCGGGGCTCCCGTGACATAATCAAAATGGCTTGGCATGGGACCTGCTCCCGTTACCATCCCACTTTTAGCTGGATTATTACCAATAAGAACGGAAGCGGCTTTAACGATGGTTTTTACCTTACCTAATAAGGACGCCTTCAATCCACCATCCATTTCCACATTACCGAGAGTCGTTTTTATTATAACGTCCCCTTTTAAAATAGATACTTTACAATTACCTACTTTAATTTTTGTCGTTCTATCCCCTACAGTAATACTCTCCTCTATATTCCCTTTCCCTATGATAGTCATTTTCCTATTTCCGAAAGTCTGTATGGTCTCTTCAAGATTACCTTTCACAATAGTAAGCTCATCACTCCCCGTCGAAATAGTAGTCTTACGCTGACCAAATCGGCATTGCTTCTCCTTAACGGCTATCTCTGTAAAAACACCTAAAACATTCACCGTATTATCGACATTGAACTCGGAATTGGCAGACCCACGAATACGTTCCGTCTTAAGACCATCTACAGTCAGATTGTATTCCTGACCCACTTCTATGGTCTTATATCCCTGAACATATTCCGAGGCATTTCCAAATACGGTCTCTGCCTTAGCAGTGCCTGATTCATCATTAGCACCGTATTCATAATAGGCACCACTCGAAGTACGGATATCTATACTGCGAGTTTTTTCTTTGGTATTGTGGGCTCCAATGTCCCACTTCACTCCACCCCTGGCCACAAAGTCCCACGAATTCCCTGAGTCAGCCTCAAATCCCCATATCTCCTTAAGGTTCCCCTGGGCAAGAATGGACATTGACCGGCCGTTGCCCAGAGGGTTAGACATGGAGGCACCAAGATTCATGTAGTAGTGACCCTCTTTGTCCACTCCGAGAAACGTTCCCGATTTATGAAAATGTAGGGCGTATGCCAGGCCTAGATTGGCTATTTCATCTGCCCCCTTCTTCTGGGAGCATTGTATCAAATCAAACTTCCCGACCTTATCAATCCGTGATGAGAACAGAACCGGTCGAAGCATGACGGCATAACGCTTATTGTCCTGTTTAGCCCCCGCATAGTTACCCATGACCATGGTGACTATCGGGTCTCGACGGGTAGTAGCGGCATAGCCGTTGATGTCATTGGTATCGAGTATCCCATCACCTTTTTCATCCACATCAACACGATACTCTGTATAGAACTGGGTGTCATACTCAATACTTGCTCCAAAGGGGACCATATAGATGACATCCCGGCCATCGGGCGTCGTGATTTCACGGGTGTTAGTATTCTCGATGCGTTTGCCTTGAGCATCGAAAATGTTGGCTTTATTTCGGATGATGGCTCCGGCATGTACTGAGGCCCCATCTGCGAATATGAAATGATTCAGGGATGTGTTGATGATGGACTGGTCGGATTGCCGGAGGAGTATAGAATCGTGCATTGCATCGGATGCTTCTAGATTTCCATTCACGAGCATCTGACCGCCGAGTGAGGAGGACATTATCATGTCTCCTTCACTGAGCTTTCGGAATCGATATTGAACTATATTTTCATCTTCATTGGGTATTGCATCAGGATTGAATTTAACAGCATTATGTTGCAGGGATGCAGACATGGCCGGCGGAAGATATGAAAGAAGAAGCGGGGCCCCTTTACCGTGGCCTTCATCATAGAAACCGAAAATTCCTATGGCATGCTCTTCGGGAAGCATGCCCATACAGCCGGATGGTCCTGCATAAGGGAAAGATATAGGTATCCAAGCAGGAGATCCTGACCCAGTAGTCCATTGAATCTTCATTCGATATCGGTCGTAGTCTATTTCTAATATCTCACCGACTCGAACATAGAAATACCGATTATATTGATTGGCCCCATGAAAGTTTCTGAATACTTCATGAGGTTGCTCGCCTTTGGAATATAACCGACCAGCATTCATGATCCTTGCCCCTGATTAACCAAATTCTTAGACTTCTCATTCGAGAAACCCGAAGGAACCGTATTGGTGACCGAATCCTTATTTTCAGCAGATCCTGACTTATTATCTTGAGCCACTGCAGCATCTATAGACATGGTATCATCAACATTTACATACGAAGGAACAATACCATCCTCGTTCGCGGGTATCTTGCTGAAGAACATGGACATGAGCTGCGATTCTTGAGCAGAGGATGCCGGCACCATCATTGTCATCATATCATTCTTAGCTAACTGAAGACGCTCAATTCCTGATGTGCCTGCGGCTATACCCATATCTACGGAATCCATACGGGTCTGGCCTGTTGCGATAATACCCCTTCCATACCTGAATCCTCCTACTACCCGATAACCCTCTTCATCTGTCAGAGGAACGGTCTTATCGGTCACAGAAGATTCTACCTCACCTGCTGTTCCAGGACTCTGATCAACAACTTCATAACGGCCCTGATAAATTGATGCGAGTCTGTTCATATCCTGAAGGAGACTAAGACTATTAGCTTCTTCTTTCGTAAGACTCATAGCCTTGAGATCTTTTTCCGTCAAATTTACCTTACCAGGTTCAAGCCCTTCTTTGAACTTATAGATTTTTCTCGTCATCAACGAAGGAGGTTGAGCATTATAATCGTACGCCCTCTTACGTTCTGCTTCAAGAGACAGGGTTGTACTAAAAGATCCTCCGTAATCAAATGAATGATTAATAGATTTTACGTAATGAAAAGAATCCCTGTGCGTAAGATATATAGGATACCCCAGACGCATCTCAGGTCTACCTGGTATAGTCACACTTCCTGTAAAACACTTAGAATTTATTAGACTGAGATGGCCAACAGCCAGCTGAGCAGCTACCCTGGCATCCGACTTGATGTATTGAAGGGGCATTTCCTTGAACCGAAGACCGTATCTTTTTGCCAATTCAATATCCATGTGGAATCCTACTCCACTAGGATTCTCGGGTCCCCGCAATTGTCCGTGGAAGGGTGTCTTTACCTGTAGAACTGTAACAATACCTTCCGTTTCCGTTTGGAAGCTGCAGTTTATGACATCATTGGGTCGTACTACATAGGGTTCTACATACTTAGTATTCAGATTAAAGAATGGGGGTTTGAACATGAATACCCCATCCACATCCTGAAAGAATTCATACTCTACACGATTCTTGACCTCTGTAGCTATTTCAAGTTTGGACATGTATTCCGCGTCAGAGAAATCCGACATCTTATCAAATTCAAAAAACACCGTAAATCTTCTCAAACTTTCAGTTACATCAAATTCCCGAATATCCGCATAGAATGATGCCTTCTTCTTATTGGAATTTGCAGGTAAAGGAGCTTTCTTCACCGGCATGGCCTGTATCGTTGCTATTTCCCCAGAAGCCGATTTAACTATCAACCGATCTCCTTTAGCACCGTACATCTTCAAAAGCGTTCCAAGATTTAAGAAACGTTCTTGCCAATAGTTCATGATTCCAAGAGCATTCTGTTTCAGTACTCCGGGGGGATATATCTGTTTCAATGGTGTTTTCTGTGCCAACCACGAAGGAACAACAAACATGTGTGCTACTTTATCCAGCAATTCCTGATTAGCTTTAGCATCCCTACTGCGAGGCACATACATATCATTAGCCAATCGCCACATTATGGTAAATGGATTGGCGTTCTTGAATATGGTTTGATAAGGAGTCAGTGTCTGACCCCCACCCATGGCTATATTAGATTCAGGGACGGGATGGGTATTTATCTGGACATAAGACCACCAATGCAGCATATCCACGCATTGAAGGGTTATCTTGTAGGCCCCACCAGAGTAATTTTCTTCAACATTAGTAATTAAGCCCCAAAAAGCCGGGTAATACTTCGGCTGCATATCTACAAGAAAACGCCCTTTGAAATATATTTTAACTTCCATCATAGGGCCGAAAATGGGCACCCTGTACGATTTACCTTCTGTAGAGAATGTTGTCCAATACTTAGAATTTTCATTGTAGATCGGAGCGGTGATTTCAATACTAGCGCTGGAACTTCCAGGAGGATCTACATTATTCTGAATGCTGACTGTGGTGATGCCGTCATTGAACGACACCTTTTGGTTCGTAGAAGTTACAGGAGCTATGATAGATGTGGAAAGATGCCCACCGACATACACAAGAACGTCGGGGGCAAGTTTTATGATTCCCCTACTTCTAAATTCAGACTGAGTAAAAAGTCCTGAATCATTCGTCAAACTTGACATTAATCACCTCGTACCCAGTATACTGGTGCCTTTCTCATGGTGTCTCAACAAAAGTGCACCCAACTCTTCATTTTGTTCAACACTACCATCCGTATAAAACCGTTTTATGGCCTCATCAAAACCTAACCCAGTTTCCCTTACCCATAAATTCATAATCCATTGCTGATCTTGAGGAGACATAGGCTCAATAGGAGTCTCTGTACCTAATTTTGTGATATCTCCCATAAGCCTAACAGTATTTCCAGTTCGGTTAGAAGTCTCTGCCGTGGCCCCTTCTTCTAGTGTCACAGGAGCGCCACTCCCTTCTTTATCCGAAATAGCTTGGAAGTGCCCTCGAACTTCTTTATACCCGTTGCTCAAACAACTGATTATGAACTCAAAGTTATAGTTTAAAAGATAAGGATGCTCGGCATCCTCGTCCAACGTGAACGTATTGAAATGACCCATGAAGGTTTGATCATCATAGTCTATTTCCACTCCCTGAACTACACTGACTACACGAGTAAGAATTGAGGTCTTAGTAGGATCAAGGAGTCTATACCCATTATTTCTATAGGCATTCATCAAGGCCATAAAATTCAAAAATGCGAAAGAGCGACGACGGAAAAAATTCGTAATCCCCACACCAGGAACCATAAATGCCGCTGTTTTACCGGTCGAAGTCAAGATATCCTGATTATTACCCCAAAGCTGAGTCACGAATCCATTTCTGGTATATGAAAAAGAAGTCGCATTGGTCTTACCATGGTTCAATGACTCAGGACTGATAAGCATCATTATCCGAATACGGCGTCCATCTTTCCCTGCTATCGAAATATACAGAGGTAAAACAGGCTCTATAGCACCTGTAAGGTCCGTATCCAAGGCGGTATCAGCAGCCTGACGTAGGGTATCCGATATCTGAACTCCTGTTGAAGCTACAGGGAAATCTTCCGATATGATGGATTGATAAGACTCGCTGGAAGGACTGTTATTAAGGAAATCGTCAGTATCTTTTCTTCCTTGGGCCTTCATATTATTGGGTCCTGCGAGACACAAATTTATAGGCTGTACGTTCCGACTTGAATGTTATAGTGTATGTGAATCTGAATGGTGTATTGGCGTCTTCATTCAAATCGATACTCTCGAAATACCCCAAATAGGATGCGTAGTCATAGCTTATTCTGATATACCGACGTTCCTGTACGAATCCCTGATTATCGAAGATGCACCCATTAGTAGCGAATATCTCTATGAGTCTTTTGAATTCCCGATAGGACATCGTAGTCCGTCTCTGAGCTACCGTCAGACCTGGTTCCGTTTCAAGCATCCTTCTGGTAGTATGAGTAATGAGATTGTACTCTGTGACGCCCATATAAGAATAGAAATCCGCCCGAGCATCGGCCTTATACGGGTCTGCGGCTTGTGATACGGCCGCTCTTCCTGCTTGTGCTAGGGAGGGGGATCCTATAACGAATGCCGCGGAGCTACCCTGAAGGGTTACGGTGTCTATTTCCTCTCCCCAATGGTCTTCTATCCATCCTACCATGGATTGAGTACGATTGATGATTTTTGCTAAATTTACGCTTACAGATGCCGGATTAATCATCAGACGAATACCTAATATTTCACGATTTGGTCCGCTGGCATCTGGAGGAAAGGGTATGGTTGTTGGAGTGACGCCATCCGATTTGACTATTTCGATAAAAAACGGCATGACGTCTTTAAGTTTGGGGACTCCTTTATATTCGTACAAATAGTCCGAAAATGTCAATAGAGAGTCCGGAGTACCGGCTACGTAATCTTCCTGAGCAGTATCTCTGAATGTTTGTGCCATTACTACTATCTCATACCGGTTAGTTGTTCTTTATACAACACACCACGAATTTCATTAGCTATTCTTTGTGCCAGATCTTTTTCAGTTGCGTTCACATTGATGGTGATACTTTTCTGAGCTGCTCCTCCAGGGGCCGCAGCAAGAGTAGGATTGGCCGGTACCTCTTTTATCCGTTTAGGGGTTGTATAGGCCATGTCTGGAGGTGTAATATTCTTGGGAAGGATCCATTCCCCACGATGCAGAAGTGTAGCCATCTTAGGTTTTGTCACCTGCATAGGATTTCTTAGACCCTGTTCAAGTTTTTCAGGTGAAGGGGCATCCAAAATCTTACCTTCTGTTTTTTCAAATTCACTAGCCACATCGGCTCTACTTTTAAAAGAATCCTGCTGAACTCCTTTTAAAACATACTCTTCCTTAACAGCCTTACGAGCTCCCTCTACATTGTACCCTGCTTTTTTCCCTCCAGACATTTTATATGCCTTATGCAAATCTTTAACACTTACACTCATTTTTTTCGCAGCATCTTCCGTTGATAATCCAGAACCTTCAAGAATTTGGGCTTCATCAGCTATTTCCTTCATGGCTTCTGGACTTGCTTTTACCAATAATTTCTGCCAATAAAGAGCTTGCTTATTAGTCTCATCTAACTGACTTAGGTATGTAGAAGCTTGTGTAAATAGCTGAAGTTTAGATTCGTTCTGTTTTATTTGAGTATCATTTGACGCTTTAATTTCACTAAGATAGCCAGCACTTTTTTTCGCCATTTTCGTTTTAAAATTCTCCCACTTTTCCTGTTTTGTCTTATCTACTGTTTCGTCTTTTATACCCTGCAACTCTTTAATCATCCCAGGGTCTGATGTCTTACTCATTATATCAGCTACATCATTTACTGATCCACCAGAGATCTCTTTTAACACATCCATGTTTTTCTTAATAGAACCCCATCTTTGTTCAAGAGTACTATAAAAAGCCTTTTCCTCTGGATTAGCAGTGGAAGTCATTCCTTGTTTTGCCTTACCATAAGCAACATCTACAGCTTTATAGGAGTCTTTGGAACTAAGAGCAGCTTCAATATCTTTATTTATGTTTTGAGAAACCATCGTACTTTTCTTATACATTTTCATCATCTCTAAAGATTTAAGCTGTGCTTCCTTCTGAGACTCCGCCGTGATATTACCATCACCATCTGTTTTTAGAATATTACTTAAAATAGGATTCTGAGTTTTCAAAAGTTTCAGCTGTTCTGCTGCATTTTTCTGTTCATCAGTCTGATAAGCCTCCCCCTTAGTAAGCCATTTGAATATATCGAAAACACCCTTATTTATCATTGTGAACATTTTATAATTATAGGCATACCACTTAAATGCGTCTGTTCCTATTTTCTGCATTTCCTCAAATGACAAAGTCTGATCTCTAATTTCCTTAAAAGTGTCATCTGACATAGCAGACATCTGATTTGCTGTAAATTGATCTTTATTCGTCCTTGCCAACGTCATCTTCTGGTTGAGCTTAGCCATCTTCTCTGAATCCAAAAATCCTTGTACAGTAGCCCCTTTTTGACCCCTCAAAAGTCCTGAAAGCTCTTTCCTGGAATTTTCACTGGACGACAATAACAATGCCCAATCTTGAGCCATTCCCTCATCCATCCCAAGCTGGGATTGCAACAGTTGAGCTAACTGTTGCGTTGCCAATATCTGATCATCCCCCGTTGTTTTACCTATCAAATCAAGACCAGCTATAATATCAGTGTTACCTGATTTAGAAAGTGCTATAGCGGAATCAAAAAACTTTCCAGAAGAATCCGCCATATTTTGAAGTCTGTCGGCCGTAACCGCGGTCTCTTCAACCAGCATACGAACTACTTTTTCTGATATACCCTGTTTTTCCGCAGCCTTAATAGCAACCCATATCTTATCTCCAGTTATCTGAGACATGTCCCTTACACCAGTCATAGCCGTTATAGCCTTCATCAATAATTCTGGAGCATCTTCCGCAAGAGCACCCATCTCAGTAGCCTGCTGAACAGAACCTTTGCCTATCATCCTTTCATATCTGATTGATTTCTGATTGTTTGCATACACCTCAGTCCGAAGTTTTTTCAATTCTTCAGTCTCAGCTGAAGAACGATCCTTCTTACCCTCCAAAAGCTCTATACGACCCTTTAAATTAACGTTTTTACCCTTGAATTTTTCGGCCAAATCCTGAAACATTTTGTTAGTAACATTCCCACTCTGGTTCGCAAAGTCTATAATTGCAGCCTGTGAAGACATTGCACCACTTTTGAATACCTGAAACATATCCTCGGTTGCCTTAGCAGCATCATCCGAACCGCCAATCATATCCTCACTGAATCGTGTCATGGTTTTACCAGCAGCCCCAATAGCCACATTATACAAGGATAGAGAAGCGGAAGCATTCTGTACCACACCCCAAAATCTGTCCGCGGAAAGCCCGGCCTTACGAGCATCAAAGGCTATCTGAGTGAAGGTCTCATCTATCTTATCCATTCCCAAACGGAAATTATTGATGAGTTCAGCAACCATACTTCCCACATAAGGCAGATCAAGACCCAAAGACCGACTGGCCTTAGCCGCCACATATACCGCATCTCTATAACTCAACATTCCCGTCTCAAGCTTACCTAAATTCGTTCCGGCCTGTACGATTGACTGTAAGAATCCTCGCACTTCATCAGCATTTAGACCTACTTCTAAATTCTTAGACACACTATAAATCTGATCATTAAACTTCTTGAACTGGGCAGCGACATCCTTAGTCATGATGTCCGGACCGCGAACAGAAGCAAATCCTTTATTCGCATTCTTGACAAACTTATCGGCTTCCATCCCTAGATTCCATATCGCCTTGGCAGCAGCAAAAATTCCACTTAGAATAGCAAGAGGCATTGCAAGTTTTGTAAGCCCACCCAACAGCTTACCTGCCCCCTTAGCAGCAGAACCTATTTTACCAAGAGCACCAGGAAGGCCTTTATATTTTTCTCCTATTTCACCTAGTGCCTCAGCATGATCTTTTGCAGCTGAGGCGCTCTTCAGTATCGAACCCGGAGAAGCCTTCCAGAATTTGAGCATGTCTCCGGCATAACCCATACCCTTACCAGTAGCTTCATACGCATCTGCCACATCATGAGTGGCATCACGGGTAGCGATGATATTTTTTTCAAGCTGTTGATATACAGCTCTCTGTTCCTTAAGTTTTTTACTTATTTCATCAAGAGCGCTACCCTCAAGATCCTTTTTATCTTCAATCTCCTTTTCCAGGGCCTCAATCCCTTTAGCAACTTCATTGATACTTTTCAAATAACCTTGAATAGCATCTTTAGAAAATCCCTTCTCTGTACTAAAAGCCATCTTCGTAACATCGCCAGTCAGTTCCCCTATCCCTCTCTGAAGTTTATTAATTTCTCCTTGAAAGAGATGACTCGCTTTTACAGCAGTACTAATAGCATGAGCCTGATTTTTAGCACCTTTTGTGCCTTTATCAAAAACAACATTCAGGTCTTTCACCATTCCGGAAATGCTCTTCGTGAGCTGATCAATACTCGTACGAATTGGATCAACTATATCCTGTAACTGCTTCTTAGCTACCTTAGAAGAAGCACCCGCTGATACTTTACGTTCTGCCATACAATCAATTCCTTGACGTTAAAACTTTAGCACCAACCTTGGTCAAGAACTTGTCCTTATCCTCCAGAGAGGCCACATCCTCAGACTGCACAGATACCAATGAAGAAGACCTCTTACGCAGAATCTCCCGCATCTCCTCAGGAGTAACAGCCCTCTGCGTTGAAGTAATGCCGGCAGGAGCATCCCCACGTGCCGCCAACATCCTCTCCTCAGCTTCCTTCGCCTTATTGTCCGCCTCATCCTTCAACTTCTTCAGATAATCCTCAATAAACAAATCATGCCTGTCCTTCACCCCATTCATCTGCCTGTTGAGCTCATCCAAAAGCTCCTCCACCGTATCCACAGGTGCCGCCCATCCCTCAGGAGACCATCTACCCTCAGTCTCCCTATACCCTATCTCCGCAAGCTGTTTACGCCTGTCTTCGGAAGACTGAAGATTAGCGTCATGCTGACTACGTATCTTCCGAGTACCCTTAGGATTTGATGCAGAAGCTATTAATAGAGCATTAGAAAATTCCCGATTATACTGCGCCTCATCATCAAGCATCCTGTTTATCTGTATCCAACTCTCCTGATGAGCATTTAATCCCATCTCCTTGGTACCAACAATACCCGTAAAAGCCTCGTCATTAGGCACCCCACCACACATAACCTTCCAACTACGTCGAGAATGATCCGTGTACGAAAATCCCTCCAAATACTTCAGAACATCAAAAGACCTACTACGAACAGCATTCATCTCCGTAAAAAATTTCTTGAATAACACATCAGGCATGATCATGAAAGACTCACACAACTCAGAAAGCAAACTACTACGTCCTATTAAAACATTATCCCCATCAAACAGAAAAAGACTGTGCACCAGAAAAAGTGTATTGAACCGAACGAGATAATCGGGCCTGTCCGGATGACCTGCATAGGCCTTCATCAAACTGAACTCGCGCTCATTCACAGTCTTGAAGACAAAGCTCTTCCCATTCAGGATCAACTCCGTAGTTAGAAAACCCCTGAAGATCAAATCCGACAATGCCCCGTAGGCTTCATCCCGGGTCATTTACGCTTCATCTCCGCCTGAGCCATCCGCCGGTCTGCCTCGTCGATTTCCCGCTCTACCTGGCGGGCCTGCTTATCAACTTCGGTCATGTCAGTATCTTCTGTTTCTTTAACCACTTTCATTCCGGAAGGTCCAGACTTTTCCTGTTCGGGTACCGTGGTAAGATTGAAATGCTCAAACTTCACACTGGTATTGACCTTATGTTCGAGCTCATTCTGCATATCACTGAAAGCCAAAAACAAAACGTCCTTCAGTACCGTAGGCCATCCTTCTATCTGTTCCAATAGGAATAGATATTTAGTCATAGTCTTGGGCTGCCCATCATCATCGGAATACTCAACCTCATTCGAAGATAGGTCTATGTCGTTTATCTTCCTAATAGAGATAGCTAAAGTATTCTTCTTCAGGGCATCCAAATACTCCGCGCCTTCCGCAGGCTTACAGGCTTCCATGATTTTAAGTTCATCCGCGGAAGTAGGGGATTCCATTTCAATATGAAGATTGAAGTCAGGGAAATCAACGGTCTTTTTCACCGTGAAATCTTTTTTGATCTGACCAAAAATGTCTCTGAGTTTGGAATTGATGTTCATCAAAACATCCTTTCAAAAATGTTATGCGAATCTACAAAAGGCAGGTCGAAACCAAAAGAGGTATGAACAAGGGGAAGAAGTGAGGGATATGATCTTATTTTATTCGGAAAAATATTATCTGTTATATGTATTTTATTCTATTCGGGATCCCTTGATACCTCAACTTAAGACTGTGTCTTCAGTCTGACCGACCTATTGGTCTGCGTGTCGAGTATCGAGTAAGGCTCAGCACCTGTGTAAGTCACGTTCGTGCTGGACAGGATATCGGAGACGTTGATCGTCACCGTTTCCTGAACCAAAGCCGTATCCGACGCGTACGAGACGGAATAGTCAGAAATCCAACATGCCTCGTAAATAGTCAAAAGAGCCTGTGCATTCGCGGCATTCTCACTGGTCCCTTCCTTATCATCCTGCTGGAAAGGAGTAGTTACCTTAGTCGCAAGATTTGCCGTATTTGAATAGGTCTCTTTGGCAAGCGCACTAAAAACAACTTCCTGCATGATATCAAACGGCCACCTATGATGCCTGAGTGACCGCACGATACCATCTACACCAGCCTTATATCCAAACACCTGATAAATGTTCGAAAGATACAAGGCACTCCTAGTAACGGAAATCGTCATCGGGTCCGTCACACCAGGCACCAGCTCAGCTATGTGATCTCCAAAACCGATCCCACGAATAGGTTCAATCGTACGTGCTTCAGAAGGATCAAAAGTCGCAATGACTCCAATTTGTGTTTTGGTCCCTTGAGCATTGTACGCGAAAACTCGGTTTTTGGAACTTATAACTGAGAGGGTATTCGGCGAGACACCCTTTCTGAAGATGTAGCTATCATAGTCTCGGGCCATTAGTCCCTCCTAGAGTTATATCGAAAACGCCGGGCTTACGAAGGCCCGGCGATGGCTACTTATCTGAACAATGAGTTCAGCTTGTCTTTCTCATCCGCAGTCATCTCAATGGCATCATACAGACTTCCCAGAGCCCTGGTGTCCTCTGCACTGAAAACAGCTTCCTCTGCAGTCTGCATAGGATTTGTGAGTTCAATGCCGTCAAAACTGAGAACCGGATTCTTCTCTTCCGGCTTTTCTTCCTCAGGATCCTTCTTCTCAGCAGTCAACATACTGGTGTCAACGACCTTGGATTCCTTAGGCTTATCGGCCGGCTTCTCTTCCTCAACAGGAACCTTTTTCTCTTCCTCAACAGGTGCCTGCTCTTCTGCGGCCAACTTGAGACCAAGCATTTTCATGATCTGATTCTTGAGAGTTCCCTCTTCAATAAAATCATTGAGGTACTTCTGAAGTCTCTTAGGATCACCCTTTACCGCCCCACCACCACCAGAAGGTGACGGCCTCAGCTGTGTCTTTGGACCCAACATAGGAGCTCCTATTTCCACAGCCTTTTTCTTGGCCTCTTCCTTAGCCTGCTCCTTAGATGTTTCCTCTGCCTCTTCCTGCAAAGACTCAGGCTCTGCGTGTGCCGCCGTAAACTCAATACCCTTCACGTCAGCAACAATTGCCCGAGCAACCGCATCAGAAGCTTCCTTGGTCCAGAAATCATTGACTTCCACCGAAGCTTCTATGGGTTTTTCTTCCTCAACAGGCTTTTTGGCCTCTTCCTCAGCAGGCTTCTCGGCCTCTTCCTCTACAGGAGGAGCCACATGGTCCCCAGCATCATCCGCCTTCTTCTCCTTCTTCCAGGCCTTCGCAGCATCACCAATACCCTTGCCGGGATTGGACTTCAGCCACTTCTTAACAAACTTCGTATAATCAGATGCCGCCGTCTTCTCGAGTTCTGAAAAGTCCTCAGGGGCATTCTCAGCCGTCCGAGCCGACAAC